GGGGGGGCGGGGCCGCGGCGCGGGGGGCGCCGGGGGGGCGCCGGGGGGCGGGGCAGGGGGCAGGGGGCGAGAAGAACCCGGGGGCAGGGCCCCGGCGGCGGCGGGAGGGGCGGGAGGCGGCGCCGGGGCGGCCGGGGCCGGCGGCGCAGGCGCGGCGGCGCGGAGGGCTTCCCCGGGCCGAAAAAAAAGGCGGCGGGCGGGGCGGGGAGAGCCCGAGGGGGCGCGGGGGGCGTCAGCGGCGGCGTCAGCGGCAGCTGGGATAACAATAATATTGATAATGGGGGTAATAATTATTAATAACAGAACAGTTGTTGTATCGGTCCCGGGCGGCAGTAGTATCGGGACCAGTCACCAGTCACCCAAACAGCGGGGCGGCCGGCACGGGAACCGGCCGGGCTTTTTTAGGGCCCGGGGGCGCGGGGGCCCGGCGGCGCGTTCGGAAGTCAGCGGCGCCGGCGGCCCGTTCCCACGTGGGGGTCCAGTCAGACCGAGAGCGCTCGGTAGTAGCACCTCTCAGTCAGTGGCCGGCTAATTCGGTAGCAGCCAATTCAGTAGCAGTCAGTCTAGTCAGTCCAGTCAAACCGGGAGGCCGGCGGGGGCGGCGGGGAAGGCCCGCGGGGGGCCTGCGCCTGCGCGGCGCGAGGAGAGGAGTAGAAAAAACCCGGGGGCGGGGCCGCCGGCGGCGCTCCCGCCCCGAGGGGGGCGGGGAGCTCCGGGCCTAGGCCGCGCTCGCAGCCCCGGGCTCGAGTAGCGGCGCGGGCCGGGCCGGGGCGCGCCGGGGCCGGCCGCCGGCGGCGTGGCCCCGAGCGGGGCGCGCCGGGGCCGGCCCGCGGGGAACGGGGGCAGAGGCGCCCGGGAGGGCTCCCGAGATGAAAAGGAGCGGGGCAGAAGGGGGCTCCGGGCGGCCCGGGAGGGACCAGAAAGTAAAAGAAAAAAAAAGAGAAATAAAAAGAAACCCCGGGGGGACCGGGGGGACCGGGCGGCCGATGGGGGGTGAAAAATAAGCTAGCAAGAAGGAGTGAAAGTAAGTAATAATAACTTAGGAAAAGGGGAGAGAGGAAAAAAAATACAGGGGGAGGAGACCCCGTCCCGCCCCGCCCCACGCCCCCCTGGCGGGGCACCCAGCTGACCTGCTCTCCCAATAGCAGGGCTGGAGCGGCAGCCGGCCCCTCTGTGTACAGTGTCAGTGTCTGACAGCTGTCAGCTGTCAGCTGTGAGCTGTCAGCGGCGAGCGCCCCGGGGCAGGGGCGGAGGGGAGAGGAGTTAAGGAGAAAAAATAGCAACCGAGGGGAGTAGAGACCCCGGCCCCGCGCCCTCTCCCACCCCAACCCCTTACCCCGCGCGCCGCCGGCTGACCTGCTCTCCCAATAGCAAGGCAGGAGAGTGAGACAGTGAGAGTGAGAGTAAAAGGGAGAGAGGGGGAGAGGGGGGCGGGGTGCGGAGGTAGAGACCTGCAGAAAAAAACCGGGGGGAGGGGACCCCGGGCTCCCAGCCCCCCGCTCTCGGGGCGGCCAGCTGACACCCGCCGCCCCAATGGCAGGCCAGGGGCAGGGAGGGCAGAGTGTTGTCTGGGGGGGTGGCCCGGCGTTGCCAGGGTGCTGGGGGCTGAGGGCGGGGGGACAGGATTGGAAAAACAGGTGGGCGGGGACCCCAGCCCCCTCCCCGAGCCCCCCACGTGGGCACCCAGCTGACCCGCTCCCCCAATGGCGGGGCAGGAGCCCCCGAGCAGCGGGGAGCCGGGCCTGCCTCCCAGTGTCAGAGGCAGAGTGTGTCTGAGGGGTGGCCCTGTGTACTCGGGGGGCTGGGGGCTGAGGGGGGAGGGGTAGGATTAAAAAAACCGGTGGGCGGGGACCGCAGCCCCCTCCCCGAGCCCCCCACGTGGGCACCCAGCTGACCCGCTCCCCCAATGGCGGGGCAGGAGCCCCCGAGCAGCGGGGAGCCGGGCCTGCCTCCCAGTGTCAGAGGCAGAGTGTGTCTGAGGGGTGGCCCTGTGTACTCGGGGGGCTGGGGGCTGAGGGGGGAGGGGTAGGATTAAAAAAACCGGTGGGCGGGGACCGCAGCCCCCTCCCCGAGCCCCCCACGTGGGCACCCAGCTGACCCGCTCCCCCAATGGCGGGGCAGGAGCCCCCGAGCAGCGGGGAGCCGGGCCTGCCTCCCAGTGTCAGAGGCAGAGTGTGTCTGAGGGGTGGCCCTGTGTACTCGGGGGGCTGGGGGCTGAGGGGGGAGGGGTAGGATTAAAAAAACCGGTGGGCGGGGACCCCAGCCCCTTCCCCGAGCCCCCCACGTGGGCACCCAGCTGACCCGCTCCCCCAATGGCGGGCAGGAGCCCCCGAGCAGCAGGGAGTCGGGCCCGCCTGCTCAGTGTCAGTGGCAGAGGGAGTCTGGGGGGTGGCCCCGCGTGTGTGGCCTCGGGGCCGGGGTCCGGGGGGCCGGGGACGGGGAAAAAGGGACCCGGCGGGCAGAGGGGAGGCCCGAGAAACTTTCTACCGGGGAGAGTCGGGGGCAGGGGTCCCGAGCCCCCCGGGCCCGGCCCGCCACGGCCGGCCGCGGCTCCAGGCCGCCCTGGTTTTGTGACTGTGAGAGTGAGGGCGAGCTGCTGGGCCGAGCGGGGTCGAGAAGGGGCCGGGGCCGGGCCGCGGGGGACCCGGGCGAGGGCCCCGCGGGCCCGGGGCGGCTTCCCGCGAGGCCCCGGGCCGGCTCCGGGCGCGGCGGCGCCGGGGGCCGCGGGGGTCTAGGAGCCAGCGGCCGGGGGCTCGGGCTAGGGTTAGGGTTAGGGTTAGGGTTAGGGTTAGGGTTAGGGCTAGGGTTAGGGCTAGGGTTAGGGTTAGGCCCGCGGGGCCGCGGAGCCCGGGGCCGGCGGGCGCGGCGGGAAGGGGGCCCGGCGGGGAGTGGAGGACGGGGGTCGGGCCGCGGGCCGCCCCTCGCGGGGGGCTGCAAAATGGAGAAAAAGCAAGACCCGGGTCCCGAGATCTCGGGACCTGTTGTTTTTTAAAAATGAAAGCCGGCCGGGTCCCGAGAACTCGGGACCTCTTTTTTTTAGCCAGGTCCCGAGAGCTCGGGACCTCTTTTAGCCAGGTCCCGAGCTCTCGGGACCCCCTTCTGGCAGGTCCCGGGAACTCGGGACCCCCCTTAGACAGGTCCCGAGAGCTCGGGACCCCCTCTGGCGGGTCCCGGGAACTCGGGACCCCCTTCTGGCAGGTCCCGGGAACTCGGGACCCCCCTTAGACAGGTCCCGAGAGCTCGGGACCCCCCTCAACAGGTCCCGAGAGCTCGGGACCTGGGGAAAAAAAATTCAGGGGAGGTCCCGAGACCTCGGGACCCGCCCCTGGGAGGTCCCGAGAGCCCGGGACCCCCTCTGACTGGTCCCGAGAGCTCGGGACCTGGGGAAAAAAATTCAGGGGAGGTCCCGAGACCTCGGGACCCGCCCCTGGGAGGTCCCGAGAGCCCGGGACCCGCCCCTGGGAGGTCCCGAGAGCCCGGGACCCGCCCCTGGGAGGTCCCGAGAGCCCGGGACCCCCCTCATGATTGGCCAGGAGCCCCCGGGGCCCGCCCCGCCGCCGCCATTTTCCCGCGCCGCCATTTCCCGCGCCCGCCCGCCATTTTCCCGCGCCCGCCCCGCCATTTTCCCGCGTCCCGCCCTCTCGGGACCCGCCCCCCCGCGCGCGCCATTGGCCCGCCGCGCCACGCGGCTCTGTTGTCCCCACGCGCCCCGGGGGGCGGGCCCGGCCCTTTAAACTTTAAAGCCCCGGCGCCGCGCGCCCCGCGCCACGCCCCCGCCGCGCCCGGCCCGGCCCCCGGGTTTTTTTCTTCTCTCCTCTCCGGCTCCCTGCTCTCCCTCGCGGCCCCCGCGGAGGGGCGCCGCCGCGCCGGCGCTCGCCTCTGCCCATGCTTCTGCTTAAGCTCATGCTTCTGCCTCTGCTTAAGCTCATGCTTCTGCTTAAGCTCATGCTTCTGCCTCTGCTTAAGCTTCTGCTTCTGCCCGCCTGCCCCTCGCCCTCACTCACTCACTCACTCACCCACTCACTCACTCGCCCACCCGCTCACACTCACACTGCCCCGGTCCTTTTTTTCTCCTCCACAGCCACCTCCACATCCACGGCCACTCACAGACACCCCCCCCTCTTCTGCACCCCCCCGGGGCCCCGCGCGACCCCCGGGGCCCGCTGGAGGGGCCCCGCGCCCGTCGCGGGCCGGCGGGGAAAACGTGAGAAAAAGTAAAACAACACTCTCCGCAGTAAAACTGAAACGGCGGGGGGCGAGGAAATTTGGGCAAAGTTGAAGTAAATAAGTGTCTTAAAAAGTCCCAAGTAGGCTGGGGCTGGGGGCCGGCGCTAGAAGCAACGGCAGGAAGGGCTTAGGGGGTTGGGCAGCGGCTGCCGCAGAGAAAAAAACTGGAGGGTGGAGCCCGGACGGCCTCTCACCTGGAGGCTGCGCGCAGGGCGGAGTGTCCGCCGCCGGAGCCGGGGGGAGGGTCAGCGGGCAGCGCCCAGCGTTTTAGACGCGAGAAAACGGGCAGTGCTGCCTTCCAACGCTTTTCTGGCTATACACTGGGGTATGGGGTAGCAGTGGGCGCCACCAGCCCACCGCCGCCGGGGATTTAATGACCCCTGCCGGCCGAAGCTAGCGGGAGCGGGCCTGGCGCGGCTCCTGGTCTGCCTCCGCGTGTTAGCGTCAGGGTGTACTTCTGGCTCTGTGATCGGGGTCTGTCGGTTCGAGACTCCTTGGGAAGGGTGCGGGGGGCTGCCTTGATGGGGGTGGTCTGGGGTTGAAGACCCCGGCCCCCCGGCACGGCGTCCTAGGCACCTGAAGCCTTTATAGCAATGCAGGAGCGGGCAGGTGGCAGAGGGATTTTCCCACCGTAAGGTGTTTGGGGAGGAAGGGGGGCGTGCTGCACACAGGGGGGCGGATCAAGGCTGGAAAGCGCTGAAACTGAGCGAGCAAACTGGGGGTGGAATTAGTACAGGAGGGGGTGTGACAAACCCGAAGGCACGCAAGCCTCGTTTCTAAGAGGAGGGGGGTTCACACTTTACTGACCGACCTTATAGCTGCGAAGGATACTGGGCAGCCCACGCAGGTTCAGCCCCACCCCTCTATTGCCTTTTTTTTTAAATTATTTTATATTTCTAGCAAGGTTGGTAAGGCTATTCATATGTTTTAATGTGCTGCCTGGTGTCTCATGAACATGCAATGTGCCATGTGAGGGCCTCCACTGTTTTTTGATAGCAGTCCATGTAGTTTTCAAAGTGTTAGAAGGCATGCAGCGACCATTCCCAATAAATGCCTCTATTTACCTCCACTTTTTAGTGAAAGCTGGTGGAATCCCAGGTGTAAAAATAGCTCTCAACAGTCCAGAAATGAGATGTCCACAAATAAAAGATGTACTGATTTTAGTGAGGTTTTGCCTCCCAGTGCTCAGGCACATCCTGCTATCAAAACAACACCTACACCAATGCAGGTTTTTAAACACAGCATACCCTGTGTCCAATTGAAGATAAGTTTCTCTTTCCAAATAGGGATTGTGTGAGGTTTATATCTCTTTAGATGTCGGGGCTTCTTACCGTAACTAACCTATGGGACCACTAGTTCTCATACAGTGTGAAGATGTATCCTTTTTGAAGAATCTAGTTGAATGTTCACCTACCCTAATAAAAAAATTGGATTGTGGTTTAATCATGCTACACTGTGGTTGTCTGTGCTCTATCCTTAAACGTCAGTGCCCCCCCACCTCCAAAGTAAGAGAGTCTATAAATTCCCCGGGGTATAGCTAAATCTTAGCTCTTCAGACTGCAGCCCTGAACAGCCTGCAGGAATGGCTCACAGGGGGGGAAGAGGAGGGCCAGGAGGGCCAGGAGAGTCGAGAGAGCCGGAAAACATAGAACTTCAGGATCTCGGGAATGCCGCCCCAACCAGGTCAAGGAGACCAAGGCGACTAAGGAGTCAGGACAACCGGGACCACCATGATTCAAGGGACGATGCAACCGGGAGCGGTGAAGGTAGGCCGGGGTGGCCCCAGGGAGAATCTCCTGGGCTAGTTGAACCTTCAGCTCTGGCAATACTGGCTATGGAAGGTGGAGACATTCGTCGCAACCCAGTTGAACATTGTAGACATAGAAGGCGAGGCTGGTGGTGTTTTGGCAACAGGACACCTAGTCCACCTCCCAGGAGGCGTCCACCACCTGCTCCCACTAGAGGTGCAAGTGTCCTTTATGAGGAAATAGAAGGGGATGAGGAGCCTCCATTAGGTCACCCTCCTCCTCTACCACCGCGGACCTCAATGACAAATTATACCCTGGTTGGTGCAGCTGGGAGTGGATCCTTACTGGTGCCAATGTCTGATGAAGACCCTCTGATTCAGCCATCGGCTCAACCCACCCAAGATCCAGCACCCCCTGAGACTCTCAGTGAACAAGCTCCCGGGCTGATGCAGACTGTACTTGTGTCTGTGGATGTGCATACCAATACTGAGGGGGATCCAGCTGCAAATGAAAGGTTAGGGGCCAGACCCAAAGTAAAAAAGAAGAAGAAGATCAAGAAAGGCACTCTCGGCACTGAGCAAATACCTGGCCCCGAACCTAGTGGGCAACCCCCCACACCCACATCATCTGAATCGAATGATCCCAGTACTAGGTCAGTATATTCAGACTATTCTCCATCACACACCCAATATGATGTTTTAAATTTCACCAAGATTGAAAACGGGGAAGAAGGAGCCACTGGTGGACCACCTGCCCCTGATGACGAGGGAACAATATATTCACCTCAACTGCCCATTGAGATGGTATTCCCAGTGGTACAACCTCCTCGACCTCCAGGTGCCCTTGATCCAGCCAGGTTACTGCAGTTGCCAATACAGGGCACACATCCTGCGGATGGTGGCCGGCACCCACATCAACCACTGCAGCGCCGTGTCACCTACCTGTCCATTACTCCTGAGGATGAACACCCGCCACCAATCCACCGACCACAACTACCATCTGGACAGGCCCCAGAGCCTCCTAGAGTGCCATTGACCATGAGTGTTGACCGTCTATGGGCCAGGATGCATCAGATGGAGACAAGACTCAATGATTTGGAGACGAGGGAGAGGGACAGGGACAGAGCCCATGAAGAGGAAATACGGCGTTTGAGACGGTCCAATAGATGCAAATCCTGCGCGATCTGGGTGCTTGTGGCCATCGCTGTCCTCTTCATGATTGCAACTGCCGTCTTAACGTGAGTATTGCCATTTTATTATATGCATTTTGATTTTACCAACCAGATTTAGTGAATGCTGTGAGCTTAGTATCTGCTATCAGTAAACTGTCTGGAAATATGAGTTGTAGATGGTATTATGAATAGTTGTTTACTATTATTCAATTTGCTTTCAGGGTTATCCTCGCTACTGGGAACAACAATAGCAATAATTCAACAGGCACTTAATGCGACCAAATAAAGAAGTCTCTTGATGCTGCTGAAGTCATGCAACAATTCTTGTGCTTTGCACTGTCATGTTGGCATTAATGGAATAGCATTAAACCACTAATCCTGTCGACTGGAAACCTGAAACCTTTAACTGCTAGTTGCTAGATACAGTTATCTGAGTGACGTAACCCCAAACTTGTAAATATTTTGCTAATAAAAGCTTCATAATACAAATGATTGTAGTCTGTCTTTATTCATAGATAAGTAGTGTTGATAACTTTCTCCCGGAAATTCATGCCTAAGTTCTTAGTAAGTCAACCTAACCCGAAGTTACTCATCCCATGCTTTGATCTGACCCTTGGTCCAGTAAATCCAATTATGTCTGATAAAGGCGAATACTTTCATTTTTACTTATTTCGATACTTACAAAAATGTTGAGGGTAAGTACATGGTATAAAGCAGTATAAGAACCCTGATAAACTCCAGATATTGTGGAAGAGGACATAGGAACACTCAGCATGGGTGTTCGTAGGTTGCTCGTTGTGGGAAGCCTCGGCCTTATACTGACCCTGTGTCTCCAACCTCAGCAAGGAACAAGTCTACATCGTACTGTGAAGGAAACTATTTTATCATTAAAGTTTATCCTCAATTTAACCAACTGTTTTGTAAGTATATGTATACAACTTATTCTATAATACATTAAAATTTATATCTTGAATCACTGCTTAAGTGTAGTAACCAATATGTTTTTTTTGTAGAATGTAACCTACAATGATCACTCTGGTTGCTCAAATGCTACACTAGGTGACAAAGTAGGTATATAGTCTCTATTTTATATTATATGTAATTTACTGTATGCGATAGATTGTATGTAGTGTTTATAGCAAAACTTATATGTATCTAATGTTTTTCAGACACCTGGATTGCCTTGCATTCAGTGTTTCAACATTTCCCTAACAAACAACAACTCCACTGAGTGTAATCTGAAAGGTCCACATCTATTGGAGGTTGTCACTGGACCTCATCGAAACACACGCCACAAGTCACTTGAAAAAAGTGACTTAGCTGCTAATGTTACTTGTAAAGAGTTTGGAAATGAAACTACTCCTGATATTTTGGGTTACTGGTTAACTGTAATGCAGCGGGTAAGAGTTTTTTTATTATTATTTCAACCATTCACTTGGGAAATGAAGTTATTGGTGTGTTTAGCACTGTTGTTGAAAGCTCCATCCCCATTATGATTAACATATGCTGGAAAAACTTACATTATGATCAATACGTGTTTAACAAAATGTTTTAATATATTGCAGACTTACCACAACATACATGCAAAAAAAGCCGGAAAGCCTCTCCAATAAATACCTTCGAACAGGCGTCTTAAATCCAGATACTTGACTACTGTACAAGCCCGAAGATACATGAAATTGTCATCAAGTTTAAAAACCAGAAAACCTCTTATTTATGTGGCCAGTTTTTCATTAATAAAAAGTCGAGACACTTAATAGAGTTTGATGCATGTGTCTTTATTAGATTAGATTTAGTAAGTAGTTAATAAAATGTGGTTTGGAGGAAAGTCAAACTTTAAGGTTTTCACTATTAAGCTCACTTCCTTAAAGCTACTTTGTGGTTTGTCGGCACCCGCAAGGTTTAAATGTCTCGTTTTCGAAATGACACCTTACTAGCCCCACGCGCGTCTGCATAACAGAAGCATAGCTACCAGGGACGCCACTGTGGTGAAAAAAATAACCACTTCCCTCATTTTTAGTGGAAAAGGCTCCTTGAGTTTCCGCTGCGAGAGAGTCCAGGGAACTATATGTGCCTCTATGATGCTTTCAATCTTCTTGTAATGGTCCCGAAAAAAAACCTTCTGGGTGGAGCTTATTTGCAGGTAAAACAAATAGGCAAAAAACATCACAACCCGACCCCAGTTGGGCCGTGGGGTGAATAGCGACTTGGCTATCCGTTCCAGTGACTCGGGAGAGGGGTGTCCGACCCCATCCACTATCACCTCGAAGGTGGAGCTGCAGTCCACGGCTTTTGTCCTGGCGGCTCTCATGATGCCTTTAGCATAGCTACAGGGAATGCCGCTCTTTATAAGGAGCATGTGTATCTCTCTAGTGAAGTTAAAGTAAAGCAGGTCCCCGTCATTGAATGCCTTCCTGGGGGGCATGCTTACTGGGGGGAAATATACTGCCCCAGCCTTCCACAGACAAGCCCCTTTCTTCAAGGTTTGGGGGGTGAAGAAAGTCCAGTGGCTCCCAGTGGTTACTTTCCTTGATAGTATGCCAGCTTCCACCATGTGCCCGCCTCCAGCAGTCCCTCGGGGGTAACTAAGCTAGCTGGGGGTCTACCCTTTTATAACCCACCAAGTCTAAAGTACTTATGAAGCAACTGCTTCATGAATACCAGCTAAAGGATTGCTTTGCACCACTCCCCTCCTATAACCACAGGCATTTTTGGCAGCTCCTAAACTTGTAACATGAGATAAGCTGCCTGGATCACAAGAGCTCGGGTGACAGTTAATCAACATTGCCCCACTCCACTGGAATGCGGTGGCACCAGTTAGGGTGGACGGCTTTTTACTTGCCGGAGGGCCTGTTGGCCTCCAAGGGCCATAGATGTAGCTGCCGTGGAGTATTAAATTTATCAGAGCGGGCCAGTTTCCCATGCGACTGCCAAGATGTCCCTCTACTTGCTGCCCAACATCCGAAGGGTGTTCAAACAATCCATCACCAAGGCATGGTTCTCAAACACAGACTACAGCATCGAGGAGGAGCAGGTGCTAGCAAAGTATTTGGACAATCCCGGGGAAGTGTCCATCATATCCGGGACTGTCACCAGTGAAAGCATCCTCATTGTCACTGTGGACACCAACGAGGATGCGGCCACCTCGGGAATGTCGTACGATGAGGTTTTCACCACAATTCAGAGTTTACTCTATCCTCTGATCAAATCCACTGACCCCACGCCAGTGAGCAAGAACCCCATGAGACGCCGCATGATGAAAATACTGTACGGGCCTGACCTCAAGCGAATTCCTACCACCTTTTCACAGGAAATGGTGGCCTTGCTGGGCACGCTTAATCTCAGGCAGGTGCTTCGAGTAGACCTGGGCCGCTGCTTCTCCTTCATCAGTCTCTACGAGCCCTCAGATCTCACCTCAGAGCTCATTATTGGGGACTTAAAGCACCCTTATACCGAAATCATCTACCCAGAGGACCTCACCAGCATTCCCGTCAATCCTGAGGTCATTCACTATGCCTCTGACATTATTCAACTAACTGGCAACGATGATCGCATATGCAAGTATGTGATGAAAAAAGCCGGGGCCCAGGTGCCCTTGGCCCAGCAGGTAGCTCACCTCCCAAACATCTCTATTCCTTCTACCTCAGTCGCCACCTCCCTGAGTTTTAAAATACGAGCGGCCCTGAACCTCACCAAAGAAATGAGCTCTTTTCACTACGCTATCCTCCAGTGCTCCAGCAACCTGGGCTATATCAGCCAGCAACTGGACACCCTTCGCATGCAGAGATCCATTTTTGTCGAAAATTCGGGCCTAGGTGGCTGTCTGGGGGCCTACGTGACGAGCGAGCAGTTTAACAATAAGCTCTCCTTTGAAGAAATGCGGGAGCTGCACAGCTCGCTCATGGTACAGAGCGGCTCGGCTGCCAGAGCCGGTGTACCACTCGTCTGCGGGTTCAGCAGATTCCTTTTTTCCACCGACGAGTCCCAGCTCAAACTGTTTAAGCCCATGCTGTATGAGTGCTACCTGGCCTCAGCAATAGGCACCAACCTCACCAGCGCCGCTTACGGCCCTGGCAACGTACTGGTCGCCCTGGGCAGCTATTCACCAGCCGTGGCCGATGACACCGCGCCCTACTATTACAGGGACAGTGTCTTGGACTACAATAAAGTCACACAGACCCTGAACGCCTTCTACAGCTCCATAGCGAGCCCCTGTGTTTCTAGCAGTTTGCGTGACCTAGGCAGGAGAACAGTCAGAGAGCACCTATTTGCTCTACTGAGAAATGGAGGCGTTAACCTTTATGTTTCCGGACTGCCAGAGGTTCTTGTTTATCAACTCAAACACATCTCTGAGGAGGAGTGGGGGCAGAGCTTAGAGCAGCTCCTAGACGTGTATTTTTTTGACACGTACTCCAATCTCCTATTTCTGACTTTAACTAATGAGAAAATTTACAACAACCTAGGCCAGCAGTTTAGACCCCTTGACATTTTGCAGCAGGTAGCGAGGCTCTACGGGTGCACGGTCCACATTTTGGGAGAGACCGTGCCAGATACCGGCATCCATGTCTGGAATGACCTCGCCACTCCCTTCGACTACACTGCTAAACACCACAAGGGAGTTAAAAAGTATTCCATTCACCAATATTCCGAGGAGCCCCGCCCTCTCACCAGCAGGCAGGACACTGACCCAGACCTAGAGTGTACTGTCATAGCTCCTAGCTTTAACTGGGCTGAGGGCTTTGTCCTGAATGAGTGTGTGCAAAATATCCTCCTGAACCCCACCGTCGGCTCAAAATCCTACATAGTTCACCACATGGACCGATGTGGCAACGGCCTGGTGGTTCAGCAGCCGGGAGTGGGCCCTTTTGACTTACCCCTGGCCGATTATGGCCTAGTGCTTCACTCCCTGGTTAAACCTTCATCCAAGCCAGACGAGGGCTCGGACAGCATTTCTAGATGGTCCTCCATGTCCATATCCGAGCTGCTAAAAGTAAATGACCCTTCGGTTCACGAAAACATGCCTGCCACTTGCCTGGCCCTCGGCGAACAGGCACTGCGAATCGCCTCGGCGCCTGTAGAAGGGGCCATCTGGGCCATCGCTGAGCTTTTAACTAACCTGATGCTGGGCCCCAGAATTTCCCTGGAGAACTTAATCATCACTGCGTCGGCGACATGGGACCCCACTGGCAACCCAGAAGAGCTGAAACAAACTCTATTGGCCTGCAAGGCCTACGCACAGGAACTAAATGCGAACTTTGTGGTGTCCTCGGCTTCCTCCTCAGCACCACCCGATTCTCGGTATTTAGACTCACACCCAGAAGGCAAGCCCCTCAAGTTTTTTAAGAACATAGTGTTTTCTGGGGCATGTAAAGTGACCTCCCTGCATAGGACCGTTCCTGTGCTTCAAAAACCTGGCAATGCTCTAGTCCACCTGTCGATCAACCCAGCCTGGGGGCTGACCGGCTCCGTCTTTGAAAGCCTATATGGCCTAAAACTGGGAACTGTAGAAAAAATCCCCGCCCCAAAACTAGCTGCCCTATTCTCCATAGTTCAGGAATACATCGAGGCTGACCGGGTAGTATCAGGGCACGATATCAGCGACGGGGGCTTCGTAGCCAGCCTGCTGGAGCTGTGTTTCTCCACCGAATACACTGTGAGGATAACTCTGCCTCCCGAATACCAGCCCGTGGCCTACTTATTCTCGGAAGCGCCCGGAGCCGTTTTAGAATTAGACATTCACCACCTACCCAGTTTACTAGCTAGATGTCAAAAAGCAGGCATTTATTGTAAGGAGATAGGGTACATCAGCACCAGCGAGAAAGGGGCGCTCAGCCTGTCTCACCGAGGCAAGGTGATATTCGAGCAGCAGATAGCGAGTCTCAGGAGCACCTGGTCCCACCATTCAGACACCCTTTTTGCTAAGTTCTCAAATGACCTGGAGGAGGACTCCATGTATAAGCATGATTACGGGGCGAACGAGGTGGACTTCGGGGACCTGCGACAGCAGCTGCTGGACAACTACGTGGCCTTCTACCACAGTCCTGACATTAGGAGCAAAGTGGCTGTGTTAACCTGGCCTGGCATGGTGAAAGAGGAGAGTCTCACTTGGGCTTTTACTAACTCTCAGTTTGATGTATACACTGTATGTGTCCAGGAGATAAATGACCCCAAGTTTCTTGATGAATTCAGGGGGCTAGCTATAGGCAGTGGATCTGGGTGCATGGATCCTCAGCTGGCAGCCGGGGCGGCCGTAAAAGCTCTACTGGAAGCCCCCGGGTATAATGTAGTTCTGTCAGCTCTACTTCGATTTTTTAAGCGCCCAAACACCTTTTCTCTGGGTTGTGGGGAGTTTGGCTTTATAGTAGCTAGCCAGTTCATACATAACCTGAACTCGGCTGCCCCGGGGCCCTCTACGTCCCACAGTAAGCTTCAGCTTACTCCCTTTACTCTGGAAAAAAACAAGTCTGGGGTATATGAATCCAGATGGCTCTCGGTTAGGGTATCCGAAAGCAGCCCCAGTATCATGCTGACCCCTTGCAGAGGAATGGTCCTGCCTTGCTGGGTCCAGGGCAAATACCTGGGACTCTCTTACAGTGCGGACGGCGTGGAGCACAGTTTATTTCAGACAAACACGGTAGCCTGCTCCTACCACGGTCAGTCCAAGACCCCCGAAGCCTTCGCTCGCCACTACCCCAGAAACCCCTCAGGCAACAGCAGCGTAGCGGGCCTGTGCTCTAATGACGGGCGGCACCTAGCTTTGCTGTTTGACCCTAGCCTTGCCTTCTTCCCCTTTCAGTGGCAGCACCTCCCTCCAGAGTATAAACAACTTAAGACCTCCCCCTGGAGCCTGCTGTTTTATCAGATGCATAACTGGTGCTTATCTTAAAACAAAAGTAAACATCCTTATCACATACCCAGAATGTCTGTCTGTAATCCTGCCCCAGCTGTAAACCTGAAACCTGATTGAATAAAGAATGTTTTTTTAAAAAAAACTATCAGGCTGCTCATTGACCACTCATAACACCCCTTCCTCTGCAGTTAGTTTCCGCCGAAACTAATTTAAAAAAAACCGGTTTCCCGCGTCTAGCTGACAAGCGAGTGGTGCCGACATCTCGGCACCGGCGCCATTACGTCCCGACATCCCGGGACCTGAGCCTGCAGCCGTCTGAGCCTTTTCTAAAAATTATGCCTTCCTGCACGCTTTAAAAGAAATTTAAAGAGGAGAATCTCGCTTCCTGATACGTGAATGTTTTCTGTAGTGCAGTAGAGCAAGTAAGTGGGTGTTTTTTTACATTTGTAATATTTTAAAGTGAAAGTGAATTGCCCTAGAGCAGTAATTGACTTTTCCTTATGCTGAGCATGGGGTTAGTTGAAGGAAATTAACATTAATGAAGCATATGTATTAGAAAATATTAGCTCAGTGTAAATTTCTGTTAACAGGCAGTAAAGCTACAAAATGGTGCTTTTACGAAGTGGCACTAGTACTGACGGCGATGAAGATGGCAGGGGAAGAAGACCTGGGCCCAAGAAAAGACCAGTAACTGAAGGCAAAGGAGAAGGTCCAGGAGGAGAAGAAGAAGGACCTGGAGGAGAAGGAGAAGGACCTGGAGGAGAAGTAGAAGGTCCTGGAGGAGAAGGAGAAGGACCTGGAGGAGAAGTAGAAGGTCCTGGAGGAGAAGGAGAAGGACCTGGAGGAGAAGTAGAAGGTCCTGGAGGAGAAGTAGAAGGTCCTGGAGGAGAAGGAGAAGGACCTGGAGAAGAAGTAGAAGGTCCTGGAGGCGAAGGAGAAGGACCTGAAGGAGAAGGAGAAGGACCTGGAGGAGAAGGAGAAGGACCTGGAGGGGAAGGAGAAGGACCTGGAGGAGAAGTAGAAGGTCCTGGAGGAGAAGGAGAAGGACCTGGAGGAGAAGTAGAAGGTCCTGGAGGAGAAGGAGAAGGACCTGAAGGAGAAGGAGAAGGACCTGGAGGAGAAGGAGAAGGTCCTGGAGGAGAAGAAGAAGGACCTGGAGGAGAAGAAGAAGGACCTGGAGGAGAAGAAGAAGGACCTGGAGGAGAAGGAGAAGGTCCTGGAGGAGAAGGAGAAGGACCTGTAGGAGAAGGAGAAGGACCTGGAGGAGAAGGAGAAGGTCCTGGAGGAGAAGAAGAAGGACCTGGAGGAGAAGAAGAAGGACCTGGAGGAGAAGGAGAAGGACCTGAAGGAGAAGGAGAAGGTCCTGGAGGAGAAGGAGAAGGACCTGGAGGCGGAGGTCCTGGAGGAGAGGAAGAAGAAGAGGAAGAAGAAGGAGAAGAAGAGGAAGAAGAGGAAGAAGAAGAGGAAGAAGAAGAGGAAGAAGAAGAGGAAGAAGAAGAGGAAGAAGAAGAGGAAGAAGAAGAGGAAGAAGAAGAGGAAGAAGAGGAGGAAGAGGAAGAAGAGGAAGAAGAAGAGGAAGGAGAAGGAGAAGGACCTGGAGGAGAAGGAGAAGGTCCTGGGGGAGAAGGAGAAGGTCCTGGGGGAGAAGGAGAAGGTCCTGGGGGAGAAGGAGAAGAGGGAGAGGAGCCAGAAGACCCTATGGAAGGCCCTTCTAGCGGGCCTCCAGTAAGAGGCCGGCGCAAGCGGCCACCGAAACATCAACCAGAGACTGACAGGGCAAAACGTAAAAAGCTAGCACCTATTTGGAACCCTACATTAAAGGAAGCCACGTACTCTTTACACTTAAACTGTACTTCAAAGGATCCAGTTGTTAGAGTATCTAGATCTGTTCGAGCGCTCAATCCTAACGCTCCACACAGTAATATTTTCTTTACAGGTGGTATGTACACTTTTGTAATTTATGGCAACGATAAGGAAGCTGTAGAAAGTTTGTTCCAATTCTTGTTGCAGGATGCAATGAATAATCCTCAGGCAGGAGCGGTTAACATTAGTACAGGTCCACTTACTCCATCTTTACCTTTTAACCAACAATAGGATACAAGCTAAGTACTGCTGTTGTAAAAATGAGGTAATAGATACTGTGTGCTTCTGTAATACTTTTATTTTTTATTAAATATTTATATTTATAAATTATTTGGTGTGCTTCTTAGAAACAATAGACGGCGCCTGACTAGGAGGCCTTAGACATTGGAGGAGTTGGCTGAGTAAACTGGGACTCCGAGGAGGTTCCCTGAGGGAGGATAGCTCTGAGGGAGGCTTTGCTTTTGGGGGAGGCCCCGTCCCCTGGGAAACTTTCGATGCTACCTGGGGCCCCAGTCCCAGGCTAGGCTTTGGCCTGTAAGTAAGCCCCGGTGTTGGGGGGCGGTTTACATGTACAGAAACAGCTACTTTTGTGAGGCACTTTTCTTCCTGGGAGGGCCCCGGCGTGAGCTCAAGAATAGCTTGACTGCGGGGCTCTAGCTCACGGGGAGTTAGGACGAGTGGATCTGGCCTAGAAGCGGGAGGAGCTGGGCTGCAGGGCTCAGGCTTGGGGGTAAAAGAAGCCTGGCCGAGAGGCTCCGGCCGAGGATTACCGAGGGCCTGGCCAGAAAGCTCTTGCTTGGGGTGAGAGGGTGCCTGGCTGAGAGGCCTCGGCCGAGGGTTAACGGGGGCTTGGTAGAGAGGCTCTGGCTGGGGGTTAACTAGAGCCTGGCTACTAGTGGGTTTTGAACAGCAAGAGGAATGAGGAACGGGCCCCAAGTCAGTAAAAAAACTGTGGAAGGGCCCTGATTCCTGGGTGGACTGGCCGGGAGGCTTTGGACTCCAGGGAAGCTGGTCGGCGGATTCCAGGGCTAGGGAACCTCGGCTGAGGGGCTCTGGTTCTTCGAAGGCCCGGCCGGGGAGCTTTGGGTTACAGGGGGCCTTGCCGAGAGGCTCTGACCTTCGAGGTGCTCGGTCGTAGAGCTCTGGGCTCAGGGGGAGCTGGCCTAGGGGCACTGGTTCCAAGGGGGGCTGCTCTAGAGGCTTTGGGCTCCAGGGGAGCTGGCCTAGGGGCTCTGGTTCCCAGCAAGACTGTCCGGGTAGCCTAGGGCTTCGGGGTAGCTGGCCCGGGTGCTCTGGTTCCCGGGGAGGCTGTCCCGGAGGCCTTTGGCTCCAGGGGAGCTGGCCGAGGGGTTCTGGTTCCAGGGGAGGCTGTCCGGGTAGCCTGGGGCTTTGGGGTAGCTGGCTAGGGGGCTCGGGTTCCCGGGGCACCTGTCTGGGAGGATGGGAGCTCTGGGAGAGCTTGCCGAGGGGCTCCGGTTCCCGAGGAAGCCGGGACATCATGCCATGGCAAAAATTTGTAATCCACAAGTGCGAGCGACGCGATCGCGGAGGCAGCAGCACCACAACTGACCCTCATCTCGAGAGCCTCACACCTTATATACACAGAAAACTCAGCAATCAGCAGCCAAAACCCGACCCTACCAGCCACATGTTACTAAGCCGCCCGTACTTACCCGCTTACCTCATCGGTCCTTATTATATATATATTTTTATAAACTGACTAGTTATACTGACCTTCTATTAGTGTACCAGGTGAGATTAATTAATATATATATAATAGTTTAACTGAATTAGTTAAGCTGCCCTGCAAAACTGGTCACCTAACTAGCAATAGTATATAGTATATAAGGAGGGTAGAAGGCGTGGCTACACACTCGCGATTCTATTGGCCAGCCGTGGCACATGGCCTCATTGAACCAATCAGAGTATGTAAACTTTGAAATTGGCCAATCAGCGAGGGGGTGGATACGTTTATGTTTTTTCGGCGCTCCGATTGGGCGCCTGCTAAACTTTTCCCCCAATGAGCGTGGTGTCCGTTGATTGGCAGTTAGGCCCGCCAATGGGCTGCTTGCGTGGTTAGCAGCGGCTGTCACAGAACCGGTCCGGGCAGCTTTGCGTTCGCGCTGCTAGCAGATTTCCCTGCTTGTGACCCTGTAATCTCTGCTCCAATTGTAAATTTTTTCTATAAATTTACAGTAGGCGCGTAGGTTAAAGGGTTAAAAGTGTAAAGAGCCGCTGTCACCGTCTGAGGACAACGGGTGAGGTAAGTAGCATATGTAGACAATAAAAGGGGTTCATGTAAGGGCATGAGGTCAAGGGTTCAGGGCTTGCAGACGTAATGTGCTGGGATTTAAGGGGGTCTTGTTAGGTGAGGGGGTGGACTCACATTAGCTAATAGCATACATTTTAGAAAAGGCTGGTTTGCTGCTTCTAAAATGGAGTTTGGCTGATGGGCTTGCATAGGGGACAGCCAGATTGAGGGCGGGGCAGGAAGTCAGTATCCAAAAAAAAAGTCCAGCGTCAGCAAATTCTGGTTGCATAAGTCAGCAGCAAGGATATATCCAGTGGCCATTTTAGATTCTATGTTAGTTTATCGCAAAGGCATGCACTGGCACTCCTAGTCAGTGTGCCCTGCATGCCGTCTAGGCATTCCTAGAAAGCTAACCAAGCTTGAAATTTGAGAACCGTGGGAAAATAAGGGAAGAAGCGGGAATCGGGGGGTTTTATATTTCTTCAGGCTTCCTAGCATGCTGAGAGCTGTACTCTAACAAGACCTGATGAGGTAAGTGGAATTTGTTGCTACTAAAAGGGAGCTTATGGGGGCTGCTACTGGGTCAGGGGGTCAACTAAATGAGTGGGGTCATCATCTGAAGAGTAAGGGGATGCTGTTAGGTAATGGGGGCACTGTCTAGGTAGGTAATGCATAGTCAGTAAGGGTGGACATTTTAGAAAAGCTTGTCCTCTTGGCATTCAAAATGGAGTTTCAGCTCTTCTAATTGCATAAGAGGGAACCAGATCAGGGCGGTTCTGGAGGCCATTTTCCAAAAACTCCCGCCCTGGCAGACTGAAGTTACATAAGTCACTCATTATTGCATAATAAGAAGCCATTTTATATTTCTAATAAATTCCTTATAAGGGCATAAAGTTTCAGGTTTGGTCAGAGTGATAGTCTGGCTACTCAGGCATTCATAGAAAGAGCCTAGGGGGGTTGAAATTTGAGAACCGTGGGAAATTATGGGGGGTTGTGAGAGTTCACAGTAATATCAATCTCAGTATGACACAGTCAACTTTGCATATTTAAACAATCAGGGCACTCCAGAAATCCCTCAGAGGCCGAGCGTCACGTGTATTTAAGGCAGCTGTGCCTCAATAAATTTGCCTGGACACTCACTTTGAAATAGATTCTATTTTGAGGAAGTAGCAAGACTTTTTTGAATAGTTTCTACCTGCACCCAGAGGATATTTTGGGCTAGTGGGGGGCTGCATAAGGGTGCACACAACTAGCAGCTTGTTACTCTGGATAGAAGATCAACTTGGGTTGAGCGAGGCTGTGAAGGCATTGCATTTTAAAATATTTCTATTAAAATAACATTTGTGAAAATTATACTTATTGACTGGCATTGTTGTCACTGCTATGGACTTGCCACCTGGTACCCCATAGAAAGCACAGATTAGTGGCTCTGTGGCACACAGGTATTGTACATCACTTCCCCTGGGTTTTCCTGGCTTGCTTTTTTTATTTCAAAAAAAAACCCTGACAGATAAAGTATATTAAATGTCTAGATTCATTATTAACCTAATGGATTAAATAAACTAATTGTGGACACTCATATTAATTAAAACATTTATTTACAAAAAATATAACATCTCCTTTTATAAAATCATATGTTCCTATTAAAGCTTTAATGTAAGACCCCTTAGCCCCGCTTTCTTCCTGTACTTTTGTATTGCTAGGTATAGCACGGGTTAGCTGCCAATTGTGCAGTAGTTAATTAAGGTTGCAGATTGCCATCTGGGAGGTTAATGAATTAGGAGGCGACCGTAGCTCTACTCAGTGCACTGGACTGGGAATGTGTCACCACACTCATCTTCATCCTCATCCTCATCCTCATCTCTCTTCTTATCTTTTTTCTTTGACTCCTGCAAATTGGCATACCAATCAGATATATTAACTATACCTATACAAGCTAAGAGCCACTAGTAGACATATAGGCACACATCAAACAGATCCTTACCTGTGAGCCACTGCTATTCATGTAGAACCACCATGCTATAGCAAAGGCAATGAAAATTAGTGCTGCTCTGTCTGCAGGCCCTCCAGGAATGGCTGTAAGAGAAAGTTGGAATCATGACACAATTAAGGTGAAAAGTAGATTTCCACCAGCTATAGTAGAGTAAAATATCCCAATCAGGACTTACCCAGTATCCACACTAGTACAAACGCAAAGATAATTATGAGCAGGTTCCTAGGTGTCAGGTTTCTAGGATCAAAAGCCATTATTAGAGTATATGGTAGTCTTCGGGAGAAGCAGAAAAGGGTTGTTGAGAGGACTCCCTTCTGTGTGCTTACTGAGCTGCTGAGCCAGTTACTGAGTGGTCGTGTTTCTAAAATTCAAATTAACTGGGGAGAAACATACTCAAGTTTCAACTTACTGCTCGTGGTCCATTATTAACGTTAGAGAAGGCTGCTGAGGAGAAATTCCACACCCACACAATCTTAGTAATGTAATTGTGACAGTAAATTAAAATTATAGGTAAATGTTGATCGGGAGCAAACGTGTCAAGTTGGCATTTTAAGTGAACTTGCGCCTGACTGAGAGTTGCACAGTAAGAAATGGATAGCAGTATGAGTAGTAGTTGAGTGTTTGTTTCCACAATTGTCACAGAAGGAAGGTTTTGTGGGTAGCCCTGTCTGGGAAAACTGGGGTTGCCTGTGTGTGAGGTCTTGCAATTGAAAGTAAACTTGTTTTATTCTTTATATTTTAAAAGCTCCAGGTTTTAAGAGGGTAGGAATCTTATACTGTAAAAGACTGAAAAAAATGCAACTCAAAAAGTGGAAGTTGAGGGGTGAATCAAGCATCGGAAATGGATGACAACCCTTCCTCTTGTAAGTAAGTACTTACTACCTGTTGCTACTGTAAGTAAAAAAAAAGCTATCGGTTTGGGTCACATAGCCCTTTAAAGTGAAACTCCCCTCTGACAATTTCCAACGTCACGCGAGGAAAGGCACATTGTGAGGTTAGCACCTGTGGTTTGGCACAAATTCAGGGGGCTTAGTTTTCTAAGTATTAATTCATGTCATTTCTGGCTGTAACCGGGCTGGGGTGGGGGTAGAATGTGAGAAAAATGAAACTGAGACGAGTAAAGAAATAATTTTATACAGAATTTTTATTTTAGCTTAAAAAACTGGAGATTAGAGCTGACCCATTAAGGTATTCCTGCTTGAGCTCATCAGAAAAGTCCAGTTGGGCCACCAGGTCACAGATTTTACTGACACTCACATTCAGGCTTGACTCCTCCAGAGATTTAGGCTTCACCGTGAGAATGTAGTGGCCTGAGAAGCAGTCGAGTGACAAGTTGTGGTTTTCAATGTTGTCCACAAGGATCCTCAACAGGGTTTCACTGATATGTAGGGTCTGAGTACTGAAAATGATATACATGGTGAGTAGGTGGCCCTCAGCTGAGAAAATGGGAAACAGCTGTTGATGAAATCTCTTCAAGACAGTGTAGCAATACAGCAGGGAGGGCTGGCCCAAGCTCTGTTTCACTACATTCATAGAGTGGCCAAGTAGGGACAGGTAGAAGGCCTTGTGCTGCACCACCTTCTCCACATTGTTCAAAAAGCAGAGGGTGACCGAGAACAGCTCCTCGTTGTCTGTGGACTTCTGGGTCTGAGTGAAGCTTGTGTTGTTTTCAGGTCGGCACTCGTGGCAGTGAAACCCCAGGACTGAGGAGTGGCCGTACGGAGACAGGATCAGGCATCGGCCAGGAGCAACCTCTGAAAGTGTGACGGGTAAAAAAATAGTTTTTGAGGTGCAGATGGGGGTATCCATTTCCCTGAGGAAGTCCTTGCCCAGCTCATAGTTAATGGAGATGCCCGTGAAGAAGTCGTCGTTGGTCAGGGCCACTTTTTTCTTTTTAATGAGGGAGGACTTGGCAGAGGCTAGCCTCTTGCGCTTAAAGGCGTACCTAGATTTGGTGGAGTGGTAGGAGAATCTACTGGCGCTGTCGCCGCTCTGGCTACGCATGCTGAGCTAGGTGTACAGCCCAAAGGTGTGGTAGCAACTGAGGAGGGAGAAGTGATGCCTGCGGATGGCAGCGTCAACTTCTTTAATAATGTCAGAGACGGTGGTCTTGTTAGCTTTGATAGTTTGGAGGCTTTTAAACATCAGAATGAGGGTCTCCAGAATCTCACAGGACTTAAAGGACCTGTGCACTAGCAGGGAGCCGGTGGCCAGGGTGGCCTTAAAGGTGGCCAGCTCAGGCTCCCGAATGGGGCCAAAGAGGACAGCTGGGTCAGTGATTGCAGTGTTCAGGGCACATAGGGGGTCGCAGAAGAGGTGCTTGTGGAGCTCCTGGGCACTACAGTTCTGGATGACAGCTTTGAGAATCTCTCTGTCCCTGATGAAGGAGAGGGAGTCAGGGTCCTGTTGCAGAAAGAGGATCCTATCCAAAAGTTTAACCTTATTACTAATGGAATGAATCACCAAGTGCTTAAAGGTAGCTAAAACCTCAGAAGCCTGGGGGTGGCTGGCTAAACACTCACACAAAAGGCACATTGAGCTGGTGTGGTTTTTTTTTTGCAGCCCCAGAGAGGGGCTTATGAGGCAGGGCCCTTGGGAGGTGTCAATGCTAGGAAATGAATCACCAGCATCCTCTGTGTCTGGTTGTGGGTCCTCAAAATAAGTCTGTTGCGCAGAGAGAGTTTGGGCCAGCAATTGGTTGCCAGGAGTCAGCAGATCACTGTTTTTCCATAAGATTAGTATAAGATCTAAAAAAACCCCCTGCCTGTAAGGGTAGGTAAGGCTCTTGTGAAATGGATTCACACTGTCTGTAAGACTTCCTTGATTCTCAGTAAGGTCATCACAGGGGCAATCATCACCTGGTTTGCTGGCAGCCTTGTTCAGGGAGGGCCACACATTTTTAAAGCAGAAGGCACTGGTAAGGGAGCCATACAGGATGGACTTCAGAAATTCATTCTTGAGCATGTCCAGGTTAGACCAGTCCAGGATCTTGTCAGTCTTCATGGGCTTGAAGCACTTGTGCACAAAAAAGTGTAGGTAGATGTCTAGGCCCTCCATGTGGGCCAGGGGATCTCTGACCTGGGGAAAGTAGAGGTGCACCAGCTCCATGCAGTTGGCCAGCAGCATAAAGTTAGCGGCCCAGGTCTTGGGGGCGTGGAGGGCGTAGTAACAGATGGTTGCGTAGTCGCCGTAGAACGAAATGGGGGGGCTGTATTGGGAGCACAGGGAGTGGAACGTCTGACATAGCTTGCAGGAGGCAGTGGGCTCCAGGGCGGCGGTGAGCTGGCAAAAGTGGGGACTGGACAGAGCCTCGGTCAGATCGGTGGGCAAGAAGGAGCGTCGCAGCACGGCCTGTAACTTTTGGGAATGTTTGAAGATGAGCTCGGGGTTCCAGGGTATGAAGGTGGGAGGAGGGCCACTGGATTCCATGGTAAGTGAGAAGGGTCCAGCTAGGACAAAAGAGAGTACATGCGAGTGTGGGTGGCAGAGAAGTTTTATAGTAAGTGTGGGACCCCGGGCATCTGCTGAGGTTTTACTTGGTTGGGAAACATATTAAACAATGAGCTTTCCTTGCTGTGACCGGTAACGGTTGGGTTTCCAGCCAACAGGTTCTAGCTTAACTCAAGTGTTGGCGGTAGGGAGGCCTATATGGACACAGGTAGTACATTAGAGTTTAGAGCTCTCCTACCCGAGGATATTCAGTTAATTGCGCCTACTGCCTACGCCAAGTTAAATTTGCTGAACCACTGCCAGCATTTAAAGCTGTTCATGAGCCTGCAGGAGGACAAAGGCGTGTGCGCACACTCCCGGGTGCTCAGTGAGAAGCTGGAATCTGTGAGGGAGGTCATCTCTAAGATTGTTGAGACTGACCGAATACTAGAGGGGAGTCAGAAAATTATCTAAGGGGGTGATGGCCAGCGGAAAGAGGCTTATCGACCAGCTCTGCCAGGTGATCTCGGCCTTCCTCTGCCCCTCGGCCAACTCGCCGGATATAGAAAAATGTTCAGTGGGGCCTCACATCTTCTCGAGGGGGAGCTCCCAGGCCATATGCACGGTGAAGCTGGTTCACGGGGAGATCTATCACCTAGAGTTTGTCTACAGATACTGGGGGCATATTCTAGAGAAGTACAACTACCCCTTCTCCCCGATGTTCATCATCTGTAACAATGGGCTTGCCGTGACCCTGAAGTGCTACATCTGCGAGCCCCGGGATCTAGCCACCCAGTATGGGCAGACTACCCCCATGGCCTCAGATGTGAATCTGCAGAGAAACTCCTATGTGGTGCTGTGCCAGGATGATTTTATCAAGTTCAAGACGCCCCTGGTCTTTGCCAAGGACCTAGACATCACCAACTCCATGGTGGTTTGTAGAACTTACCTCACCAGTAACAGGCAGAGCCTGCAGTTTCTAGTGGTTAAGTCTAAAAACCCTCGCAGACTAGGGAACGTGCTGGACATGATAAAAAGCACAGTCAGGGCGAGAGGGCCCGGGGTTGGGGCGAAGGCTGAGGAGGCAGAGGGTACCCAAGAAGCGCCTGTTATTGACCCAGTGGTGCCATCCCGTGGGCCTGCGGCGCAACTGCATGCAACCTATAACCTGCCCGCATGGCCTGTGTGGTGTGCACTACTTGCAGCACTTTCAGTGCTTGGGCTGATGACAGTAGTAGCCTGGAAGCTGCTCATGTAGATCTGGAGCCCGGCGTGTGGCAGCTGTACCGGCAGCTGCTCGCTCTGCTGCGGATAGAGCATACGGCCTTTGTCAACTTTGTTTTTTTTGACACCCCGTCGAAGGACCTCCCCCCTGTGTTTCGCGAAGAGGCCTTAAAGGTCTGGCTGGAAAAGCTGGCCGCGAATTTCCCCTGCCCGTATCCCGAGAAGCACTGGCGCTTGTTCTTTCATGGCTTGTACATGTGCTACTATCTGGTAGTATACCTGCTCCTGTTCCCCTCACCGGTGATTCTGAAATTTACTAAGAGCTTCTTTAAGGGGGAGCAGCAGTTCCATCTACTGGGCAACTTCAGCTGGGTCATCAGTAAGTTTACAGAGTATGTCTTTAAGAAGAACTGCGGGCACCCGGTGTTTAAGCTCAATGAAACAGCCTTGGACTCTTACATGTTCCTGAAAAAAAAGCTCAAGAGGCAGTTCTGCGCCACCCAGCTCACCGTACCGGCCTTGTTCACGAGGCTGGGGGAGTCAGAGCAGTTCCTAAGTCAGGGGCATGTGAGTGTGTCCACCCAGGGCAACTCCCTGGCCGCCGCGCTGCGGGGCTGCTGTGCCGAAGTGCCCTGCGGAAGCCCCTTTGAGAGCATGGTGCGAAATCTAGCCTTCAGAACCGCCCTGCGGCACCCCTACTGTGTCATTCCCATTAGCGAGCAGTCGCCCAATATTGTGGTTCAGCTGCGGGAAAAGATCCTCAGTGTGTCTATCCTAGCCTGCGCTATAAGAGTTCCCCTGATAAATGAGCAGGTCAGGAGTCTGGTCAGAGCCAAGAAAAATCACACCTATTATGTCTACTGTGGGGAGTGCAAGCACTGCCTAAACTTCGGCAAGGGTAAGTTTCTAAAAGTCAACTTCAATCCCACTCACGTATTCTATTGCCGAGACCAAAAGGAAAAGCAGTGCAACGTGTGCGGAACCACCGGGCGCATCAACTGCTCATTCTGTGGATCGGCCAATATTCGCACGGCCCCCTTGACCCAGTGCCTCTCTGGGATGCCCATCGTCAGAGCCATTGTGGCCAACAATGCTGCTCTCATGTTAGATAATACGCAGAAGTCTGCGGACTTTATACTACCGTGCCTGGGAACGAGCGCTAAGTGTGAAGGCTCAGTGCTGCATCGTCTCCGTCTGTCCCAACTGTTGTATTTAACTTCAAGTGTCAGCAACCTCCTGTGTGCTAAGTGTCAGAGCTAATAAAACACACAGCTCGGTCTCCCAGCTTCTGTCTCTGTTTACTGTGTCTGTTGGCCATGTCGTACGCCAGGCCTCGCCTGCCCCGCATACACGTTCGTCTGGAGCAAGACTATCCCCATGACCCTCGGGTGCAGCAGCTGCAAGTTCAGGTCCTCAACAATCCCAACTATGCCAACAACGTGCGGGCCCCGTACACGTACTTGGTCTTCCTGACGGCGCAGCAAACCTATGACGCCTATGTGAGGCAAGCTCGGGGGGTCAATAAGAAAAAGCTACCACCCAGTAACAAGCCACCCCCCCAGCTGAATAACCAGCTGAACAATCAGCAGGCCAATAACCTGCCACCAGTGCCCCCGCACCCATCTGGGGCAGGGAGCGGCGGAGGCCCGCCCAACGCGCCCCCCCTGCCAGATAAGCCTGACCCTCAGCAAGGAGGAGGGGCAAACAACCAGTCACAGGGCTCTGGGGGCGGTAACCCCTTGCCACCAGATCCAGGATGTCCTCCCCAGCCCAGAGATGACCGTGGCGGCCTAGGGCCTGGTATCCCAGGGCTCCCTCCGGGCCTCCCCAAAGGCCTGCCACTGCAGCTGGGCCTAGTCGGCTCGGACGGCGGAGGCCCACCTGCCAGCCCAGTGGATAGTCCACCCACCAAGCCCATAGCTCCCAAAAAGGGCGGTAAAGGAGCACGCTGAAGCAGTTTTCGGGGCACCGGCGGCAGAAATTTTATTAAGAGAACCAGATTGCTGGAGGCGCGGCCTATAGATACAGCGCGGCGAGCCTTTGCACCGACGAAGCCAGGGACTGGGCGCTTTCCCGCACGACCTGCCTAATTCTGCAAATAAATGTGATTAACACATGTTTTGCTTCGTCTATGCTTGTCTCGAGAATAAACTGGAGCATCAGGGGCTGTGGGTCCATGTGCCTGTCTATTGAGATGAAGGGAGGCCGGGGGGCCACGAGGCAGGCGCTGTCTGCTATGATCTCGTGGATAGACAGATAATTGGGGGTGATGGTCGCCAGGGAAGAGGGTGCTTGGCCGGCTGGCTTTTGATGTGCGTATGCTCGCTTCAGGCGCAGGGCCCGCTGCAGCTCGGCAGGGGATAGCTTGTGTCTGTACGCGTCGGGAGTGGGGTCAATGAAGATCGGCTCCAACGGCAGCAGAGGCACTTTGGGATCCTCGTGTGGCTGCGCCTGCACGATGGAGTAGACGTGTTTCTTTGGGGGGGTGCTAACTAGAGGCGGTTTCGGAGGCAGCCTAAACGTAAAGGCCTCCTGAGTGGAGGGCAGCTCGCGTGGCCACGCGCCAGGAGGGATGGGGTACCTGGGTTTGGCCGGAGTGAACACATTTTGACTGTTGACGGCTCTGAGGGACCCCACTATTACTCGATGGGGGTCGGTGGGCTGCAGATTCACAAAGTCAGTATGGGGGGGCACGAGGTAGTTAACGTTGTGGCATTTGGGGCCTGGGCCTCCAGTAGAATCGTCGATAGTGAGGCGGGAGAAGTAGTGGGAAAGGGGGTCTGAGTACATGTCAATCTCGTCCAGATTATAGAGGGGGGATGGCTGCTGGGGGGCTCGGGGCCTGGTGGGAACGGGGCGCTTGGGAGAGTAGGGCACAAGAGGTCTGGGTAAACTGGTGGGGGGGAGAGGCAGAGGACTAGAGTGAGGTGGTGGACGTGTGGGTGAAGGGAGTTGGGGTTTTGCTGGCTGAGAGGGTCTCACCGAAGGTGGTGCGGGTAGAAATGGAAGAGGTAGCCGGGTAGGGGGGGATGGGGACGCGGGTGGGGAAGGAGACTCGGGGGAACTGCTGTGTTCGAGAGGGCCGCTGGGGGCATATAGTTCGGGTGGGTAAGTAGAGAATAGGTTGTTTGGGCTAAGGGAGCTGCTGAGGGCATCAATCTCAGTCACCCAGGTATTCATCTGGGCATCCAACGCGTGGGGGCGCTCTTGGGTTAGAGTAGACACGCTGAGCACCTCACTGGGCCATTGTGGCACACCTGCCTTGTCATACTTAAAATGGATAGTGGGGAACAGCCTGACACCCTCCTCGTCCAGGTCGTAGGCTCCTAGAACTTTGTTGGTACTGTCCACTAGCACAACTGGAAACGCCAGGGGTGCTTCTCTGGTCTCCCTGCGCATGTGCTGCTGTAGCCACAGTTTCTGGCTCATAAACACGTCTTGTTCCAGCTCGGTGTATATGGCTTCTGCGCTCGGGTTTTCGCTCGCGGCCTGCAAGGGGGTGCTCAGGAGCGAGGCGAAAGGCTCCTCTTTACCCCGCAGGTCTATCAGCTTCGAGACTGTGAAAATGTCCCCCACGTCTGGGTGGGTCACTGCAGGCTTGTTTGGGGAAAGATAGAAGATGGGGTTAAGCTTTCTTAGCAGAGCTGCGGTGGCCAACTCAAAGGCCGTCAGGGGAATTTTAGGGCTCCCCGGTGCGGGGGCTGTTCCTTTGTTAACTTGGAAAATAGTGTTGCCTGGGAGCCCGTAGGCGTAGGGTGGCTGTTGGTCGGTGACGGTTTTACTGGTGATGGTGCACTGGAAGTTGGTCCTGTAGCTCTGTTCGACTAGAAGGTGCAGCAGATCGTGGGGGGTGCGTGCATCAGGGAGGAAGGCGGGCTTGAAGGACCGCCAGAGCTGGCCGAGCACGACGTCATTGACCGCTTGTATGACGTAGGCCAAGAAGCAGGCCCGGGCCTTGTCGGGAGAATTTTGGCAAAGCTGTAGGAACTGTGCGTCCCCCCACACGTACATGCTGGGGTCGATCTGCTTCCAGTATTTGGGGCAGAACAAGAGGCCGGAGGGCTCGGGCACACCAGCCATCGCCAGGCGCCCTGTGGCCTGCTGGAGGGCAAAGGACACGGTAAGGTTGGAGAGGCAGTTGGCTATTATTCTTTGTAAAAAGAGAACTCCTTCCTGAAACGAAGGCATCCTCAGGAAAAGGTAGATGACACCGGGCCATATCCACAGCAGCATCTCCAGGATAGTTTTGAAGCCGAGTAGGATGGTGTATTCGTCCTGGGCCGCGGGGGCCGTCGGGGCCTGGGCCGACAGCGCCTGGAGGAGGCCGTGAATGGACACAATGATGGCCATGAACTCGTTCTGCCTGTCGGTTCCCTGCATGTCTCGCAGCGCTGTGTAGGACTGCAGGGCCTGGGAGCTGTTGTCCACGATGTTGTTCCACTGGGCATCGATGGTCCGGGCTAGGATCAGCCCACGGTGGGCGGTCGCGATGCCCGGGAGGACGGTGCTGCCCTCAAACTGTTGCAGGCCCTGCTTGGGTGGGGGCACAAGCTGCACGAAGTGGGTTTCCAAAAAATTGTCAAAAAGGATCTGCAAACTCAGAGGGCTGTCAGATTTCAGGGGCAAGTAGTCCATCCCTATATTGTCAATAGTGGGGAAGGTCTGCATCCAGGCCGGGGCCGCGGCGGACGGCCGCAGCAGGCAGAGGGCATGAAGGCGGTGCAGAAAGTTGACCGGGAAGGGGCTCGCGTCCTCAGCTAGTGGGGAGGGGGTGGCGGGTGAAATTTGGGATCTCCTGGAGCTTCGTTTAGAGGACTGGAGGATGAACATGGAAAAGATGGGAACCTGGTTGGTTTCGTAGTGCTCAATAAACTTCAGCTTGAAGGTCAGGTATCGGTCTAGCTCCTCGATGCTGCTCGTGACCTCGCTGCCAGTGTTAGGTTGCTTCTCCTTGGACCACTTCTCACTCAGGGCTGCGGTCTTGTGTTTCAAGTTAGCCAGCAAGTTGGAACAGCGAGCCGCGAGGGCCAGGGGTTTGATCAGCTGTATACTCTGGGCGGTGGACGCCTCCAGTTGGGCATTGAGCATCATCTTGTTCAGGCTCGTGGCCTTTTGGGTCCACTCCTGCACCGTCTTGGGCCCCCCCGTGACACGTTTAGGGTCCAGGGAAGAGATGGCTGACTGAATCAGGCTGACGTCATCTGTATTCTTTACACTATCTTCCATCAGGACATTCGCCTCCATGCGGGCCCTGGCGTTGGACGTACGAGACATCACATTCTGCAGCTGGCAGCTGATGCTCGGGGCCTGGCAGTGCATCGCAAGGTAAGTACAGGCTGATTCGGCCCACTGGAGCACGGTCAGTGCCTCGCGATACGTGAGCTTCGCGGAATTCTCAGCCTCGTGGACAATAGGAAGGAAAAAGGTAAGCGGATCGTCGTGAGGGACTGTATGTTGATGTACTGCGGGTGGGGCATTCTGCAGACACTGATTGATAAGTTCCTGGAGCTGGCGATTAGTGGTAGACTCCCACTGGAGGTGATTTTTTTCGGTCTCAGTCACAGACAGTTTCAGTAGCTGAAAGTCGTTGGTGAGGTCAGCTAGCAGGCGCTGCTCCACCGAGTGGATGTAGTCCTGGAAGGCTTTATCGAAGGATGCCACCGTCTGCACTGCGGTCGGGTCCAGCAGCTTAGACGGTGTGATGATTTCAGGTTTGGGTGGGGGGCTCTCGCCAGTGTTTTTGATGTTGAGGATAGCGTGGGTCCATTTTTCTACATCTGTGTGAACGTGTAGCTTGTAGTCTGAGGCGGCATCTTCTATAGCCGCTATAATGTTCAGCATGTCTCGGCTACTGGCCTCAAGGTAAGTGCCTGCGGAGCCCTCCACCAAGCTCGTGCTGCCACGTAGCTGAAGAAGGACCGAAATCTCCACCTGCGACTGAGCGGCAAGGTCGACCACGTTGGGGTAAGATACGGTATTCAGGTAAAACAGTACATTGTCTCTATATGGGGTGATCCAGTCCACGGTTGGCCATTGAAACGGGTAGCTCGAGTCGACTAGGGACAGCGCTGCACCGGTCACCATGCTCTTCAGCTTCTGTAACAACGGCTGCATGAGCTTCTCCAAAGTGGGGCCTAGGCTCTCGGCTATCTTCGAATCGGGCTGCCAGTTGCCGGAGGTGATGGGCATCCAGTCGCTGTGTGTGAGGCTTGCGAAGCTCAGGGTTTTGAACGCAGTCTGAATTTTCCTCCAGGCCTGCTCACTGCCATGATGCTCCTCACTCCGGATCAGGGAGGATAAGGGCTCGGTCGGCAAACCAGGGCCACCCGTGGCTGCACCCTCAGGGCCTGTTGAACTATACTGGGGCTCGGGAAAGTACTCATCGATGTCCATGACGTTGCTGGACACGTAGGGGGTGCGGTCGTCCATTGGGGAGGCCGGGGGAAGCTCGGTCTGTGTTTCCATCGACTCCTCATTGTCCTCCTCAGATGGGACGGGGCTTGTGCTGGGGCTGGTCTCAGAGTTTGGCGGCAGGGGTACGGCGGCCGCCGTGTCCAGCCCCTGACTCGGTGGCGGCCCATTGTCGCTCTGGGGCAGCCTGTCAGCTTTCTCTCTGATTAGGGAGCTAGGCCGTGGTTCGGGCTCCGGTGAGGAAAGGCTGCTCCCACTTTGGCTTGGGGGAACAGGTTTGGGGGGTGCTTTTTTCTTTCTGTGGGGGAGCTTAGGCTTACTTTCCTTTTTGGATTCCCCGATAGAGATAGGAGTTGAGGTGGGTGGGGGGAGCTCCCGGGAGGTAGAGTCACCGGGGGGCGGATTCTGAAGGGACTCGCGTTTCAGTTGGGTCAGGAGCTTGTAGAGGCTCCGTTTGGAGCCACTACTGATGCTCGCCGTGGCCAGGCGACTCTTGAGGTGAGCAATATCCAACAGTGGCACAGTGTAGGTCGGCTTGGTTTTCAGCAGGGCGGTTATCTGTCCGTACAGAGCAGCGGCTGTGGCCAGAGCTGGGTCCTGGCTGAGCCGCGCCAGGCTCTCCAAGGCGGCCATATCATTGGCGCTAAAGGTGGGCGGACGGTCTGTCTTGAGAGCCTCGTTGATTTCCGCAAATAGGTCCTCTACCTTAGATTTTAGGGCAGATTGGAAAGCTTCCTGCTGTTTGGAGCTCTGTGGAAAGGTGGCGATGCTTTGAGCGTCCGCGGTGAGGGTGGGTATGGATATATTCTTAACCGAGGCCACCATGATGTCGATTGACCGGATCAGCTCATTGATTTCTTGGCGCAGGCGCTCAAACTGAGCGTTGCCCTGGGGTCCCAGCAGCGTGCCAGCATTCTCCAGGTAGGCCTCGATGGAGGGTAGCAACATTGCCAGCTTCTGCATGCCTTGCTCGTCAGTGTTTGCCTTAGCGGCTTGTAGCATGCTCTCTACCTCATCTAGGATGCTTTTGAGTGTCTCCTGGTTCTGTTTGTCTGCATTGCGGGCCTTGAGTTGGGCTTGAATGGCCTTGAGCTGGGGGACTGGGGTTACGGGAGGAAGGTAGTCAGTCGACCAGGAAGAATTGGTAATGGTGGAGATTTCGTGGCCCAGATAGGCCAGCTGCTGGTAGCCGAGCTGCAGCTCGGGGTTGTGTAGGCCCAGGTTAGACTTGCTGGTGGCGATGTTAGCAAGGGTAGTGGAGATCCTGGTGCGTAGGCTGTAGAAATCAGGGATGTCCGTAGAAATGGAGTCATCATTACCTAGGCTCTGGAGCATGTTGTCGCTCACGGCGATGGTCTCTTGTGTGAGGTTGGCCACCAGCTGTGACACGACCTGGGCCAGCCTCTCGGTCTTGGTGGCGACCATGTAGCTCAGGGGTTTGATGTTGTCGGGAACGGGTAGGTAGCTCTCTATGGCGTTGACGGCTCTCTGGAACTCGGCCTCCTCGTAGGAGACGTCAGAGTTGTGTTGAGAGATGCCTTGCCACAACTGTGCAGCGAGGGCGAAGAGGCTGGATGCCTCTTCGCTCGTTAGTGCGAAATAGGGGATGCTGACCACGGCGGCGATGTTGTCCGCCTCGGCCTGGGCATCGATGAGCTCATCGTGGTACAGGGTGTTGTCCAGGCTGGTGCGCATGGCCTTGGTAAAGTTTTGGACCTCCTGGGAAGTCTGGGCGTGGAGCGTGCCGAGGCAGCGGGCTAGTTTGGCCGCAAGCATGGCTTCCAATTCCCCACTGAACTCCCCAGACAGCAGCGCCCGATACAGGTTTGGAATGTACAGGCCCGACTTGATGAGGTTGTGCACCTGGGAGGCGGGCACGGAGAGTTTGTCCAGCCAGATGGCCAGGTACCGGAGCACGTTGAGGGCCTGGGGCTCGTGCTCCAGCTTGGACACCAGGCCCTGTTCCACAATCACCTTGGTGAGGAGGCTATCGATCGTGTGGAGGGCCACAGCCTCTCGGTAGCTCTTGTCAAGAGACTGGTCAGTAATTATAGGCATGTTAGCCTGGTGCGGGAAGCTGGACACTCTTTCTATGTGCTCCTCCAGGCGCGCGAAGGCCTTGCCCAGGTTCTCCTCGTCACTGAAATCGAGGCGGTAGTAGTTAGGGTCCTGGGAGTGGGATCCCGAGCTGTCGGTGGCAGCCTCATCGGAGGTGGGACGAGAAGCCCCGGCGGGGCTCTTGGGGTCAGACAGGGGGGTGTTGGGGGGCGAGGAGGAGTCGCTGTCAAACATGGATTCGCTGCTCCAGCCGCTGCCACGCTGGGCCTCGGCGGGAGCATCCCCCGGGAGACAGGCCTCGTCGAGGGGCAGCTCGCTGACGATCTCGTCGTCCAGCCAGAACGTCTCCACGGCACCCAGGTCGCCGGGGTCCGGTTTGATCAGTTTCTTGCTGGTGGACTTCTTGTGGCTCTCGCTGTCGTCGGACTCGGTGTTGCTGTATATGGGCGAGGCTGCGGGTCGCTTGCGCTTCACGGTGGCGTTATGCAGCGCTGTGCTTAGAGACAGGGCTCCGGGGATGGTTTTATGCTTGGGTGGGATGGGGGCGGCAGGTGTGGGCTCAGGTGGGGTTTCTACTATGGTGAATTTGGGCCGGGTCTCAGACGAGATTCCAGGTGGGGCCTGGGGAGGCTGGCTGCCCGGTTTTGCTTGAGGGGTGTCAATAGTTTGAGAGGCAGCCTGGGTGTGGGGGGGGATCGTTGAGGTCACCATAGTCTTGAGGTTAACCTGGGCCCCGCTTCTCTGTAGGCTAGACGGGATCCCATAATGGGCTAGGAGGTACTCGTTCACCGGCACCTGACTGTGCTGCGAGGGAATGAAGTACAAGTGACACGCCGTGTACTCGTCAGTCGCCTTCCCCACGTACGCCACGACACTGTCAGCCGACGTGGAGCTCAACACTGCGGCCGCATCTCTACTCGACGTACAGTGCGGATCAAAAATGAAGTAAGTGGAATTTTTTATTATTATCGCACCAGACTTTCCATTACATATATACACAATATACTGAGGGATGTCAAAGTAGTTTAGCTCTAGCGCTTTGCGAAGGGACATTATGAAGGGAGCACGCACACCACACTCCGTCTGAAGAAGCCCGTGGAGCTCCGGAGACGTCTCGACGGCGCACGCCCACTGGTGAGTAATTAACACTTTAGGGATGTTAGAGAGCTGTGCAAACTCATTGTGAGGGATAAAATTCTCAGTCCTCAGTATCCTGTCCAAGAGAGAGCCGTTCAGGAGCACATCATCCAATGCGTTTCTAGACGTTAGGGGCGAGTCGCTGATGTAGCTGCTGGTCAGGTAGTACACGCAGACGCTCAGACATTGGGAACCAGCGTAGGGTCCGAATTTGCAGTGTCCCTGATGCGTAGAAGCGGTGCCTCGGAGGACCAAGCTCCTACTGAGGGCCGGCTGTGAGGCCATGGCGCTACGCGGGCGTTAACAGCTCCTGCGTAGGCTCTAGCAGGTCTTTCACAAAGACAATCTTGTAGGCCTCGAGGGCTTCCAGTTCTGCTTTTATGTTAGGGGTGGCAAACTCAGCGGTTAGGGTAGATGGGTCAACATCAATGCTAACCTTATCAAAAGTTCCGGTAAAATTCTGTTTAATAGCTACTGGCGCCGCCTCGGAGCTGTTTGGACTTTGGATGAAATCGGGGGCCAGGTCCCTAATTTCTATGACTTCCTGACGTGTGAGCTTTACTACAGGGCCGTGGGGGCTCCTGCTAGGCACGGTGTCGGTGGGCTGGCTGATGCCAGCAAGGAAAATTTGGGGATTGTGCCCGGAGCTGGGAAAGTCCAGTATTTGCTTGATGATGTCCAGGGATATCAGGTCGGGCTCAAAGAGCGCGGCGAACCTGCGGGTCAGGGAATAGCAGCAGGTGCTCAGGATACTGTTGGTCAGGCGGTGTTGCAGGGAGAAGCATTTCACAAAGTAATCGCTAGTCTTCTTGAAGTTCAGCTCAGAGCGGTCAAACTGGATGGGGTGGTTCCGCAGGCTTGACACGTCAGCGCTGAGGACGAGCAGGTCCAAGTACGAGGCGTGGAGCTCCCGGGAGGACTCGTTCAGGAGCACTATCACATCGAAGCAGCTCTGCTGCAACGCGCTGATGGTGCTCTTGAAAGCGGGGGTAGAAATTCTAAAAACCTCCTCACCCGAGTCCCCTGTGATAGGAAACTCGATGGTGTCTAGCTTTGGGTTGAAGTGAAACACGCTGTGGCACAGAGTGGCCCCAACGCGGGCCAGGGAGGCTACACTCTCGGCTAGGGTGTTGCTCTCCTGTACGAAATCGTTAACCGTGGCCAGGAGCATGCTCAGACTGCTGCTAAAGTGGGCGAGAAACAGATAGGTGAGGAGGTTGGTGGGGAGCTCGGCCTTGGGGACGGTCTCCCTGAGGACCTCCAGCACGCTCTGGGTGTAGTCCAGCAGGTGTTTGAAAGACGTGTCCACTCGGTTCTGGGACATAATGTCACTTATCTGAAAATACAGCAGAATCAGGGGGTGCCGCAGGCGGTTCAGGAAGGGGGGCGCGTCGGCGGCGAAGGTGATCAGCCACCGCAGGTGGCACATGGCGCGGTGGACGTGTATTTCCATGCCAAAGAGTTTCTGGAGGATGGGGAAGGCCTTGGTGAGGATGAAGGCCTGCTCAAAGGCCTCTGTGCGCACCAAGTGGGCCTGGTAGGAGGTCTCCCCGATCTGGATGCCCTCGCAGTACTTTTTGGCGTCCTCATCTGTGCCGGCCGGGCCTATGACGGGGGTGACCGGGTGCAGCAGCTGGGCAGCGGGGCACGGCGTTATTTGCCAGATTCTGTGCATAGATATCCAAAAGTACGAGCGCATGTACGGGGATGTGATGTGGTCGGAAATGTCCTGAATCAGGGATAGAGGGGGGTGGGGCACAAAAAAGGCCAGGATGTTAGTGATTGTCCAGTGGAAGGGCTTGGTTTTCTGCTGCTTGTCCCGGTTGGTCTGCTCGTTCGCGAGCTGCTCGGCGGCTGCCAGCTTCAGGGTCTCAGAAATCCTGTAGTGGGCGATGCTGGTGGGGCTGTATTGCTGCAGGCAGGCGTAAAAGTAGTGGGCGGTCAGAGTCAGCTGGGAGACTAGGTGCAGTAACTCTCCGAACCTCGGCCACCGGGGGGCGTTGTTTGACTTGTTAAGGAGAAGCAGGGTGCGAAAATCTGCACAGTGTTTCTCGGTGAGGCCGGCGCGCAGCAGGAAGCCCTTAAAGGCGTCAATGTTGCTGGCGGGGTCCTTGCTGGTGCTGCTAGCCTCCCACAGGTTGGCCCCCAGATCAGTCAGGGATCCGACGGCCCGGTCGATGAAGCCGTTCACGGCCTTCATGGAGCATCCGTAGGGCTGGTTGTTGCTCAGGGCCTCAAAGATGTAGTCGTACAGGAAGAAAAAGCTCGTGTCGAGGTGCAGCAGGTCCACCTCGCGGATCTGTAGAAGGGGGCTGCTCTCCGTGATGTTGGCCTGGGGGTTGTTTAGGTACGTCTGAAAAATCAGATTGGCGCGCTTCTTGGCAAAGGGGAAGGTCAGCAGCGAGTGGGTGACCGCGTTGGGGGAGATGAAGAGGTCTTGGTCGTGGAGAATGAGGCTGCAGGCCAGCTCGGACACGCCGGGGAGCGCCTGTCCCCCGGTCGGGAGGCCCACGGTGGACGTGTACAGGGCGAGTGTCCACTGTTCCAGCGTGCTCATGCGCTCGAAATTGGGGAGGTGGAACTTCACCTCGGGTATGGTGGTGTACAGCTTGTCGAGGTACAGCAGGGCTATGATCTGCTCCACGCAAAGAAAGGTCTGCACCGGGCTGCGGGGGATGGAGCTCAGGGGGGTCAGGTTGGCGGCCACTTTTTCCACCCAGTTCAGGAAAAACTCAAGCTCACTGAGCAGGTTCTGGTTGGACAGCAGACCCGAGCCCCTGCAGCCGTAGATGTCGCAGGTGATTTGCGACAGGGCTGCGTGGGCCCGGCGCGCCATGTCCAAGGCCTTCCTAACGCTGTCCCGGTTCTCGGCCGTACAGTCCAGGAACTGGGGGTCGAGGGTGCAGTTCTTTAACAGAAAGTACACATAGTGCGTGGAGACAAACTCCATGAGCCCGCCCTGTTTGCTGGGCAGACTATTTAAAAAGTTGACAACCAGCTGCTTGTCACTCAGCTCCTCGGCGTCAAGCATCTTCATCTCCAGGTCAATAATCTCCTTAAGCTTGGCTAGCTCGCCTGTCGCGTGCTGTATCGTCTGAGTCACTTTCAGTAGGGAGCGCTTGTTCTCCATCATGAAGACCAGAGAGGGGCGCAGTGATGAAAGGGGCTATGAGGCTCTGCAGTCAAACCTATTCAGGCTGATGCCGCCGGCCACTCACAAGGTGTCGCTGGCTAAGCCGAACGGGTTCCTCAGGGGTCTCGCAGATATTGTAGGTAAATATTCTGTAAATGGCACAGAGGAGTCCCTGTTTAAAGTCGGGGCGTGGGACCCCCCCTTCTTCCAACCCAACTACGCGGACTTCCTGGTGCACGCAAAGACCATTTCTAAGCACGAGCCCAGGGGGGCGGTGTTATTCTGCTACAAGGATAACACGGCCCAGCCTGCCATGGACGTGCTCCTCACAGCTATATCCTTCCGCGCGGCAGTAGGCCTACCGGCGGACCTGGACCCCAACGTGCACCGCGTAGCCCAGAACTGGTACGGTGAGGACACCGAGGTGCGGAGCCTCATAGATGACCTGGATTACCTAGTGGAGGAAAGCAACCTGCACACGAGGTTGAGGCCCGTGGGCGTGCTGGTGGAAAACAATGATAGCTCATTCATTAGCCGGGTGTCGGCCCTTACTCATGGCGCTTCGTACATCAGTAGCTCACAAACTGCTGTAAATTTAGTCATCCCCCTTGACATGTTTGTGGACTTAGACAGCACCTCCTGTGGTGATTGGGGAAGTGGCAGGCAGCCAAGAAGTGACATGTCAACTGTGTACTGTTCTCTGGTCTACATGTTGAGAGGAAATGATGTTAAGCCCGCTCTTACATTCTTCAAGTCCAGTAAAAGCACCTTTGAGGTACTTAGCCTCCTGCAAACATACTATCGTGACCTCATTACAAACAAAGTCATGTCTAACCACCAGTTTAGTATAAATGGCTCCAAGTTTGGAGTGTGGTGCTCCATAGGCACCACAGCTTCCGACCAGCCGGTCACCCAACAGTCCATCACTGTTCGGGGCAACTCTCTCCTTGTGGCCTGCATACCCAGCTTCTTTGTTGACATCTCTGGCTGGCAAGTTTTTGCCTGACTGCCCGGCCCCTACCGCTTCGCTCGCACAATGGCTGCTGCTTTGAATGCTGCTTTGGAGGCGCAGGCTTCGCAATCCATAGATGACCTCAAGGTTAACGCGGGCTGGGATATGCGCAGTAACGTGACGGCCGGGCGCCTGCACCATGAAGAAATGGAAAAAAAGGCCACTCAGACTGTCGCACAATACGTAGCCATTTTTGGGGACGTGCTGGCTGACGACGTGCTAGCCTTCCTGAAGGAGAACGAGGGCTGGCTCGATCGGTGCATGAAAATGTACCAGGGGATGCCGTCTTACAAGCTGGTTAAGTCCAGGGGAATTCTGTCTGCAAAAAGGTTTTATGACACCTATGTCCTAAAGACCGCAGATGACGCCTGGTACGAGTCAGTGACCCACTGCTTCATGAGGGTGGCCGCCTTCTGCACGGTCAGGGCCCTTGCCAACAAACCTCTAAAAACCACTATCATCTACACCAACTATCTGAGGCTGGGTAGAGGCATGGAGTGTTTCCCCACGGTGGACATTTTCATGTACTTTTTCTCGCCACTGGCGCAGCAGCTGGTATGCTGCGCCACCCCTATCATGCGCTCGGCCGGCACTAGGCACGCTAACCTGGCTAGCTGCTTCCTCATGAGCCCAGACCTCTCCTCGGAGGCCAACACTACCACCGCGCTGCTGCAGGAGCTGACCTCGCTGCTTTCGGTCAAGTCGGGCGTGGGCTGTGACGTGACTTCGTTCGGACACGGGGGGAAAAGTGTCCAGTCTTGCCTTAGTCTGATAGATGCCCAGGTAGAGTACTTTAACGACCAGAACCCACGCCCGGTCAGTGTGGCGGCCTACATGGAGGTGTGGCACAGTCAGATTCAGGAATTCCTCTCAGTTAAGCTGCCGGAAAACCCCAACCGGTGTGCGTCCATCTACCAGGGGCTGTGCATTCCTAGCTTGTTTTTTGATAAATGCCTGACAGATTCAAACCAGCCCTGGTACCTGTTCAGCCCCGAGGATGCGGGCAACTTGCCGCATCTCTATGGCGAGGAGTTCAAGGAGGAGTACGAGAGGCTAGTCAGGGAGCGCCGCTACGTGGGGCAGGTGATCATCAAGTCACTGCTCTTTTCCATCATCAATACCATCATTAAGACCGGGTCCCCCTACATCATCTACAAAGATGCCTGCAACGCGCATCACTGGAAGGAGATGCGGGGCCAGGCGATAGCCTCGGCCAACCTCTGTGCCGAGGTCATTCAGTATCCCGGCAGGGATGTCTCCACGTGTAACCTGGCAAACGTGTGTCTCCCCATGTGCCTCATTAGCACCCCGGTCGATCCCCGCGCGCCTTCGGGGCAGAACTACTCGGGGGAGGTTGTGAAGAGTGAGGCGGTTAGTAACATGTACTTTTCCCTACCCATGCTGCACATGGCGGTGGAAGTGGCTGTGTTTTTAGTGAACTGTGCAATTGACGGGGGGAGTTGTGTCACGGAGGGAATGCAGCGGGGGCAGCGGGAGCGCAGCATGGGCATCGGGGTGCATGGCCTAGCTGACGTCTTTGCGGAGATGGGCTACTCGTACTTGGATCCGGCCGCAGAGCGGCTGGATGTACAGATTTTTGAGCACATGTACTACTGCGCGGTAAAAACGAGTAACAATATCTGCAAGTATGGGGGCGGCCTCCCTTTTGAGGGCTACGAGGAAAGTAAGTTGAGCAGGGGTGTTTTTCACTGGGAGGGCTGGGACGGGGTGAAACTCAGCATCCCGGAGCACGAATGGAGCAGCCTTGCTCGCAGTTGTGTGCACTCCGGGGTGTACAATAGCCAGTTTGTGGCACTCATGCCCACAGTGGGGTCCTCACTGCTCACGGGGTACGCAGAGAGCTACTACCCCTTTTTTGCTAACGTGTCCTCTAAGGTGTCCAGCAAGGAGGAGATTATGAAGCCCAATGTGACCTTCTGGAAGAGAGTGAGTGAGGAGGACTTACACACGGTCAGGGTCTATGGGGGAGACGTGGCGCTGCTCCCGTCCCCGCTTAGAGAAAAGTATAGCCTGTTTCTCTCGGCCTTTGACTACAGCGCCGAGGGGCAGCTAATGCGTGCGCGCCTCAGAGCACCATTTGTGGATCAGAGTCAGTCCCACTCCTACTACTTGAAAGAGGAGAATGTGGTCAGTGCGAAGTATCTTAGGGACCTCATATTAGCTGGCTATGCCCATGGGCTGAAAACTATCATGTATTACTGTAAGGTCAAAAAACAGAGCACCATGTCTAGCTTCCAGTGCCTGCGGGAACAAGAGGGTGATAAAGCTAATGACACTGTCACGGGGGAGGAGCCTTTGCCCGATATAAAATATGGAGCCTGTAACTTAGAGGGTACTGAGGCCTGCCTGCACTGCCAGTAAATTTGTACTCGCTGTACGCGCTCACATTGCTGGATCAAAAGCTCAATAAAAATGGAATTTATCAAAAAATACCTCTACGTGTGTGACCACCGCGGCTTTTTTGACTTGACCCAAGAAACCTTTCAGAACCGGTGGTTTCCGGCTCAGATTAATTTGACGGCAGACGTGAAATGCCTGGGCTCGCTCTCCGAAAAGGAGGTGGCCTTCTACAAGTACCTGTTTACCTTCCTGGGGATGGCGGAGACCCTCGTCAACTTTAACATTGACGAGCTGGTCGCGGGCTTTGAGATCCACGATGTTAAGCATTACTACTGCGAGCAGATGGCCATGGAATGTGTCCATGGGAAAGTCTACTTCAACATTTTGAATATGCTGTTTAAGAACAACATTGCCGAGACCCGGGCCTTTGCCGAGTCCGTGCTGGAAGACGAGCCTCTGAGAAAGAAGCTCCAGTGGCTAGAGGGGAAAATAAAAACGGCGGAGAGCGCGGCGGAGAAAGTGCTGATATTCTATCTTATCGAGGGCATATTTTTTATCAGCTCCTTCTACTGCATAGGCCTCTTGAGGGTGAAGGGGGTCATGCCCGGGGTGTGTATGGCGAATGACTACATTTCTAGGGATGAGTTACTTCATACCCGGGCGGCAGCATTGCTCTACAATACAGTCATACCTCAAGAGGGCAAGCCCAGCGAAGCTTGGATCATAGATTTGTTTAAGGAGGCGGTGAGCATAGAAGATGAGTTTATCAGGGCCAAGAGTGGAGAGGTGGGGTTTGTAAATGTAGCTGATATCAGGCGCTTTTTAGAGGCTACAGCTGACAGGCTGCTGAATAGTATCGGGTTACCTGTTCACTTCAAGAGTGAGCCACCTAAGAGCTGTCCCTTAACTTACACAGGATGTATCAAGAATGTTAGTTTTTTTGAGAGGGAGAGCACTGAGTACAGCACATTCATTATCAATGACCTGTAGACGTAAAAAGAGTCCACCCCGGCAGGCAGCAAACTCCATAAAAGGCCCGCTAGTCAAATTGTTGAATCACATGCTTGGAGGACTGGTGGCCCGCTCGCTCTCACAGCTTAGGATCCAGCTTTGGCTACACTATGGAGACCTGTGCCGTGTTCACCCTCTGCCCCGCCGCCCTGGGCAAGGCGGCCAAAATGTACGAGCATGTCAAAGCGCATCTGAAATTGGCCATGATACAGATATCCGACCTGCATACTGCACCCGTGCTGTCCATCATCTCAAATGTGGGACGTGCGGGCATCCTCAACTTTCAGCTAACCAATGCCGTGATAAGCTCAGACATCCTCACTGAAGTCACAGAGCCACTGGCCTTCCGCAACCACTCGTTCGGCAACACCTACCTACACAGCAGGGAGTTTTTTGGCTCCAACATTGAAGATATAGTGGTGAGGTTCTACAAGCGGGACAGTGCGGAGGTGCCCGCCCCAGAATTTGTGGAGACCAGGATCGCCTATAACAACGGGGTCACTGAAACCCGCCACACCAGCACAGTGGAGAGGCACATATCCCCAGTAGAGAAGCACCTGCAAAAGTCTTTTGTGGAGGCCAAAGTAATTTTGTCTATTAAAACATGCACTATGCTCCAGAAGTGGCTACGTCAGTGTAAAAGTGCCTCATCTTACGCTCGGCTGCATGTCAACGAAACCCTAGGTGTCTGGGTCATCACGGTCGGGGATGAGTGTAAAACGATAGAGTTTAAGAGCCACAGTATTGAGCCAGCCGACGCCTTCCTGAGCCTAGATAAGCCTGGAAATTTCGGAGCAGTGTTAGTTGATTGCACGGCAGTAGTGAACCTGGAATGCCTCATTCATGCCATCAGCATTTGCAAGGTGCCTAGTGTATGCGTGCCAGCCTTTAAATTCTACTCGGGTGGGATAGTGGAGGTGGCCAGCGCCCACTTAAAGCAGAGTAAAAACCCAGCCGCGGTCGTCTCGGCCGTGCTGCTGAACGCAGAAGACCTCGCGGAGAAGGATCCCGAGGTGCTGCCCAGTACATCGGGGCATCCCCCGCCCAGCCCGATTTCGCAGGCCAACCTGTCAGACTCGGAGGAAGATACGGTGGATTTCAGCCCACCGCCACCAACGCCCACTAGTCCGCTCGAGAGCTTTATCCTGAAACCCAGTGCCAAGGAGCCCCGACCCAAGTCGGAAACACCCCACAAGAGAAAGCAGGCGGAGCCCAGCCGCTACAAGCGACCTGAGAAGAAGGCCAAAAAGATCAGCAACATCTTCTCCTCCGCCATCTAGAGAACTATGGCCGGCGAAGTAGAGTACCGCCTGATCGGGGCCTCGTTCGCCATGGGACTCCTGGCCGCGTGTCCCATTGTGTGGAATTACATCTTCGCCACAGTGTTCACGTTTGCTACTTATTCCAATTGGCAGTCAGTTCTATATACCTGGTTTTTACCCGGGGTCCAGATAGCGTCTATATTTTGTGTAGTGAGATTTAACTTTAGGGGCTTGACTTGGCTTTACCTGTTTAACTTCTTTGTGGCCTTTTTCTGTTTCCTGAGCTGGTCCCTCAGCTGGAGCGTCCAGATCGTGATGCCGGTGCTATTTGTTGTCAACATGTGCACCCTCATGATCTGGCTGCTAGTGTGCTCTGATGTCATCTACCTCTGTCCGGAGATCTATCACAAATACTACGAACTGGGGTTTCTGGTGGCGCTGGTGGTACACTACTGCCTGAACCAGTTTGAACTTTATCTGACAAATGTGATGTTCATACCTTTCTTTGCCTGCATGTTCCTGGGATACGTGGGGTTTGTGAATGTGATAAAGCATAATGTCTATGCCTTGGGAAAGATGCGCTGCAAACCAATTTACTACACTAAGGCCAGCAAGTACATCACCCTGACCGCCTGGCAGGTAATAGATGTGGCCCTGCTGGAGCTGGTGCTGCTCTGGATGTTGTTGATGGCCATGGGGGCGGCGTGCATTGGCCTTAAGTTGTTCACCGAGGTCTTTGAGGGGGCGCCGAACTACATGTATTTACTTCTAGTGGGAAACTTCTGCTGTGGCAGTTTGATGGTTTGTCGGGGCTACATTATGACACTTGTGTACACTCTAGTAGGGGCGGCTAGCTTCTTTTTTGTGCTGTTTGGGGGGTACTTAGTTGGGAGGGAGAAGATGCTGATGCTGACCACGCTCATGTTCTACTGCTACTTCCATGCCAATGCCTGCTTGTTTCACAGAATCAGGAAAAAAATGAACAGATGTGTAACTACTCCCAGGTTTATTTTGAACATTTGCCTACTGTTTAACGCTTTGCTTGAACTAACTATGCTGACTGCAAATAAACTCATTTAAATTCATTTTTGTGTCAGTTACCTCACTATGTCACACGGTGGCAGCCTAACACCACAGTTGAAACTTAAGTGGCCACTGGGGTAGTAGCCACGTTATGCCACACGGTGGCGGTATGACACTAGAAAATACAAAGACAGGGCTGCTCAAAAGGCTGAGAGTCAGCTTCCATACTTTGTCACTAGGTGCCAGTGCAGCACTGCTTCTGCATTTCCTCTGCAAGTCTGTCTGCTGCTTCTGCCCTCAACACCACAAACACCCCCGCGGTAGGCTGCGGCTTGGCTCCAGGCCAGAGAGAAAAATCGAGAGGAGCAGATACGTGCAGGGCCGAAGGCTCACCTAACTAGCTGCAAGGATGGGGAGAGTCCCTTGTCAGAAAATACAGAAATAATTACATAACCAGAAAGATGCAGTACCAACAAGTCATTTTATTAGTTGGGTGAATGGGGGCACATTACACAGGCAGGGGAAAAAAGAAGAGGCCTCTGTTAGAAGACTCCGGGTACAAGATAGATGTAACAATGCTGGAGCACTCGGTGTCAGTGCAGTCAGTGAAATGAGCCTCAATTACAGAGTTAAGCAGACCGGTCACTGCCCCAGGTGTGTATTGGGTGACACATCTGGAAAAGTAAGGACCAAAGTCACACTGGGGAACGGTGTGCGAATACAGAAAAGCATACGGGGTCATAAAGTACAGCACAAGCAACCCGAGCTTAAAATCAAAAAAGAGCTCCTGGCACAAATTGGCCGCCTCCTTAATACCGCCCCCAAAGCACACCATGTAGCAGAGATTGTCTACCAGCGCGCGCTGGTAGGGCTCTCGCAAGAAGCACCTCAGCATCCCCCGGATCTTAAGTAGCGCGTGAAAGCACATTTCAGGCGCCGCTGCCATAAAAATATCCTCCCGGCAGGCCTTCCACGAGGCGGGATGCTGCAGGTTCAGCTGAAGCCACTGCAGCATCTCATCAGCAAAGGCGCACAGGTTCACCAGGCCCGTATTGGTAATAGACTCCTTTCGCATGCCCACCCAGACCCCCTTATTAACAGAACTGTGAGCAAATTCCCGCAAGGCTGCAAAGTTCTCCACGATATATTCGGTGGAGATGCTCTTATCCTGCATCCTGGAGGAAATCAGAGCCCACTCCGCGCACCGTTTGACTAAGGCATTGGCTAAGGTCTCCGACTCCATTTGGGCGGGGTTGATGCTGAGAAACTTACTGCTGTCCTCCCTGGTGGGCATGAGCCAGTGAGCAAAAGGCTGCCCCGACGGGGACTTAAACATAGACTGGGGGATGTTCAAGTCCTTGATCAGGGCGGCGGCCTCCGGGTTGCTGTGGCGCAGCTTCAGGGAGCTCTCTGTAGCACGGGAGTTGTGGTGGCGTTGTCCATGGCGGCCAAACTCGGGTCTGCGCCTCTTGTGAGGAGGGGGGTACCGGTTGCTCCGCGGGGCAGAGTTGTAGTGTCTGCCAAACACCACGTTCGGGTACAGCTTGTTCAGTGGGGAGCTGTGTTGGACAGTAGACCTGGGCCTGGTGCGCTTCGGGATCACAAAAACTTTACGAGACGAAGTAGGTCCAGGAGCGTGAAGATCACGGTCACCGCCACGGTCTGTCTCCATTTCGTCGTCCGATTCCATAGCCTTTTGTAGCGAATCATTTGAGGAGTCGCAGGAGAGGTCAAGGCTCAGCTCAGGTGTCTCGGCAGCTAAGGCGGGAAGGGGGGAAAAACACAGTGAAGCAGGAATCCGGGCAATAATAGGCAAAAGGCTGTACAGGGGCCAAGAGAGGAGATAGACAGGGGGTGTACCTTCAACGGTCCGGTTCAGAGACTGCATGGTCACGATTACTTGTTGAGCCATTTTTTAATAGCTGGGTAGAAGACTAGAGGCAACATGTGGAGTGCTGGGGTTAAGTAAGGGACTTTAGTGTTCCTAAAGGCGGAGCTTAGGTCCTTTGCATGTTTAAACACACACAGGTGAGGGGCATGCGCGTCATAAGTCCATTAGCACAGAAAAGTGAGCGACAGGTTTGTTGCTTTGGCACTTATTGGCAAAGCACTGACTCATAAATGTGACTATTAACTTTCTCTCTGGTTTGAGGTGGAGAGTTAAAAAAACTCTGACTGTTTTGGTACTTCCTCGGTGGTTAAACTTTAAGCACTTAAAGTTGTTTCCTCTTTCTGGCCTCACTTGAACAATGCAGTGATTTGAGGGCGAAAAAGTGACTTTGTGGAACTGTTGAAGCTTTTCCTCAGACATGTAGGATTTTATGGTGGTGAAGCAGCGTGGCCACACTTTAGTCAGCAGAAAGGAAGTGAGGTCAGTCTCGGTGAGGCTCTCTAGGGTAGAGATGACAGCCAGCTGTTTTTGGGGCAGCTGTTTTTGAGTGTGCTTGGACAGAAAGTCCTCGTTAACATCTTCCACCCGGTACACTGTTTTCATTTCGGAAGTCCATGGGTAGCTTTGGGAATGATGGAGGAGCCGCTTCAGATCCAGGCTGTGCTGGATGTACTCCCATTTTCCGGAGGATGGGGGGTGACAGACAAATAACTTGAGCAGCTGTTCCAACTGCCCGGTCTTGCCGACCTTGTAGGTGTACGGCAGGCGTATGGACCTGCCCTTGCCGTAGATGCCGGTGTCGAAGGGGCCATTGGGGGACTGGAGGTCAGAAATCTTGGGGAAAGACTGGCAGTTAAGCTTAATGACTCGGTTCAGAACCTTAGTCAGTTGGACCATGGGTTCCGAGCCCCTCAGGCACACGCCGGCGGGGAAGCTAGTGATGACTCGCATTCCCAGCTTCTTGACACAGGTGCAGAAGCTGGGTGCAGGCCAGCTCATGTCCTCCTCGCCACCGTAGAGGGGTAAACAGCTAGATTTGAAGAAAAACACCTCGTGATCAGGCCCCACCTCACCCAAGAGTTTCAGAATGTCCAGTATAGACTCCCGTATCAGCACGCACAGGGCGTGCATCTCCTCGACAGTCAAGCTCTGGGCGTTCAGCGGGAGGTCCAGGTCAAGGATCCAGTTGAACACCGGGAGCTTGGGGTTAAAGTACTCGTGGCGCGAAACATGCATCTGCTCGGCCAGGGAGCTGAGGGAACAGTACATTTCTGTGTAGGTGATGGCCCGGGTCAGGGCGGTGTCAGGGGCAGTCCGGCAGAAGCTTTCAGAGGGGAGTAGGATGTGCCTCCTCCAGAACGCCGCCGTGTCATCAGCAAACACGGCCATGAAGTAGTGCCTAAAGAAGAGCTCGCAGCGATAGATGGGGAGGGCGCCCCTCACAGTGCTGTCAGTCATATAGGCCCTGGGGTCCCCGAACACGCTGTTGCGGGAGGAGATGGCGGCCAAGTCCATGAGGCCTTGAAACTCCTCGGCGAAGCAGGCGTCGGGGTATTCGAGGTTTATGTTTTTCAGGAGCTCCGTGACCTGGCAGCTCTCCCCGCTCCACATCACGGGCCCCGGTCGGTCCGGGGCGGCCTGAGTGCATTCGGGAGCGTAACCCTCCATGTGGTGCAGGGGCACGCTCCGGATAGTCACGTAATTGGACAGATAGGTCTGCTTGTTGTAATAGGTGGCCATTTTGTGCTTAAAGTCGGCGTCGATGTTGGCCACCAGCAGCGGGGGCAGCTCCAGGGTGGCGGGCAGGAGCTCGGGGCTGGTGTTCTCGGAGTAGCTGAGGAACTTTTGATTGTTGAAGCACTGGAAGAAGGAGAGGTAAATGTAGTGCACCAGATCCTGGTTAGAGAGCATCAGCTGGCCCCTGAACTCGTTGATGCATCTGTCTATTGCCTCGCACTCCAGGGTGTCACGCTGGAGCTTGTGGCAGACGTACTGATGAAAGTCCTCCAGCAGGGCGAGCGCGGGGGAGGCGGTGGCCACCGCCCCGAGTTCCCGCAGTGTCGTCACCAGGGAGAGCGAGGGGCCGCGTTTGGGTAAAAAGAGGGTGGCCAGGTGACACAGGGTTTCTATGGTGCAGGTGGTAGGGGGGGAGAAAAAATGGCATGCGGAAACCAAGACAAAGTGGTGCTCAAACACACCGAAAGTATTAATGAGCCAGTGGGGAGAGGTGCTTAGCTTAAAGTACTTGCGCAAGGAGGCGATGAACTTAGCCCTGCCCCAGGTGATAGCATTTTTTATGCTGTAGTCATCGCCAGCCAGTCCCAAGACTTCCAGAATAGGCTGAAAGGCCTCCAGGGCGGCCCGCTTAGAGTAGCAGGAGGATATTAGCTTAGCCGGTAAACTGGCGCGGTTGAAAAGAAACCCATAGGCGAGGTCCGAGGGTATTAGAACTCTGAACACCTCCAGACAGCGAACCCCCGCGCACCCGGGGCGTTTGAGTGGCAGGCATAGAGAGAGGCGCACGGACTCGGTGGTGATAGCACAGGGCTGGCAGTTGTGTAATACGCAATAAATAGTGCTGTAGGTTCGCTGCCCCGTCAGTATATCAGCCAGTAGCTCGGCACAGTCGGAGTCGGACGCGAATATAGCCTTCACTGCGTCAGCCATGGCCAGGCGGTGGCTAGAGTGGACGTGCTGCGGAGTGTGGCCCTTCGGCAGGCCCAGCGCGGGGAGGTATGATCGGATGTTCGAGGAGTCCAGCGCCCGGTGTTCAGACCGCGTCAAGAAGGAGATAGATAGGGGCCTGCCCCCGGGTGTGTCGGTCGGCGACCTAATACATGGGGAGAAGAGTAACGAAACTCTTAACCAGGCACATATGTTAGCACTACAGTCCAACTACATAAGTGAGTATCTCGCGCGCTTTAATGCGGCTGAAATACCTAGTTCGTGTCAGGGCATCGTGGCGAATCAGATTGCCAAGCTCAAGGCTATGCAAAGCGTCATCTGGAACGCGATGATATCCATTGCCACCAGCAATGTGGAGCTTAGCGACAGCGGCTTTCAGCTGCTGCTAGACAAGCAGGCCTGTGAAACCATGACCCTCATGGAAATGGAAAAGCTGGCCACTGCTATCAGCGTGGACAACACGACCGCCTGGGCAAAGGAGATCTCGAAGATTGTAGTCACCCAGCCTGCCTCCACAGATGTACAAGCTGCCCCAGAGGAGCCGATCTATGAGGAACCAGAGGGGGTTGAGAACATGATGCTGTTACAACCTACCCAGCAGAAAAGGCCAACCACAAAACCACAGTCAGTGTTGTAGCCATTTATTGTGTAATGACAGTACTTAATGAGCACAATAAAGTTTAAGTTCCCGAGGATCCCAAACCCTTGGTGCCTCTCACTCTGTTGTTACAGACGCTTTCTTGGTTTAGAGTGCTGCTGGAGGTGCACAGGTCCTTTTTAATGTCTATAAAGGAGACCCGGCTCTGCCGGAAGGGAATGTCCCAAATCTTTTCAGCGCAGCAGAGTCTGCTGAGAAAGCTGGGGGTGGGTAGATTCTGGGAGTGGATAAACACCACCTGGCAAATCCTGCTGTTGGCCTGTAGCAACATGGTCTCGCTGGTGTGGTTAAACAGGGTCAGTTTCAAGGTGGAGTTCCTCCACACCAGGGGCCGCACGGTCAGGCCCCTGGATGCCAGCCCCGAGCGGCCCAGGACGATGGGCACAAAGTTCCTGGAGGCCACGGGACAAGCGGCGGATACCTTTAGGGTGAATGCACGTAGGGGCAGCACGACGATGATTCGGTCCAGGTGGAGGTCGTAGCCCACGTCGTCGTGATACCTCGGGGGCTGGAGGATGCTGGGCTGCACCAAGATGGGGGTAGCGTAGGTGAAGGAGACGATGGTCACCTTCAGGCTTCCAGCAGCAATCCCCTGGTGGCTGCTTGTCAGGTTGTTGCAGATAAGCTTCAGCTCCCCACAGTAACTGGGGTCGATCAGGCCGGTGTGGAAATTGACGTTCCTGGACCCCTTAGCTAGCAGCAAGATGGCATAGCCAGGGACAGCTCGCACATATACGCCCAAGGGCAACACAGTGGCCTCGAAAGGCCTGACAGTAACTAGCTTGGTATTGACTAATTGCAGCTTAGATTCCTCCTGGTCTGAGGTCACCTTGAACCTAGACTCCTCCTTCTTGTAGTACACCTCCAGGCGTTGGTGGCGGCGCAGGGACCTCGTTAGAGCCATTGTGGGCTACTATATAAGTGGCAGTCAGACCTGTGCCCGGGGAGAGACGCGGGAGGTACTGCTTTATAATGGCACTAGCGAGAGCGAAGCTGAGTATATTTTTGCTTGGCACTTGGCAACTTTTTGTCACCTGTTTAGTTAATGCCAACCTGACCACTCCGAGCAGGCATGTGCCAATATTAAATGAAACTGGTTTGATGAGCTCAAATGTGGACTTTTATAGCTACTCTTGTAACGCTGACACTTTTGTGCTGAGGTTAAATAGCTTCTCCTCGGTCTGGGCACTTATTAACGTGTTTGTGGTGTTAATCAGCGCTGTTGTCTACATGACGTATGTGTGCTTCACTAAATTTGTCAATACGCTCATCTACCAATAAAAAACCACCGGGGACAGATTCAGTATTTAACTACGGCTCAGCTGAAACAGAGGCCACTTTGGGAGCAGAAACTTCGGAGAGATGGCCTACTCTGGGAAACCACAGGCCGGTGGGCCGGCTGACAATTCGGTCGAAAAACTAGCCGCGGAACTCACCCGTCTACAAATGGAAAATAGCAAACTACGCCGTAAGCTTCGTCAGTCCACCGGGGGTGCCAGTTGCTTATTACCCGGGGAGGAAACGAAGCCTGGAAAACTGTCACCCGAGGATAAAAATATATTGCTGGCTGCCTGGCACACTAAATTTGCGGCTAAAGCATCAGAAAAGTTATACCGTAAGATAAAGGCCCTAACTGCTGAAGAAGACGATGAAGAGGGGATCAACAAGGTACTGGCAAGTAGCACAATCAGAGTGCATGCCTCAGTTGACCCTGAAGACAGACCTCGGATGTCAAAGGAGAAAAAAAAACAGGCCAGGGGGAGAACTCAGTAGTCAAACTTTTAATTAAACATAATTCGCACAGTACAAATGTGTGTGTCTACATTTTTAATTACTCGGTTAAACACAGGACAATGTTGATAATGACCACCATGACAATAGCAAAGATGGTCCCGACGATGGGCAGCAGCCAGATTTTCATGCGCTCGTGGTGCTCGACCACTGGAGGGGTGGTTAGGTCTTCAGGAGGGAAGAGGTCGTGGGGGGTGATAATGAGCCGTCGGGTGGAGTGACTTCTGTGGTGGTGGTGGTGACCTGAGGAGAAAGGGAATTTCAAAATGTTAGACTCGCCAGCCTTGTGCTAGCTGCTCAAGCCATGCACTTCGGCGGCACCATACCTGCTGTTGTGGTCGTGGTTGTTATGTTAGGGGGGTTGGTTGGCGCGGACGGCGCTACCTCCGGCTGTTCGGGGTGGATTTTTTTTGTTGTAGAGGGGGGTATTGGTGTGGTAAGTATGGGCCCCACAAAGGAGGCCTCCGTGGGCTGAGTGAGTGTCTCAGCGGAGGGTGACGGTGCGGGTTGGTCAGGGCGCGCGGTATTTGGGGAAGGCTCAGGACTCAGAGTGGGGGGCCTATCGGGAGTGGGTCCAGCTTCGGAAATTAAAAATGCTGTCTCGGGGACAGGGGGAGTAGGTGAAATGGAGCTGGCCCCTGTGGCTCGCTGTGTGGTGAAAGTAGTGGAAGGGGGACTGTTTGAAGTGGTTGGGGCACTGCTTTTGTCTCCGGGATGCTGAGTTGGGGAGAACTCTGTCCTGGGCACCATAGAAGAGGGAGTGGAAGGGGTGCTCGGAGGTAAAGCCTGAGTGGAGAGAGCTGGTCTCGGGGTAGAACTGGGAGAGGGAGAATACAGGGGGGTTTCAGCCTCAGTTGGGCTGGAAACAGGGGAAGGTGTAACTACACCTGAAGAGCTGCTGCCACCTGGACTGGGAGAAGGAGGGGAGCTATTAGCATCTGACAGGAGAGGGGTAACGGGAGTAGATGTGCGAGAATCAGAAGTGGGGCCAGCTGTGGGATCAGTGCTGCTTAGGTTGGAGGAGGAAGACCTGAAGGAAAAGGAAGAATCAGAAGGCCTACCTGTTTCTGGCTCAAGGCTTAACGGTGTTGGTGGCTGAGTAGTGGTGGGCGCCGCGCTGGGTGGCGGCGCCGGAGACGAGCTACTAAGAGAGGTTTTGCTAGCATAAAGAGAGGTAGATGCTACGGTACCTGGAGAAGCTTCTAGGTCGGAACTAACTGGTAGCAGGAGCACCCCAGCATACTCAGTTCCGAGGGAGCTGAGAAACGCCAAGCTGAAGTTCGCATTACTGGAGTAATTTTCAGAAACAGTAACTGTGATCGGTCCGCCTGGAGTGAAGGATGCCTCAAGGTGTGGACAGGCCAGGGAGACTAACACTGCATCAGACACATTGTCCAGGCGCTCTAGTACACACGACGGCTCCCGCTGGTTGTATACAACCAGCTGAAAGCTTTGGGGGGGCTGGCTAAAGTTCAGAAGGACGGGGTTCCACGACAGGCTAAATGACTTATTCCTATTTACAGGGGTCGGTATATGCGTCAGGGAGTAACGGTTGTTCTCGGGGAGAGATTCGCGTCGGCTAGATATGTTCTGAAATCTACTGCAGTTGCTCCTTGGAGGAGAGGTTTGGGTAGTTTTTACAGTGAGGGAAACACCGTCCTCGTGGGCGAGCAGCCAGCCAATGTCTAGGGTGGCCGAGAGGGTGTCACCCTCGGTGTTGTTAGCGGGGATCATTTTCATGTTAACAGTCAGGGGGAGCGTGGGGCAGGCAATCTGCACGTTGGTCAGTCGGTTAGGGTTTGGGATGGAGACGTTGGCGCTACACTGACTATAGGAATTAGATGAGTTTAGGGCCAGGAAAACTGTAAAGTTGATGCTGGAGTTTGCAGAGTAGTCCTGCAGAAAGATGGAGGACTTAGAGTCTAGTACGGGGAGCTCGTCGGAGATGTCCGCACAGTCCTCATTCTGCTCGGGCTCGGTGGCTGGCACCGGGCGGGCATTGTATACGGTGCACCAGGAGATGTTGAAGGGGTCTACCACTCGCATGAGGGCCAGGGCGTCCTGGCCCTCACTGTCGAGGGTCATGTTGTCGGATGAGATATTGACCGCGGCCCAGATGACCCAGGGGGACTGGCCCCCTACGACACTTAGGGTGACGGGCGGCCCTCCCTCCCCCGAGCTTTCATTGAAACTCTTGATATCACTGGTGGCATTCGAAATTCGGATGTAGCTGCTGTTCAGGTTGTGCAAGGAGGAGCTGTTGAACGTCACGTCATATACACAGTCAGGACAGTTGGGGTACGCAGGCCCGTTGCCGACAAAAACCAGGTAGCTCAAAGTAGAGTAGACGTAGTGGGTGTAGCTGTAGGTGGTGTAGTTACAGTTCAGGGATAAGGTAGCGTTATCCATGGACGGTGGCGCGTCAGGAGAGGGCTAGACAGGAAGGCTCAGGGGTGCCGCATCCAGGGAGTCAGGGTAATTAGACGGTGGTCGAGTTGGGAGCAGGCCGGGGCACACCGAGCGTTGCCCACCGGAGTCTTCTGTATTTAGAGGTTGGTAGTAAGTCTTGGAACGCGATCCTGTGGAGTATAAGGGCAGACACTTTTAATTTAAGGATGCTAGAGGAGAAAGTGGAAGGTCATAAGCTAGGTGCTTGCCCTCGTGTACTCGGCTCAGTCAGTTAGCTATCATAATACCAGGAATCTTCGCTCTCATAGTCATAGTAGTCTAGCCATGGCTCTACTGTTGGGTCGCTATATTCGTCTTCATAAAGGAGCTCGTCGGAGTCGTAGTCTAAGTCCTCCTCTTCAGTAGGGAATACAGTCGGGGGGTAGCTGAACTCCACACTGTCATTAAGCGGTGGAATGTACATCAGTCGAACCACCTCATCCCCGTCCCTATGAGGAAAGCTGAGGTTGCCAATACTTATGTGAACTAGCTGCCTGTAGAGGGCAAAACAGCCTAAGGTAAAAGAGGTAATACAAATGTTCAAGGCCGCTAGTACACATAAGATTTCCAGGAGCAGGAGCTTGTGAGGGAACCTCATGGTGACTGGGAGAGAAGACCGTGCTCTTAAAGTGCCAGTGCCCCGTATTTAAATATCTTGCCTGGGGCAATATACAGTTGGGCATAGTGCCAACGGGAACTTACCACTCAAGAATGGGGGAATGGAGACTACCGGTAGGGTTGGGCAAGCGCGAGCATTAGAATATCTACTGACATCTTAAATATTTAGTCAAGTTGGGACCCGAATGTAACACCTATGTGGCAGGCAACCAAGAAAAGAGGTGGGGGCACCTGAGTGCCAGTTAGGGTTCGGCCCGGGTTCAACATTCTTGCGGGGTTCAGGGGCCTTCCGAGAAAGACCTCCTAAGTCCAATAAGAGAGTCTTAGTCATAAGAGACACCGGTCCACCTATGACCATATCAACAAACAAGCCGCACCTTACCGAATGCCCACCCCAACCCACCCATGGAAATACCATTGACCACCGCCCCGGTAGTCACACGCAAGTAAGCAATGACACACTTCGCAAAAGAAGGGTAAAGGACATTCCTTTTATTATAAATATGAAGCAAGCACAGCGCGGGAGTGTCAAGAAAGGGCACTTTAGGTCATCAGGGGGGGCTCGCCAGTCGCCTGCCTTGCAGCTTGCTTTCCAAGTCAAGGATGATGGACTTTAGCTGGCTGTTCTCGGTCAGGAGGTCTAGGTTCTTATTCTTCAGTTTGTCAATCTCAGCATCCTTTTCTTTAATTTCCTGTAGGAAGAACAGCACTAGTTAGCATCCCCCTCGTACGTGGGATTGGGGTGGGGAACGTCGGTACTGCGGGTAAAGCTGAGGGGGCCAGTCACCTGAAGGCTCTGGACGATCTTCCGAGAAACTTTGTCCCTGAACATCTTAGCTTGCAGGCGGCTCTTCCATTTCTGCAATTCATCCTTGTTGGTACATTGCTTCATCTAGGGTAAGATAAAGAGATCATGTATGGCTGGCGGGGACACATAAAAGCAGACCCTAGCTACCCACCACACTAGAGTCAGCGCAGCCCCCACCCAAAATAATAAATACCTGGTGAAGGTAGTGCTCGGTAGACTTGCGCTTGAGCCTGGGACCCCTAGGCACAAAGGGTGGTGGCTCATCCTTGTCTGCGTGCTCAAACTGCTTGACAGTTTGTTCAATGCTTCTCTGCAGGTCCTCGTAGTCACTGAGGCTCTGTATGCAATTGGGTCGCAGTGGATCGGGGTCTAGATTTTGCACGGGTGAGGTGGGGCAGGGCTCAGGGGGCTCAAAGTATCCTTCGCCCATTTCAGCTAAAGTCTGGGCGCACTCCAATGTGCGGCGGCGCTTGTTCCATTTGGCTAGGGTGCGCGAGCTGGCCTTGGGGGATTTATTCACAGACAGGTCCATGCCCGAGCTAGAAATATCAGGAGGTGGTGAGGGGCTGGCATCCATTAGAGAATTCTCGGCAGACTGTTGCAGGAGAGACTGGTCAGTGTCCACACCTTCAGGCAGTAAATAGTAAAAGCTTGAAAATTGGACTGGAGTCCCATCTGGAGTTACGCCCCAAAATAACTGACCAGGGCTATTGGCCATTGCTGCAGTGATGCTAGTAATCAGACTAGCTAATGGCAATCTTTTGACATTCCAGACTAGTATTTATATGCTAGGGGGTTAAAGTGCTCATTTTTATTAGCTATTGTTAATACAACAAAAGACAGGCAAAAGTCAAAGTTAGAAAACTACACTTTTATTTTAACATCACAAACCACAAGTAAAAAAGGAAGTTAATGTCACATTTCTGGGAGGTAAACCAAAAAACCACACATTCTGGCTAACTGTGGTTATCTTCATACCCTGTTGAACACAGATTGGTTGCTCTAGTGTTTGCTGCCAATATTTTAAAGTCACTGAAACCCTGAGGAGTTGCTGTTGTTTGCAAAGAAATTGAAAATTCTGAACATTTCCATTGACAGGGGGTCTGAGGGTGCTTCCTGAGAGCTGGGCGCCTCTGACATAGAAAAATTACACTGAGCACCGAGAGGCTGCACAGAACTGTTGGTAGCAACACTGGAGTCCTGCCCATCTAGTAAGTCATCCAAGATGCTACTCAGGGACCCAACATCAGTAGACTCACCCTGGCTATGCACAGAGCCAGTGGAGGAAGAGGGCTGAATGCTGGAAGAACTGTAGGGAGAGACGGGCTCAGTCACAGGGGGAAATGAGGGGGCAAAGATAGAATTCCAGTCAGTCTGGGGCGGGAAGGGGGTTTCAGTCGAATGCTGTTGGAGGTAGTTAGGGGCTGCGGCGCTAGTGCTGGGCATGGCAAAGTCACAGGGATGGGCAGCCGGAGGTAGTACCGAGCTGGGGCCCAGCTCGGCGAAGGCACAGGACGCAGCCAGGGTCGGGGTGGCCGTGGAGGTGCTGGGAACGGCAACGTCACACGGGGGAGCCGCTGCTGGAGGTCCCGCGCTGGTGCTCGGTCCGGGCAAGCTGCACACTCGGGTCGCTGCCGCCCCGGCCACTGGTGGGGATAAATCAAAGGACTGGCATGCCGGGGGCACAGAGGTAGTGCTGGTGCTAGGCACAGCAAAGTCCAGGGGGTAGGGGGCCAGGGGCGGAGATCCTTGGGGGCCGGTAGGTTGGCCGTGGCTAGCTGCTGGCTGGCTCAGACTGGAAGAAGTCAGGGGTGACTCCAATGACCACGGGTCCATACAAACAGGATGGGAAGTGGATGCGGGGTTTTGCAGAAGAGATGAGAGGTCCGGGCTGCAGTGGGTTTCAGGTTCGCTGAGGTCGTCGGTGTGGAGCAAAGTCTCTGGGAGATGAAACCGCTTGTTCTCATAGTCAGAAAATGCTGACTTGTTGGGGCACCTGCGCCTGGCTGTAAAGTGTATGTGTCGCGTAAGGCTGGCCTTCTGCTGGCGAATGTCCTCCTCAATCTTAAACAGGGGTTTAAACACGTCATCGAGGCTGGGGACGGGAAAGGTGTGCTCCATGTACGCCTTGAGGCTAGCTGGGGTGGTGTCGGACTCCAGCAAGTTTCCAAATACGGAGACCACCTGGAGCCCGGCCTTCATAATTTGCATGCGGCCGCCTCCAAACATGCGTCCCTGGTGGACGGCTCGGCTCCTGACCTCAGATAGCAGCGTGTACATGGCCCGTGCCAGTTCAGGGGGTAGATGGAGCCCGTTGCAGGGGGCTACCAGGAAAAACCTGTCCGTGTTGCGGATGATCCTCTCGATGAAGTGGCGGATGATCTGGCCGGAGGCAGTTGCGCATAGCAGCTGCTTACAGTTAGCCTGCCGCACTCGCTGCTTGTAGCTTTTTAACAGGGCAAATATGTTGAACAGGTTGAGGTCAGCGACGAAGCCCCAGAGCTCATTTTGAACTTTGTTGGCCTCCACGATTTCTTGGCACATCTCGAGCACCTGCTGTGTGAAGGCCTCACTTTCTTCATCAGTGCAAGTAGTAGTCTTTTGGAAGGCACTCATTCGTCTGTATATTTTATCCGACAGCTCGCCGCTTAGGCCTATGAAATCGTCTAGGCATATTACCTTGGAAATACTCTTCTAGAAAGAAACACACAAAAGGAACAGAAATTGAGTAATGGCGGGGCGACTTAGGAAGGCCGGCAGCGCCGACGAGCACCCAGACAAGTACTTTGTTTTCAAGAATAAGGCATTTTCCCTAAAGCACCTGTTTAGATACTTCTACGCAGATCCAGGGCAGTTGCGTGCGATGCTAGAAGATGTGGCTATACCACGGTCCACAAGGTGCAGGCGGGATAGCAAACACCTCATCTTGTGTCTAAAAAGATGCATGTTTATCCTGAAGGTGTATAAGGTGTTCGCTGAGAGAAAAACCTCAGAGCGGGGCATTGTCCCGTGCATTCTCGTCAACCTGCGCTATCACCTGGAAGGCATCAAGGGGGTGGTGGGAGAAGAGTCCCAGATGTGGATAGAGCCCCTGCTCGAGGCTCTGTACAGGCAGGGGGCCTTCAATCTGGAGAAAGCAATAGAAGAGGGGCTGCCCGGCCTACTGGCGGCAGAGTACGCCCTGATCCCAGACCAGGGGGTGTCCCTGTCCCAGGGCTGCCACACCTGGGTCAGTGGCAGGCTGCTACCCACCGTGAGGGGCAGTGCCCGGAGAAGCATCAGTGCCCTGTTCTCAGACTACCACCTGTCGGTTCCCTCAATCACTGCCCTCAGTGTAGCCTCAAAAAAGCTATTTGATAAGCGCAACACATCCACGAAGGAGCTCACCCACAGAACATTCAACCTGCATTACAATCACATAGTGTTCTGGACGGCCGTCCTGAAAATGTACCAGGATGCCCTGTGGGAAAATGAGTTGCTAAAGCGAATGGATCTGTTGAGAGATATGCTCCACATCGAGCTCAAACCGTTTCTAGAAAGCAAGCCCAGCCCCGGCAGCAAAAAGTCCCCAGTGGCGGAGCTGTGTAAGTGCATTCATTATCTGATGACAGATTTGTTGGCTAACCACAGTGAGATGATAGCAGTACAGCTGTTTGCACTCATTTGTGAGTGTGAAACTTTTCATACAAACGGCAAAGCAGCTTAAAAATAAAAATGAAATGAATAAAAACTATTTTGACTCACCTTCTTTGGGGGTCCATGCTGACTGTGGTCAGGATTTGAGGGTCTTTTGCCACTCATGTTCCCGGGTCTAGGGCAGGAGTTATCAGACTCAGTTAGCAAGGGAGTAACAGTAACCTGCCCTGAATGTGCACAGCTCTTATAGCCAGTCCCCTTTTATTATGTACAGTTCCTGCTAGCTGATATTTAAGCCAGCCCCTATTTTTTTTCTGGGTGACTTGCTCACCACCATGGAGCAGGTAGTTCCTGTTAAGGGCTTAACAGTTCAGCACCAGGCCAAGTGGAATTGGTTAATAGGAAGCTTCAGCTCACATAACAGTGCACAAGCCTGCCTCCAATTTATTAAACAAATTTCTTCAGAAAATGAAATTTCACACTGTGCTTGTCTCCTGGTACTAGTCCATAATATGCAGACTCAGCAATACTTGGAAGAGGAAGGAAGAGCTGTGAATCTGGCAGTTGTGGTCAGGTGTCTCGCAGAGTATGGGTTTGATAAAGTGTTCAACAGGGAGTGCAAAGAAGACCCTGAAAGCATGTTTTATGAGTGCAAAGACAGGTTGGCACTCCTGATAGAGTCAGAGTGTGGTTGTGGGGAATGTCTGGGCACTTCAGAGATGCTGTCAAAAACTAAAGTTACCAGCAGAATGCCACGCCTGCAACCCCACACAGTGCTTGCCTACGAGCCTGAGCTCTGCTCCGTCTATAACAGCGCCGTTCTCTGTAACACAGTCCTAATCCCAGACAGGCTACTTGGGGATATCATTAACCAGACGGATTTTAGGGAGTTTGGGAGCCATACCGTCCAAGCTGAGGCCACTACTCTAGCCATCTGCATGGTCATGAGCTGGATCTTCTGCCTGCTGCGGCAGACCACGCTTGGTCTCCTCCAGGCAGTGATGAGGCACATGCTGCAGTTCGCCGTGACCTATGAGCTTCCTATCCACTCAGTAAGAGATCTACATCGGATGGACAGGAGGCTCCTGCGGCTAGTGAGGCAGAGGGATGTGGAGGCTGGCGCCGACCTAGAAAAATTGAATGACCTGTTGAGAGTCCCCTTATATCAGCGTATCATGGTATGTAAGAACCAACTCAACGGCCAACAGTGCCTCCTTGACCCTAGGTATGAAGAGTTCAAGAGTCTGATTCAGCAGGCAACAGGTGACACCTGTGAGCAAAACGTAGGTCAGGGGACCTCTCCCACGGGGGCAGCCGGAGTTCAGAGTCAATGGGAACCGCTTCAGATTACAGATACTCACCCTCAAACAAAAGGGCCCAGCCCATATTCTGGAAATGCATCAACAACTCACCTTGGGGGGCAGGTATCGGAAAAGCACTTGAAAGATTTAGAAACACTTTTGTCGGAGGAAGGAACGCCCAGTCAGCAAACACTCAAATCTGAAGCGGGAAGTCCTCTCATCCAAGAACTATTTGACCCGGGCAGCCCGGAGGAAGCTGACAGCAAGTATATGACATTAGATGAATTTGAGCAAAAATTGTATGATCAGTCGGTGGAGCCTGTAATATATAAAGAAGAGTATTTTCCGCTGGGAGGCGAGGGAACTGGGCCCTAAAGGATAGGTATAACTCAGCAATCAGGGTCGCAGTTACCTCAAAGCTTACAGAAGATGGCCCTCCTCGCCACAGGGCTTTATTTTTTACTAGGATGCAGCGTCCTGCTATCCCGGGTAGCCTCGGTGGGTAGCAGCAATCCCTTCTTTTGCTGTCATCAAAACAGCACAACCCTACCTCCTGACATCCTGTTTTCTATAACAAACATCATTTTTCATGCTCCTAAGCAATGCCAGGAAAGAAATGTGGCGGTGGTGTATGTGAACACTACAAAGGGCTACAAGCAGGCAATATGTTTGAACGGGTTTAGCCTCATGTCCTTCACTCTAGCATTAATGGACATGCTGTTAGACACAGCCTATTGGCTAGTTGATAAGCGCTTTTACAATGAGCTGGCAAGATATAAGGTGCAGTTCAGCGCAGAGCTCACAGCCAACACCACGGACAGCTCCATGTTCAAAACTGCCTTTCAAAGCTTCACTCCTCGGATGCGCAATGGAGGCGTGGCTTAAGCGGCACATGTGGCCCAGCCTGCAGCAGCACCACAGCCACCCTGATCGGGAACTCCTGCTCTCGAGCGAGTGGCTCGAGTTCCTAGACCTCTCTCCGTTTCTGCGCCACAAGCTTCATACACTACTTAGTACCGTGAGTGACCTCCGACGGACATGCACCGTCTACCCGCCTCAGGATTTGATCATGGCCTGGTCGCACCTGTGTTCCCCTCAGGAAGTCAAAGTTGTCATAATCGGGCAAGACCCTTACCACGGGGGGCAGGCAAATGGGCAGGCATTCAGCGTCAACCGGGGCTTCCCTGTGCCGCCCAGCCTCCGGAACATCTACACCGAACTTAGAAACTGCTGTCCGGATTTTGTCCCACCGGCTCATGGATGTTTGGAGCAGTGGGGGCGCCAGGGAGTACTATTATTAAACACCGTCCTCACTGTAGAGGCCAAAAAGCCAGGCTCACACAATGACCTGGGCTGGGCATGGTTTACTAACCTCATCATATCCTCTATTTCTGAGAAACTTAACCACTGTGTCTTTTTATTGTGGGGCAGTAAGGCCATCTCCAAAGGGTTAATGATTAACAAGCAGAAACACCTGGTGCTTAAAGCTCAACATCCTTCCCCTCTAGCAGCTAAGAACAGCTACTCTAGTCAGTCCAAGTTCATTGGGTGTGGACATTTTGCTGCTGCCAATAAATACCTGGCCCAGCACGGCAAAGTTCCTGTAGACTGGACCTTAGACTAGAGGCAGCAGGGTGCTCACGGGCCTCCAGTACCATGGCCATGTTTCTCAAACCAAAGGGGGCCCTTGAAGATGACAGAATGCTGCCCTTGGAGGGGGCGCCTCGGCGAAAGAGGACAACTTTTTTCACCTTCCCCGCCTTCAAAAACATGAAACAGCTCACGCACAGCGGCAATATTTCCATGTCCCAGCTTAAAAGAGAGATGCTGGACGTGGAAGAAGTGTTTTACCCCGAAGCGCTTAATGGACCACCCGCCATCGTGCAGGGCAAGAGTTACAAAACCCTGAAAGTACTCTCTGACAGCGACTGGAGCAGCGGCTCGGACAGCAGTATGGAGGATGACTCCCCACGCAGCCCCCCAGAGCAAAAACATTGCCAGAAGACCTGCCAGCCGCCTGCAAATGGCCGCAGCCAGGGGGTCAAGCGCAGCAGCAGCACCGACACTGCCAGCAGCCCTGGTAGCGCAAGCGGCTCGGAGAGTAGCAGCGACGAGGAGGTGCCGCCAGCAAAGCGGGCAGCACCGGATAGGTACTCTGCGCCCATCTGTAAGCGGCAGTGCGGTCTAGAGGAGCCCGTAACAATAGGAAAGCAGGAAGAGATTGTCCTGAGCATATCGTCCTCCAGCTGCGGCAGCACTACCTCCACAGACAGCTTTGACTTCGTGTCCACTGAAAACACTACGGCCAGTGATGGCAAAAGCGGACTGGGGCCCAAAGAGATGCAGTCCCTGGACCTAAATGCGCCGGCCTACCACGACCACATTATGCCAGAGACGCCTCCCATCAAGGGGGGTGCTGGCTACCCATGGCCCTGGAAATAAATGCCTATAAATAAAAGTTTAATTTATTACTACATTTATTTGTGCTTGTATTTTATTAGTAAACCAGCAGGGTTTTGGGGTTACAGAGCGCCGCCACTATGTGCTTGCTGGACTCGCAGATGTCCATTTCACAATCTTTGCTGGACAGGGGGTTGCTGTCGATGACCAGGTGGTTGGCGTCAGTGGCCCGGGATAGGGCCACATACACGTGACTTCGCTTAATTTTGCTGTGGTTCCCAAAGCAGACGGCTACCTTATCCAGGGAGAGACCCTGGGCTTTGGCAATAGTCATGGCCAGCTTGGAGCTGATCCCATAGTCCCCCACCGAGCACATGTGAATCTGAGAGCCACCCTCGAGGATCTCAGTCATCTTTGTGATGTTGTTTTCGAGGCAGCAGATAAACCCGTCGGAGTCCTGCACCACCAGGTGGGGTAGCTTGTCCTGGAGATCCTTACTCAGGGTGTTTTGTAAGAAGGCTTTGCCAAAGTAGATGGGGGAGAAGGTGTAGCCCTGGAGTCGGTAGGACTCCACTGTGGAGGCGTAGTCCAGCAGGCCGTGGACTGGCTCTGCACTCACGTAGTCGACGTAGTTCTTGACTATGGTGTTGCAGAGAAAGGTGCTGAAGGTGGTGTCGGGAAAAGAGGGGGACAGGTGTTGTTCTGCGGCCCCGAGTCGGGCATAGAACACGTCCTTGAGGCTGGAGTACACGGCTATGATATTGGCCAGGCTAGTGGACTTTACGGTGGGGGGAGGGAGGGTTTTGTGGTAAAACATGTCCTCTGTGGCACTGAGGGTGTCCAAGTCCTCCAGAGAATTCACCTCCACGTTACTCTTGCACAGGACGGAGGGGATGGGGCTGGTACTCAGGGCATCAAGGTAGGCCTGGCAGGAGGCCTGCACTGCGGCATGGTAGAAGGTGTACATGGCGTTGTAGAGCAGGTTGCTGAGGAAAACATAGGCGTGCTCGGGCTGCTCGTGTCCGTGGGTATCCAGAAAGGACTCACTGTCCAGGAGCTTTCTGAACTGGCTGTACGTGCCTATAAACCCCAGGAAACACTTCTTAGTTTTCCCATTCACGGAGACGTAGCTGCCCTTTACAAACTTAGTGGCGAACGTCACCTTGGTAGAGGTCTCCCCCACCTCGGTGCACACAGTGGTCATATCCTGATCCACAAACTGGGAATAATTACTGAGTCTGTAAGTGTTGCGCGTGAGCCACTCCAGGGGGGAGAGGTTGGGTAGGTGAACGGCGTCTTTGTACTCGTCCACGGCGCCGTGAAATATCTCGCAGACGATGGGGCACGTGAAGAGCGTGCAGGCAGAGTCCCCCTGTTGGGCCGAGAGGGCGCAGTGTAGGGCGCTCAGGTACTGCTTGACCTCGGCATGGGACAAGAATAGGCGCGTCCAGCCGATGTACTGCATGGGGTCCATAATCTTGCTCTTGGGCACCACGAGGCGGTTGATATACTCCATAACATCCTCGGATACCTCTAGGCCGTACTCGAGCACCTTCAGCATGTGCCCGAACTCGGGGTCGGTGCAGCGCTTGTTGTTGATAAATAGGGCCCAGTTTTCAGAAATGTTGACGTACGTAGAGACGGCGTTGTTGCCAATGAGCAGGGACAGTATGTTGTCGCACTCCCGCACCCGCTGCCGCTGTGTGCCGTGGTCAAACAGGGACTGATAGGCGTCCGTCTGCGTCGGGGAGCCCACACAGACCACACAGGGCATCTTGCCCTGGACATACTGCTTGGTGTTTAGCCACCCGTTAAAAAACCACCAGAGAAACACAATAGCCATGAGGACGTGGGACGAGAGGGTCCCCGCCTCGTCGATAACTATGATGTTAGTGGTCCACATCTGGGGGCCGCTCAGGCAGCTTAGTGTGCTGAAGGCCCGCTCCGACATGCTCCCATATAAACCATACTTTTTCTTCTTGGTGAACTCACTCATGATATCCTTGATGACGGCCCAGTACTTGGAGATCTCATAATACTGGAGGGTGGTGATGTCCGGCTCCAGCTGGGAGGGGATCTGGGGTTTTCTATTTAAAAGGTTGATGTGACGAGATTTGAAGCCAAAGGCGGTGTATATAGTCGGGCAGAAGGTGTGCAAGGTCTTAGAGAGGTTCTGGGCGGCCACGACGGTAGCTCCCGTGATCAGGCAGTTGAGGTTCTGGTAGATGGCCGCTATGCTGGTGCTCTTCCCGGCCCCCGCCGTGCCGGTGATGCAGTAAGCAGAGAAGGGGAGCAGGGGGCCGAGCTCGTCAGGATCAAACTCGGTGTCGAACCAGCTTATGTCAGGAGGGCTGGAGGTAGTCCTCTCGGAGAGGGTTCTAATCTTCTGAACGATCGAGCGGACCTTTGCCTCGGAGGTCATATTCAGGATAAAGCTCTTAGGTATGTGCTCCATCGCGGTCCACCCCACGAGCCAGTCGGTGACTCTCTTTGAAATTCTGCAAGGGAAATATGCATACGTAAAGGGCCAGACCCTGTTCTCCTCGGTGCGCAACTCGGGGACCTTCTTTAGGCAGGTTTTCACTAACATCTATAAAGCGGCCCTGTCCAGCTGCACCTACGAGGACGTTCTGTCCGATTGGATAAAATATGAGTCTACCATCAGGCAAAAATGGGCGCCCGGGAAAAACGAGGACGCCGCTTTCAAATCCTCCACCTTCCAATCTTGGTTCAGTACCATGAAAATGACCATAGATAAGATCATCACCAAGGCAATCACCTACATCATCAACACAAAGTGCATAGTGTCCTACGAGCGCTACGTAGACTGGGTGGCCACCTGCGGCGTGGTGCCGGTGGTCAACAAGAAGCCGGATGGCAAAGTGGTGCAGCAGTTTAGGGCCCACCTGGAGCGGGATTATGCGGCCATCGCCAGCAGCAAAAGCCTCTCCACCATATTCCGCTTTCTGATAGACGACGGGGCTGCCATCCTGGAGCGCCTCACGTCCAAGTTTATCCCCAGCTTCCTAGAAGTGTCCATAGTGTATGATTCGCGGAAGGGGGTGTACCTGGGGACTTACCAGGATAAGCAGATACCGGTGGAGGTGATAGTGGCACCCACGGTCGGGGCGGGGCGGGTAGTGTTCAACAGCCCTCTGCAAAGGATAGCAGAGACTGTCATGGCCTGCTACCGAACCATGGAGCACGCCAAGATGTGCCAGCTGCTCAACACGGGCCCCTTAAAGGCCATCGTGTGCAGCAGCAGCGCCACGGTCTACAAGGATATCATGAATCACCTAGATGAGTGTAGTAAAAAGAATGACCCGAAGAAGGAGCTCATGCAGCTGCTAATCAAACTTGCAGAGAATAAAACTGTCAATGGGGTGACTGATGTGGTGGAAGATTTCATCACAGATGTGTCCCATAAAATGGTAGACAAGAGTAAGCTATTTGGAGACGTCAATTCAGAGCACCCTTCAGACAACCTGAAAAAGCAGGTGTCCAATAATGTGTTCAAGTGTCTCACCCAGCAGATCAACCAGCAGTTTGAAACAATTAGTAAGCTAGAGGAGGAGAGGGTCTATTTTCTAAAGAAAATAAACCAGATAGAAACCCAGCTCAGTAAATGCCAGGAGGAGCCGCAGGGGGCCACTGCCAGGCCCCATAACATTCTCACGTCAGACACCCTAAAATCCCTGGATGGGCTTAGCCAGGCTGGACTGCACTTCACATCCAACCAGGTTAACAAGGGGCAGTCTATTGTCAACAGCTTCTTTTCCCAGTATGTCCCTCCATTCAGGGAACTCCAGAATGACTTACACGAGCTCTGGGAGCATGAGATCATGCAGAGCTTTAATCTGTCACCCATCATTGATAACCAGGGCAAGCGGCTCTTTGTGAGGTACACCCAGGACACAGTTTTTTTTCTCCTGGGGCCATTCACCCAAAATATATTAGGCTTCACTGACATGGAGCTTCTAGTCGAAGCTTATTGCACCCTCAGCTTTTACGACATCGCCGAGTATTTATATAGCGCCAGCCGCCTCTACATTTATATCATTGACATTGGGCTGAAGTACTGCGCTCCACTCAACGGCGGCAGCGATGAACCCACAAACCCCACGACTGAGTAGCGGGCCCCGGGCTGCGCTCATTTTGCCAAGACTGGTCCTGGAAGTTAGCAAAAATGACAAGATATGTGTAGCCTGTAACTCGCCAGAGTTCCTCAGTAGCAGTGGGAATCTAAACGTGAAGGACCAGGAGGCGCACGCCAAGGCCAGGCTGCAGTCGGTCCACTTTGCTGGGTTCGCAATGTGCAGCATGGTGGCGTGTGAGGACAAGGTGACTACCCTCGATCTTTACTACCATGTGTTACGTGAGCGGATGGTCCTCTACAGGCCAAGAAACAACTCGCTCGCCGAGCTGTGCATTATCACGTCCGCTCTGGAAAACTGCTCGGTGCCTAGCGCGCCGCTCTTTGCCCAGTACTTGTCTCGGGCCCGGTATCTGCTTTCCAAATGCCCCCTCCCGGACGCGGCGCTGCTGGTCAATGGAATAGAGACTCTCATTGCCACCCTAGTGCATTGGCATGGAATCAGCAGTGAGAGCCTAGGTGGGATTCCCAGGGGTCTCCAAACTTATGAGCTGTACAAGGACCTCACAACCTTCGACAGTGAGTGCAAGAACCTCATGACAAACATGTTCTGCACCTCCTATAAATTGGAGGAGGACGCGGGAAATGAGGAGAGTCCAGAGTCTTCCACATTTAACCTCTTTTATTCCCCCACAATCTTGACAAGGCACTTTAAAAACAAGAGAATCATCAGTTGTGTGAAAGAAGCCTGCCTGAAAAAATGCGCTACCCATCACCTGGTTTAAAAAAAAAGCCTCAATAAATCATCCACGTAGTTTTTCATTGATTCAGCTCCAGCAGTCTCTGGCTCAATTTCTTTCCAGATATGACTGATTTCTTGTAGGTGGCTAATGTAGGCAGAGTAAGACAAAGTACTAGGCAATCCCCAGTCAGGCAACCAGGGCTTTGACTCTCCATCTGCGGTTATGATCTTAACACTCGTTTGAACTTTGGAAACTTGTGGTTTCTCTACGGCCCTGTGAACAAAGGCGAAGGGCAGCACCCAGTGGTTACAATCAGCTGTGTTAGTAAATAGAACATTCACTAGCTCCTGAAAAATGACTGAATGAGCCAGGTCACTGCAGAGTAGATGCATAAAATATGTGAGGATCCCTACCCAGCCTGAGGGCCGGACAGACTCTTTTCCAAACAGCTGCTGGTTGTCGCCGGATAGCAAGAGGGTAGAGTGAAACCCCATGGCCAGGGTTCGTTGACATCGTCCGTGGGAAACTTTGAACCGGAAGGCCCCTGAAAATGTAGTTGTCAAGTAGTCCTGCAGGATGTTCAGCATAGGCGGACTCTGTAAATAGAGAAGTGTAAATTGAGGCAGACTCATTGGGGTACTTGTACACAGTAAAGTGCGCTTTGTGGTTCCTGGGGGAATTCTACCCACTAGCAATAACGAGAACCCACCCATACTTACTTCAGCCCCTGCTCCTGAGGCTAAATAGAAAGATGACTGGTTGAAAGCTATCCACTGTAGGTTGTGTAGGTTGCAGAAGTTCATAACAGAGTACACCAGCAAGTTGTACCAGGTGTTGATACTCTGCCTCAGGGTTCCCATGGAGTACTTTGTCAACAGGCGCAAAATATCAGCCTCGGGTAGGGCCAGGTGGGTGTGTGTGGTGACAAAAGTAAAGTGGATGATGTAGAGCTCATGGGGATAGTTCAAGTAGGCACAAGAATGCTCTTCTCCTAGTAACTTGCTGTTGATTTCAGTGGCTCCCGGGGGCCAGCAAATTCCAATGCCGTGCCTGTGTTCCCGAGGCACCGGGGGCGTGTGTGTACCCGTGACACATTCCAAGATAATATTGTTTACTTTATCACTAAGGCTCTCCTGGAGTAAGGCAGCGGGGCCCAGGGGAGAGAGCACTTTGGGAAAAGTCTTGAAGCTGCCAGCGAAGGCGAGGGCAGCATTGGGAAAAGAGGAAAAGTAGGGGCACAGGGGAAAGGTGCGGTCACTGGGCTCAGCGTACAGGAGTAAAGCCTTTAACCCGTAAAACCCCCTATAGAGCTTATTGTAGAGGGCCCCGAAAAAAGCAAAAAGGGCTGTATTCCATCTACAGTCATCATTGATCACCAGGCAGTCAAAGGGGCCCACGGCCACGCGCACGGCGGCCACCGTCCCGCCCACTTGCAGAGTGTAGTCCCTGGGGACAAAGACGTCCAAGATGTTGAGCGCATTTTCATGCCTGGGACGTTTTACTTCGGGGAGAGCATCTTCATGTTGTGTGGAGTAAAAATACATCCCGAGTTTTGTTTTGATAGTCACTTCTAGGGTCTCCAGACTATCTGGGTCAGCCGCAGACGCTCTACCGTTGCACCACATGTAAGCAAAGCGGGGGTTAGCTTGAAACCGCAATTGTAGGCCATGGCCGGAAGCAGAAAGTTCAGCTTGCAGAATTACCGCTCCATTCAGCTCGAGGTTAAAGACAGAAGACAGGTTCCCACAGTGCTGGGTCAGTAGGAGCATGAAGGGGTGTTTGGCGCGCAGGGCCATTTCCCAGCGCATAAACTCTTTGGTCTCTTTGGTCGGGGCGGTGGGGGCAGAAGGTGGCTCACACGGTTGAGCATTCCGGTCGGCAGCAGTTAACTCGTGAAGGACAAAGTACAGCGTGCTGGCCTCTGCGTCGCGCGTAGCCGTGGGTGGATTATCAGGGTCTTGCGGCTCCTCATCCACTCTTCCCACACGCACACACCAGATTGCAAACACCTTGCCCTTGGCATGCCAAAGGTTTAAAAAACTAACTGCGTACACTTTAGCTAACATATTAGACTGTAGAGAGTGACCCGCCTATTACGCAGCCCGGTATATGCTATTTAAGTTTATGACTTCCCTTAAAGCACACCTGGCTAGCAGCAGAGCCAGAAACACGCTCTCGCGGCTTAGCTTCCCGCTGCTACCAACTAACATGAAGTCGTCCAAGAAGGACATTTTTGTGCTCCATATCTGGCTGAAGTTAATGGGCTGCTATGTGTTTATGTTCATCACCTCTATGGTGCTGCCTATAGCTGCAATGTTTCCAAACCTCGGCTTCCCCTGCTACTTCAACACTCTGGTCAACTACAGCTCCATGGATCTTCGAGCTAAAAACCAGGCCAAGCATTTAACGCCTACACTTTTTCTGGAGGCCCCAGAAATGTTTTTCTATGTGACATACTCTTTTATAGCAGACTGTTGCGGTTTAGCTTACTATCTGCTGGCAGCTATAGCCGTGGTCAAGGCCAAGAGACACGCAACTGGGCTCATGGTGGTGTCCCAGTGGATAATGGCGGTAGGCTCTCCCACTCTGCTTTTCATGGCCATCCTGAAAATGTGGACCATCCAGCTCTACATTCATACTCTTTCCTACAAGCACATCTACCTGGCTGCGTTCGTCTATTGCCTGCACTGGCTGCTCTCTGTGCTGTATACAGAATGCTACATCACAAATGTGTCCAGCCAGTGGACACACTCGGAGCTAAAGAAGAGCGTCCCAGACAATCTTATGCTGCATCGGGTGGTGCACACCATGAAGCCCATAATGACGAACATCCACCTCTCGGTGGTGGCTCTAGAAACTTTAATTTTTAGCCTGAGCTTTATGATGGCGGTGGGAAATAGTTTTTACGTGGTAGTGTCGGACATAGTGTTCGGGGCGATAAACATGTTCCTGATATTACCCATCATCTGGTACGTCCTCACAGAGTTCTGGCTGAGCAAGTATTTGGCTAGGCAGTTCGGCTTCTACTTCGGTGTTCTGATCGCCTCAATTATCCTGATTCTGCCCATAGTTAGATATGATAAAATATTTGTAGCAGCCCAGATTCACAATGCTGTCGCCATCAACATAGCAGTGATACCCATCTGCGCGTTCATAGCCTTCCTCATACGGGCCTGCCGCGCGTACGCCGAAAGGAAAAGAATTCCCTACTCCGCACTAAGCGCCCCCCCTAAAACCGTACACTACTCGAAGCAGGCCAAACCGGACGCTGACAAGCAAGCCCCAGACTCCTCTATATTCCTAGACGAAGAAAGCGACACGGATTTTGAACAATAAAGCACAGACAATGCAAATTAGCTCCATGTTTCATTTATTGAACAATTAGTCCTGTGACAAGTTGTCACTGTAGTCGGGGAGGGGTTTCTGGGAGCCAGCTGCATTAATTTCAGACAGCAGTTCATCGCTCTCGGTGAACTCCTCAAAGTCCTTGGCAACGTCAATCTGGTTCCCATGCATGTCTATCACGGGGTGATGTCTCCGACAGCAGACAGAGAGGTAGGCGCCCATGGTGTGTGGCAAAACTCCTCCTCCACCGCCGTTTGCCAAAAGCCGATAGCTTGTTCAAGCGTCTCCACTAGAGGCTCGTGGGGTATAAAGACGGGCGTGATGATTAATAGCACAGGAATTTCCACAGAGCAGTCCAAAAAGCCGCGTTCTGTTTTAATATAAGTCTTGGGAAAATCAGCAGAGTTTCTTTTTCGGAAGAAGGCAGAGACCAGGAAAACGCTGGGGCGGGTATGGCGACAGGAATGATCTCTGCTCAGCTGCACATAGTTTGTCACTATTTTATACTGCAGCATGCACTGGTGATAGTAGGCGTGCCGGGGATTAATGTAAATGTCCACAAAAAAGCTGTTCTTAACCTCTATCTTGCCCGAGGTCAGGGCCGGGTCGGTCAGCACGAGCACTTTTGACTCCGTGTAGCAGTTGTACTTCATACACTGCTCAGTGACCTTGTGCCCGGACACGAGCCGGCGCTTTCTTCGCGGGGGGCCAAAATCCCAGCACTTGTCAAAGGAAAGCAGGTAGTCATTCTGGGTGGGCAGGCGCCCTCGCGGCACGTACTCCACTGCGGGTTTCTGGATGGCCTGGATGAAGTCAATCAGCGGCTGCCGGCCGGGGGCATTGTACAGGGCCAGGTAGTAGTTGTAGATGGGGTCATAGTCGCACTTGGCAAACAGGTACTTGTACCGACACTTAATCTCATAAATGTGTGTGGTGGCCTCAAACTGGACGATGTTGTCGCTGGTCAGACAGGCGTTGGCGCACATGTCCAGGGAGACCCCGAAAATTCCGTCGTTGGGGCTCAGCATGAACCCAAAGTCAGTGATGCATTTCACGTTCTCCTCCAGCACCAGCTCGGAAACTAGGGTTTTTACTGTGCTCTCGTTCCTGACCCCAAATGCCACCGGGCTAGCGACGTAGTGGTCCTTCTGGATAGGGATCGGGTGGAAAATCTTACTGTCCGGAGTTTGCTGCTTGACGAACTTGAGGAGCTTGGAGGACGAGATGACCCCATCTCGCAGCACCTCCCACAGCACGTTGTCGCTCTGCCCCCGGGTCAGGCGCTCGATATGCTCGCAGATTTTGGCCTTTAGCGGGGGCTTCATGGCCACACAGGCCCGCACTACGTCAGGCAGCTTAGCCGTGCTTGCGCACTCGCTGCCCATGGCCTGGGTGTACACGTCAAGCACCTCAGAGTCCCCAATAAAGGTGTGTATCTTCCTGAACAGGTAGAAGATGTACACGAACCTAAAGTGGGGCATATCCCTTTGGATGGTGCCATCACCAATAGCCTGCTGAACTTCGGGGCAGCGAATAAAGTTAGAGAATGTGTACGTAGACAGTTTTTTGACCTGGTCCTCAATGTCCAGAGTTATGGTCTGCTCCAGGAGGGTGGCCTTATGCAGAAAGTCCATGGTGGGGTTCGCGCCCTTGCAGGGAGAAGTAGTCAAACTCCACAAGCTTCGTGACCGTAGCTCGCAGCGCACTCTGACGTAGCTGAGCAAGAGCACTCTCCTTCACCAGGGGCCTATATACTTCTGTAAACAACCTACAGGTATTGCTCAGCAAATCTGAGTGTCCCTGAGGCAGCTGACCTTGAGTTAATACTCCATCAATATCCACCCCAACCTCGAGGTTAAGTTGCCACAGCTGGTTGAGGAAGTTTAGCAACACCAGTTTAGGGGCCAGTAGGACTAAAAAATAAGTGGCAGCACTATCATCATCCACTTCTCGTAACCATGACTCACAAGTGCGGTCGTTTGAGGACTCCAGGATTCTAGAGAGCACAATTAACAGAGCCTGGAGCAGGGCTGAACAGTCAATAGTCAGCGCCATCTGCTGCCCTATAGTAGCAGCATATAGGGCGTCCACATCCACGCGCTGGGAGTGGTGCCTCAACAGGTAGCACCTGTGGAGGACACAGAAGGGCTTCACGTAGTCTTTACAGACATGAAAGGGGTTAAGGGAGACCCGTACCTTATAGACATCTTCCCCACTGGCTGGGACCTTCAGGTCTATGTCTGTGAACTTGTTCCCAGCATGGACAACAGCCGTGCCCAGGTCTGTCAAAATTAGGGAGCGGATGCGGGCCTTGTCGGTCGCGCTAGCCTCCACCAGCACATTCGCAGGGCAGATATCCCCGTGAAACAGGCCACATTTTTTGTTCAGGAAAAACACTGCGTCGATTAGCCCCTGAAACTCACGAGCCAGATCTTCCGCGTGTGCCACAGATAGGTTCTTAACAGATTTCAGGGACCCTGAGTATCTCGGGTACCAGATTGTCTTGCAGGGGGCACAGGCACCCAGGTAGAACTGCAGGCACAGAGATTGGAGGTCGCTGCGGCTGCTTTCCCGCGCCAGGGCCACCAGGTCCATCATGACGGTTTCATGGAAAAAGGCGTTCCTGGAAGCAAACACTTTAGCACACATACCAGAGTAGCTGGAATAGACTTTCCCGAATGCACCCTTGGCCAAGAGGGTCTCCTCAGCCACGGGTGGGTGGGTGCACTGGTACATGGAAAAGGGTAAGCAGACAGTCACGTGGCCAGTGTGCGGGCGCACCTTCAGCACCTGGAGGTGGCTCAGACTGGTGGCCAGGGTGTCTATAGCACTCTTAGAGGCCACAGGTTGGAGCTCGCTCGAGTCGCCACTGCACAAGAGTGTCTTCAAGCTCTCGGCCTCTCCCGGGGAGGGTGTCAGACTGGGCTGCGTATTGCTCATCCTGAAGGCTCTGCACGCGGTCCACCTCAAAATCCAAGTCAGTCTTGAGCTCTTCTACTCGCTCGGACAGGGCTTCGAGCGCGTCAACCTTTTTGGGGTCGAAGTGCAGCAAGGCCTCTACTTCCTTGCTCCTGTTGGCAATTTCAGTGTGCAGGGAGTCCACCTTATTTCTAATGTCTTGCAGCTGCTCCACTTTACGGGCTCGCCGACCCAGACAGTTGGTCTGCTCAAACTGCTGCCTGAAAAGAGAGCTGTGTGTGCCAAATCTATCAGCCACAGATACTGCCACTCGCTTCTGCACTGCGAGCTCAATGTCAAGGCGTATCTGCTCCTTAGTGGTGGCGTAGAGGCTCATAGCTGTTAAAAAAGTCAACCAGGGACTGAATGTTGTAAGTGGGCCACAGGATAATGTCGCCGGTTTTTAAGCACCTAGTCCGTCCCACTGAGCTCAGGGTGTGCTGATCAGCCCCTTGTAGAATCAGGCAACCGTAGGTAGAGTTTGGGACTGTGTAAAATGAGGTCAAGTTCTGCCTGTAAATGCTGCACAGCAAACAGCACCTGGTAGTACAGATGCAAGAGCTGCTCACATCCTTCAAGGCCTGGACTACATGTACCAGCCTCTCGGGGTCAAACGGGACGTTAATATCACCCAGGTGGCTACTCAGATCCTCGTGCTCATAAAAGTGCCGCACGTACTTGCAGGCCTGACTCATAAAGGAGGCTATGTCCTTTTCGGGGTCATAAAAGAGGGGCGGTAGCAAAACGGGCCCCGGTTGGCCAAAATAGCGAGCATAGACGCAGCTATTCTCCTGGCACCTGGCGCGGGGACCGTAAAACAACAGCCACAGCCACGGGAGGGGGTCAGTGGGATAACAAAAGGTCCAGGTCTGGGGGGAGCTGAGCAGTTGCAGGGCCCGGTTAATGATAGAATCCTTGTTGCTGTGTAAGGCCTGCACCCACTCGTGTAGCTTGTAGGAGACGTATGGCTCGTGGAAGGCAGCCGGCTCCTGGGGAGGACCCTCCGGAGGAGGGGCGGGTGCCTCCCGGGCGTAGGTGCGGCGCTCGGGTAACTCGTGCCTGACGAGGGAAGACAGCGCGTTCAGGCGGTCCAGGGAGAGGGAACTAAAGTCCAGCTCGGGCTCGGGGCTGGCGGTGGCGGCAGGGTGAGGCGCTGTATCCTCCACTGACAAATTGGTGACTATTAAAAAACTGTTCACGGGGCTCTCGATCAGCTTGAACTGCCCCGGGGTGCTTTCAGCCAGGCTTATAGCTAGCTTCACACCCCGGGTATATTTCTTAGAGAGCTCAGGGTCGCCGTCACAGTGCAGCTGGGCCAGGTTCAGCATGCTGTACGCCAAGGTGATGCCCGCCCTTCAGAAGGCACGAGATGAGATACAGAACCAGCTTAGTGCCAATTCTGGGAAGTGGACTGTCCCCGAGAAGCCGATCGTAGCCCACGAAACCAGACGCTCAGAGAGGTGGCCCCACCCGTACCTGGGAGTGCTGCCCGGGGTCAATGCCTACAGCTTCACTCTGGAGGAATACTGTAAACTGTACTGCCCCTTCATAGAGTCTACCACGCAATGCGACCTAGGAGTGACTGGACGGGAAATGGAAGTAAGGCCTGTTTTAAGTGAGCAGCTGTGTGCTCAGCTTAAACAACTGTATGACGGTAACCTGCCAGTCGCCCACAAAAGTATCTCAGAGTTCCAGGCGGCAGTGAAGACCCACCAGGCGCTGGAAAAGAGTGTAGTGTTCACAGAGCTGAGGCTATTTGTGCTAAACCTCTCCTCCTTCCTGAATGAGCGCTATCTGGACAGGTCCTGCCACATAGAGCCCTTTCAGAAACAGCTCATCATGCACACCTTTTTTTTCTTAGTCTCAATAAAGGCACCGGAGCTGTGCGAGCGGTTTTTCAAAATATTCAAACTTTATTTTGACGTAGACAACATGGACTCACACACACTGGAGGTGTTTAAGCAGAAGGCTAGTGTGTTTCTGATACCACGGCGGCACGGGAAAACCTGGATTGTAGTAGCCATCATTAGCATCCTCTTAGCCTCAGTTCAAGATCTTCGCATAGGGTATGTGGCCCATCAGAAACACGTTGCAAACGCCGTGTTCACAGAGGTCATCAACACTTTACACGCCTTTTTCCCCGGGAGATACATAGATGTGAAGAAAGAAAACGGCACTATCATTTTTGGACCACCTAACAAAAAGCCGAGCACGCTGATGTGCGCCACCTGCTTCAATAAGAACGTAAGCAGAGCTTTTTTATGTTGTCACAGGCATACATGGCCATCCGGCTCAGCAGCTCAGACAGACTGAACAGGACCCAGGGATCTGGGTTGCACAGTATCTCCTCCCCGCTGCTGGTCACTCCGCAGAACAAGCCCTGCACGTCTAGAGTGAGGTTGTTAGAATAGAACTTAATTGCTACAACATCATTGAGCTTATCGGGTGGGAAGAGAAGCCCCAGTATATTGCGGTGACCTGTGACTGGGGCCACTTCGCTGTGATCCAGAGAACAGGGGCGCACGCAGGGGCAGGTGGTAGAGCAGCTGTCACTCTCAGAGCGGGTCACCCCGTTCATTACCGCAGCATGGTGGCCGCCGCCACAGCAGGAAGGGCAAAGCTCGTCCTCGCATTTGGTGAGCAGGTTCAGCACATGGGAGAGGGAAGGAAATGTTGGAATGTTGGGACAGCAGATCAGCATGTCCGGGTGCACGGCATACTGTAGCAAGCTATCGTTGACCATCCAGGCCCCACAGACTCCCAATGGAATGATAGTCCTGGGGGCTGGGGGTAGGTCGCTGGAGCTCTTCACAATGGTGGAGGCATTCACGACCTGCAAGATGCTGAGCTGTCTCAGGGCCTCCGGATCATGAACAGAAATGTTCCCAGGTATAGTCGGGGAGTGCTCCATGGCGCTGAGCTCACCAAAGTAGATCAGATACATTTGGTAGCGAGTCACGGGCCTCACAAAACAGACATCGGGGGCACAACAGTCAGCTAGTACCCCGTTCACGTAAAAGGTAGCGAACATTCGGCTCTGCTTAGGCTTCATCAGTATCAAGGTCAGGTTAGTGGGTCCGCCGCTCTGGGACTTAGCTCGGGTCCCGCCGGGCGTCTGGTTCATCCAGAGCGGGGACCGGGCGGTAGTACTTGTGTATACCTTGGCATGTGGTCCGCAGGCAGGATTCCTGACCCACAGGCACTCTTTGTTCAGGAACTGCCTGAAGAGGCGCCTAAACTCTCTAGTGGCCATATTTGCCTAGGATTTTCACTAGATCCTCCTCCGAGTGGTGGATATGGCCTTTAATAGCAAAGCCCCCAGGTAAAATCAGCCACGCTTCCGCAGTGCTGCTGTAGACAACGACGACCTGGCCGTCCCGGGTACAGGCTTGCTCAAGAAAGTCTGCATGCGGACCAGTCAGCTGACAGCTGAGGTTTTCAATATTTATAAGAGCCCCGGTAGGAGGAAGCGAGAACTTGTGGTTCAAGCGTAATCCCCAAGTGCCCGCTCCCCGCTCCCACAGAGAAACAATATCCGCCCAGAGGCCGGGCTTGCCCCCGGCTTGCGCCAGGGCAGCCTGGATCCACCCAGACGTCTCATTAGTCAAACCCCTGATGGTAAAACACGCCTCGTAAAACTGCTCTTGAATGTAGTCCAAGGCATTAGCAGCCCCACTTTCGATGGAAATTGGCAGCTGCTGGTTGACTGTAAACCCAGTCTTTTTGCATTCGGTGATTAGTGAGTCCACAAATTGGCCCATCTTGGCAGCCAAAAAGGCAGCTTCTCGCTGAATCACTCTCAGGGGATTTATGTTTCTGAGAGCCTCCTCCGACAGGGAGTCCAGGTACGACACCGGCCTGTTTTCAGAAGAAGATTCATAGACACACAGCCAGAGCTTCTTCTTAGTAAAGCAGTGGGTCAGTGGTTGCAGAACTAAGTCCTCGGCCGTAAAGTCTACAGCCGCGCGTCTCAAGGAGAGCGGGCGCTCGTGTTTTAAGGGCCCCTCAGGCAGCCTGTGGGGCTTCTTCAGGCCAAGCACCGGCAGACCCACCGTTGCCGCTTCCAGGGCCCCTCGTAGGCTAGGGGAGTTCTCCAAGGCACAGTGGTTCAGGCTGTAATTGACAGCATACTCGGGGGCCTGAATTCCGACGGAATCATTGTTGTTGATAGTTCTCGAATTGTGCTGCGCTCGCTTGGGGCCCCTCAAGATAGATCGGAGGGGGTCCTCGACGGGCTTAGTAGGTTGACTGCTCGGGATTTGGGGTAACTCCTCCACGGCACTCTCGCTGTAGGCCCCAGCTTCCAACAGGCCGGAGAAGATGGTCTGGTAGAAGATGCGGATGTAGTAAAGTTTCTCGGGGTAGGGGGAGCATTGCAGCAGCACCACGTTGAAGGGATGCCACATTCCGTTAGTCAGAAACAGGGGGATGGATAATGCGACGCCCCTAGTAAGATTCTCAACGCTATGGAGGTGGTCCAGGTAGCGAGCCCACACGGGTAGCGGCTCAGTCACCTGGTCAGTGTCGTAGTCTATAGTCCTGGCTACGCACCGAAACACAGGGGGGTGGCCCTCCATGTTCAAGTCAGCAAACAGGTCCTCGGGTAGGACGAGGTGGGCCATTACATGGCAGCGGTGCCGCAGATATCTCCAGTTGTTAGAGTGGACATCCATGCCTGCCTTATGCTCTTGGCCACTGAGTCAAACTTTTTGTTCTTAGTGCATTTAAATATCAGATTGCCATAGACAGTCTTTGAGGAGTACACGGAGATGATGACGTGAATGTAAATGCTGCAAATCAGGCTATACGCGCACTGGGCGCTCCGGAACACATCCTGGCAGTGCTTGAATGTGGTTTTAATCAGGCTAGACACCTCGTGGCAGAGCTCACAGGGGGCAGCCAGAACAGACATCTTGACCTCCTCGTAGGCAGAGTTAGAGAAATAAAACGCCACGTCCTGCTGCACGCAGCTTACCACATTCTCAAAGGACTGGTTGGAACAGTGGTTCTCGCTGGTATAGGTGCCCCTGGGAGAATTGGGACCCTGGGTGCCATAAGTGACACTATCTGCGACGCAGCGGCCCGTCAGCTCACACACCAGGCCTTCTCTCACAGTAACAATGGCACACTCGTGCCCCCCGTCACACACATGGTACCTGGCGCACGTGGGGCAGATGTAAATGTAGTCGACCCCGTGAAACGTGGTGGCCATGGTAATCATTTTGGTAAAATCACATTGGTGAGAGTCGGCCGCTCCCGGTTTGGGCACGGCACTTTGGCCACTTCTTGCACACATTCTGCCCCGGCTAGGTCAAACAGCTGAGTCACCAGGTCTAACTGCTGCAGGGGGCCCTTAGTGTCTCGGAGGGTGCGTAGGTTGGCGGCACTGGTATCAATGATCTGGGGGAAGGGTCTATTGAAAAAGCTCAGGCAGGCAGTAAAGTCCTCTTCGGTTAACTCACTCTTCATTCTCTCACTGCATGTAGAGCATCCGTGGGCAGACCTTCCAGTTTTTGTTTGTGGATGAAGCAAATTTCATTAAAAAGGACGCCCTGCCCACAATCCTGGGCTTTATGTTACAAAAGGATGCCAAGATTATTTTCATTTCATCCTCCAACTCATCCGACCAGTCTACTAGCTTCTTATACAATCTTAAAAGTGCCAGCGAGAGGCTGCTAAATGTTGTTAACTATGTGTGCACTGACCACAAGGAGGACTTTAGCATGCAGGAAGGCCTTATTTCCTGCCCCTGTTACAGTCTGCACGTCCCTTCCTACATATCAATAGACACACAGATTAAGAACACTACCAACCTGTTCTTAGATGGAGTCTTCTCCACTGAGCTCATGGGGGATTCTAACCACCACTCCCAATCTGCCTTTCAAGTGGTTAGCGAGGCGGCAATCTCACAGTTTGAACTGTGCAGAGTAGATACCACCTCAGAGGAAATGCAGGAGCAGTTACATCATACCGTGCACATGTACATCGACCCAGCATTTACCAACAACATTGATGCCTCGGGGACGGGCATTTCGGTAATTGGACACTTGGGAGTGAAAACGAAAGTCATTTTAGGGTGTGAGCACTTTTTCCTACAGAAGTTAACGGGAACAGCTGCCCTACAGATTGCTTCATGTGCTACTTCTCTGCTTCGCTCTGTGGCAATGCTCCATCCCCGCGTTAAAGCAGTGCAGATAACCATCGAAGGCAACAGTAGCCAGGACTGTGCTGTCGCAATCGCCAACTTCATTGACGAGTGCTCCCCGATTCCCGCAACCTTCTATCACCAGTCCGACAAAACAAAGGGAGTGCTCTGCCCCTTGTACATCCTGGGTGTGGAAAAGGCTTCAGCCTTTGAGTCATTTATTTACAGTATGAATTCGGGTTTGTGTAAGGCCAGTCAGTCTATTGTGTCCCACACCATCAAGCTCTCATTCGATCCGGTGGCTTACCTAATTGAGCAGATTAGAGCTATCAAGTGCCAGACCTTGCAAAACGGGGGCCGCACCTACCATGCTAAGCAGAAAAATATGTCAGATGACCTACTGATCTCCGTGGTCATGGGCCTGTACATGTCAAGCGCCAACACCCTACCCTTCAAAGCACTACACACAGCCAGGTTTTTCGAATAAAAGCTTTATTACACAATATACAGATTGGCGGGTCTTGATTGACAGCGGGTTCAGGGGTGGAAACACTAGAATACAGATCTTTGCGGTCACTCTGAGATGCTGACCTCATCCAGGGTCAGAAACAGACCGGCGTACACATCGGCGTCGGGTTGCTCACGAGGGACACATTCTGGACCCTTGACTATGTTGACAGCAGAGATGTTCAGTTGGGTCCAGTTAAAATTGCAGGTGCTGTTGTCCAACTGGCTGGTATCGTACAGGTCCACAAACTTCCACCTGTAGGCCCCGCAGCGGCTCTTGCTGAGAGAAACAGCCTCGGGGTGGCAGTTGTGCTTGAGAATGAAAATCCCCTCCAGCATGTGGTCCCTCGCCACGAGGGAGTTGATGGTATCATTCTGGCTGTTGGTGGTGTTGTCAGAAAACATGACAGTGAAGTTGGTGCAGGCGGGGTTGTTTAGGTAGCTGGTAGCCCAGAACAGCGCGGTGGAGTAGTCGGCGGGGGTGCCGTACTCAGAGGTAAAGTTGGGGTAGAAGGTCATGTTTGGACTTTTAATGACAGGCATGTCGATGTTGCTGTTGCAGAAAAAGGTGGTGAAGCACCGGCGCACGTACTCGGTCGGTGGGGCCCGGTTGCAGTGTATGGGATAGGAGTTGGGGCCCATGATTAGCTGAAAGGAGCGCTGTATCCTGTAGGGGCTCAGGGGCACAGCCAGAGTGATTAGCAGAGCCAGATACGAGCCCCAGAAAGTCAGGTAAAAGATCAGTTGGGGCCACGAGGCCTGCTTGTAAAAAATGTCTCGCTGGGGCAGCACGCCGGAGCCGTACGGAGAGCTCTCGGCGTCCGGAGGCTGCTTGGCCTTACCCGCTTGTGGTTTGTAGTAAGACTCCTTGATCCAGCCCTCCTTGGTGATAGAGACCTCCTGAACGGTCCCGTCATCGTGCTTGATTAGTCTCTGTATGCCCACCATACTGCTCAGCTGGAGTACCAGCAGGTAGCAGCCAGGTTCTCGGGAGTGTATAGAGAAACTTGTAGCCTGGGACCCAGATTAAATATGGAGCCTAGGGTTTGTAAGTAGGTCATCAGCATTCCAATTTTAGTCATGTCAGGGTACACAGTGTCTGCGTTTAGGTCAGCGGCGTTGAACTCCTCGGGAACAATTCTCCGGAACACGTGCAAAAGCTCATTTTCCCCATGCCTCAGAAGTGTAGTCAATAGTCTCACACAGGATCTTGGGAGCAGGCCAACCATAATACACAGATAGAGGGCGAGGTTGTCCAGGAAGGCCAGTGCTCCAGAGTTCTCCAGATTCTCCAAGTTCAGGGGGTAGTGGTGTCCCATGTAGGTCACGTAGTTGGTGCGGGCCAGGACGTCCGCCATTCTGGCCGCGTCGGGCTCAGCCTGGGTCACTCGGAGGTAGATGTTGTATGTCAGCACTCGCTGTAGCACCTCATGAGCCACCTCACAGGGCACCACCATGGGCAGGAGCAGGGTGAAGTTGTTGGACTCCAGCTCCACAGAGTTGCCCGGCTGGTCCAGGATCGGGGGGATGACGCACACCTGGGTGTTGCTGTCCCACTGGAAGAAGGGAGTGTACTTGTTCTTGATCTGATACGTGCCGGTCCGGGTGATTTTGGTCAGGGTCAGGGTGTCCGCAGAGACTTCCTCCAGTATGGCCAGGGTACACTTGGAGAGGTAGTTGGCCATGAGCACGTAGTCGGAGCTCAGGTCCACCCCCAGGGCGGGCTTAAGGCCCACGGTCTGGAGATTCTGGGCGCCATGGGAGTCCTGCAGAGGGACGATGCAGCCCACCTTTTCCTGAAGTTTGCACACCTCGTCCGTAAAGAGCCGGCTGGTGCAAGACACCACGACTTTACTGTCCACAAACATTCTACCAGAGCATGCAGCGGGTAACTAACAACAGGGTTATAGAAAATAGGAGTAGTGCCGCTAACCTAGGCAGCTACCTTGTTTCCAATCTTAAATACTCTTTTGACCGGGGCCACTTCTTCAATAAAATAGTGCCCCATGTGCACCGGAGCGTGCGTGCTCTTGAAAGACATGTACTCGTCCAGGAGGGCTCGGTGTGAGGCGCTCAGGGCGGGGAAGGCCTCCTGCAGGAAGAGGCAGGGCTGGTCCAAGAACACGTCCGTCCCGTTTATGACCACATACTGGAGGTCTGTGCAGCTGGTAGCGGCGTAGCCCACCAGGCGCTGCGCGTACTCGCTGACCAGGGTGTAGAAGGATCTGTTATTTTTCAGCATCTCCTCCTTGTTGAAGAAGGGCTTGGAGGGGCTGTAGATCCCCGGGGACGCCACCTGCCTGTACTTGGACCCGTACAGGACGTCCCCCAGGGAGGCCCGCTGGGAGGCCCAGGGGTTGACGGTTGCCCTGTACTCGTAGGCAGGGTCCGGGGTGGAGTGGTCATACAGGAACCTCTCGGCCGCGTCCTGGTTGGACACATCACTAGAGACCACGCAGGAGGCCCGCCCTCGGGGGCTGTTGGCTTTCTGAAAGTAGGCCACGTCCGCAGTGACCGGGGTGGGGATAACCTCGCAGGTAGCGTACTGTCCGTGGACCAGGCCAGGGGGCTGCATCATCTGCCCGACGCCCGCCACCAGAGCTCGAGGGTTCTGCCGCTCGTAGGGGTTCTCCACCCCTATCTTCTGAGCGATGTAGTTGTTCACGTTTCTGTTGTTGTAAATCTCGTTGGCAAAGACGGCAAACAGATCCTGGCAGTGTATGCCCATGTCGGTGGCGATGGCGGCCACGTGGGCCGGGCTGATCACGCTGCTGTAGCTCAGGCCGGTCTCTATGGTGGCCAGCTCGTGGTTCACCTCGAAATTGACGGCGTCGGCCCTGACCTCCCGGCGGCTGACGGTGGGCCTCCCCACAAAAACGGACGTGGAGGCCCGGGCGCTGTACATGACATTCTCTGAGAGCACCTCGTCGGTCCGCAGGACCGTCAGGGCGAAGCCGGGGTGGATCTTGTGCCTAGCCTGGGCTATGAAGGCAACGGGGGACAGCTTGTTGTGCATGACGGCCAGGGTACTGACGGCGGTGGTAGACGCCGGGCAAGAACTGACGTACTTGGCCATGGGGGCCTTGTGCCACTCCACGTAGTCGGCCATCAGCGTGTCAGGGGTGTTGAAGGACTCGATGGTGCGCTGCCCGGCGTGGTTCATCACGTAGTTCTGAATGTGGTTGTCCCAGCTGGCAGCGACCAGAGGGTCGCAGTAGAAGCGGTGGAACGGGACGGGGTAGAACATGTTGGAGGCGAGCCGCTTTATGCGCTCAGCGATCCCGAAGCAGGCAAAGCCATTAATCAGGACCGTGTGCTCGATGGTGACGCCCTGGATGGGCCCCAGGTCCTGGCAGGCGTCCCGGCGGGCCTTGACACGCACGGCCTGGGTGGTCTGGGGGCAGTTCAGGTAGGAAACACACAGCAGACGCAGCATGTCCACGGTGGGGTTGACCTCGGACGCCACCAGCACGTCCCGCAGGGGCCCGTTCTCCAGATACTCCAGTATGGGCTCGTCCCCGTTAAACTGCTGGTTGTCAAACACGGGCATGTTGTATCCCAGGGCCACCACGATGTTCTCAAAGTCGGCGCCCATGCCGCACATGTGCCCGTTCGTGCAGACGGGGAGTATCACGTAGTAGTAAATCTTCTCGAGGTCCAGGCCGTCCGTGTTGTTGTCCCCGTTGGGAACCATAATCCTGGCATAGTTGTCCCAGTTGAAAGTGTTTCTGTTGTTGAACAGAGCGGGGGCCACCCCGTTCGCATTTTCCAGGTTGGGCAGGGGGTCCATGAAGGCCTGGCTGTTATCATACTCCTCGGGCCCCAGGACAAACCTCACATCCTGGTTCTCCAGGGGGGCGAACACGTCCTGGTAGGCAAACGGGGGCAGCAGCTGCCTGTCCAGCAGCCCATTCACGTAGCCCTGCACAGCATCGTTGCCTATCTGGTCAGTGCCGGCCATGCGCACCAGGGCATGCTTCACGACCACCACCTCGCCCAGAATCCGCCTGTACAGGCTATAGGCCTCCTTGTTGATCAGGCCACTACCCATGTGGGTGCAGATGTTCTTAATCATGAAGTAACTGTTGATAAAGGCCAGATTGCCCGAGTTTTCCCAATAGGTGTTGATGCACAGTGAAATAAAGGGGATGTTCATGATAAATTTCTCCTGCTGGCCGTGGAGCATGGCCTCGATCATGTAGCAGATGACTGGGTAGGTGGGGTCGGCAGCCGTGCTCCTTATGATCTCCAGCGTGGGGTTGTCCACCGCGTGCTGCACGCCGGTGGCAGACTCAAACTGCCTGCCCCGGCTCTCCTGAAACTGCACCGGGGCCAGGGGCTGGGGTATGTTACCCGAGAGCGTGCGGTGCATGGCCCTGAAGGCTGCCTGGTCAGCGGCCAGCTGCTCCACTACAAAATCAAACATCGGGTGCAGCTCCAGCTGCAAGAGTTTGTGGTTGGTGGGGTGTAGCAGGTCATCGGTAGTGAGGTTGCACTTTTGGGCGATGGGGAGCAGCACGGCCTCCTGTTTGTTCACGTAGTACCTGCGCATGGCAGCAAAGATATTGACATTGTCCATCACCTGGAACCTGACCCCGTACTCGAAGGCCACGTCCACATTGTTGACCCCGGAGCGCTGCAGCTCCTGCAGGCAGGCACTGGGGCTGTTCACCCTGGGGTGGCACAGCGTGCGCAGGGCATTCTGGTAGTTGAAGCACAGGGGAGTATTGTTCTTATTCACTATCCAGACCTCAGAAGACAGGCAGGCGTCGTCCTCTATCTTTAGGGCTGTGGAAGTAGTGTACTTCGGTCTCTGAATAAACAATCCCAGGGGGAAGAAGTAGCTGTACTGCATTCGCCTGTTGAGAGGAAAGGGAGCCTGGGCCTCGTTATACATTTTCTGTAGGCTCTCCACCACCACGGGCTGGTTGCCCACTTTGACAACCGAAACCGGAATAGTGGTCTGCGGTAGGGAGCTATATTCCTCAGCAGCCTCGTCATACTTCTTGATATCAGCCGCAGGGTCGTCCACCAGCCTGTGCTTAAACTGGTCAAAGGACCTCATGGCCCGCCCGTAGCTCACAGCGGTCACGAGGTTCTCCCCTCGCACCACATAGGAGGCGTAGGCCGCGGGGCCCACCACCTCTCCTTTGTACTCGCCCAGCATGGTCAGGAGCTTGTTGTGGATGGTGTCGGTGGTTTCAATGACCCCCGCGATGGGCTCCCCGGACTTGGTGGTGTAGGTTGTGGTGCCCTTGAAGACTGTCTCCTTGGAGACAGAGTGGATGAGGGAGGAAAGCATCCCCAGGATGTACTGGCGGGGGTTGGGGAAGGCCTCGGCCTTGTCTAGAAAGAAAGAATGGGAAATGAGGTGGTCTTTAAACATGGACACCAGGTCTGCCTTCACTGACTTCTTGAAGCCTCGCTCGGTCAGAGTCGGGTCGCTGAGCGACTGCAGAATGAACAGGGGTGGGGCGTGGCGCAGTTTTGTGGCGAGCACGGTGTCCACCAGGCCGCGCTCGAGCGCGTCTATCCCAAACTGGAGGGCGGAGGTGATGGTTTTCACTGTGCCAATGTACTCCAGCATGTCCAGGTCGGTCTCGGGCTCCATGTGCATGTTTTCCAGGTCAGCAATGGCCAGCTCGATCTCAGCACTGATGTGGTGCTTGCTAGTGGTCTTCATGACGATATACTGCCTCTGCTTGTTGGGGCGACGGCCGTCGCTGTGGGCGATGGTGGGCACGGAAACCTTAAATTGTATTTTCCCGTCCACCATTCTCCTCAGGTCCCTGAATTCGGTGTTAATGCATGAGGCGGCCAGGCCGGTTTCCAGGAACTTGACAAATTCGATCACATTTGCATAAACCCCCAGTAGGACCTCAAAGCGCACACTATTTTCTCGCACGTCTTTTCCCACGAGCAGCTGAAAGCTTTTAAAGAGGCCCTCTGCTGCACTCTCCTTCACTTGGCGCAGGAGATTGGCTTCTACGGCTGTGTGGGGAAGCGGGCGGTTTTCAAGGGTGCACACCTCCATCATGAGCGCCTTGGAGCAGTGCTGCTACCTACCCGAAGTGTCGCCGCAACAGCTCAGAGGGCCACACACTGAAGGCTGCCTCGAGGACCAACTAGAGATGTTCGCTATTCTGGCTTTAAATAAGAAGCTAACCTCCACCGAGTCCGGTTTAATACAACTAGACTGTCTGATGGAGCCGGAGAGCACTTTCTTTGCCTGTAGGGCGGTCAGGCGGCTGCTCCTGGGGGTGGTTTATATACCATGCGTCTTCAGCCAGCCCCCACCACCGGGCTTGTGCTTGCCAGTGGGCCCCCCGCACGTAGGGGCGGGCCTGGTGTTTGCGGGAGAGCAGTACTACACAGCAGACAACATAGCCACAGATGTATACGTGCCCGGGGTGCGCTCGACGGAAGAAACGGACCCGCCTTTAGATAGCAACCACCTGAACAGGGTGATTTACTTTCCCAAGTTGCTCAGTACCCAGGTGTCGTGGGGCTGCATGTTTCAGCTGGTCTCCCGCTACCTAAATATGTACGAGTTGGATGAGTGCGTGTCCCTCTTCTGCAAGGGCCTGTCACCCCACCTGCAGCAGACGTGCACGTACAACTACTCTCTCCTCACGCACCACCTCAAAAAACCCAGCCAGCAGTGGTGGCCCCAGAGCAGCGCAGATTTCAACAGGATGAGCGAAGAGTTTTCGCTCATAAGCTTCCTGCTAGGCTGGCCCGTGAGCGGCTGCCTGGCCGACCTGCGGCAAAAAATACTCCTAGGGGCCCGGCAGAGGCCGGCCACCTTGCACTACCTGAGCACGCTTCCGCCGTCCTGCCCCATTAGAGTGCGCAGCTTAGAAATACTGCAGTATGTGGAGGGAGTGGGCCTCATTTTTCCACAGTGGGCCCCCACGGTGCTCAAAAGGAGCCCCAAGAACTGCCTCGGCATAATAGCCGTCAGTGATGGTAAAGATAGCACGGGCGCCTGGCTACAGTTTCCAGCAGACGGGGCCATGCTTAGGGTGGCACTATGCATGGCCGTAGCGGACCACGTGTGCTGTGAAAGCACCTATACTCAGCAGACGATTAAAACCGTCACCACAGCCAGGGCTCTGGTAGCCAGTTTTGAAAGAATGCAGTTCGCCCCCAGGGACTTTCCAGTCAACTATGCCCATACATCAACCAAGTTCTCCCTGGCCACAGATGACCCTGCCAACAGCACCCTAAAAAGCAGCTTCAGCCCCCTGACTCACATCAGTTTGAATAACTTTAAAGTTAATGTGTTCAACACAAATATGGTCATTAACACTAATGTGCGCTGCCTGCAGACGCCACAAGGCTACAGCCAGATTGTTAATGTGCCTAAGCTCATTAATAATTTTGTCATAAAAAAATACTCGGTGAAAGAGCCCGCCTTTACCATCAGCATCTTCTATTCAGAAGACTTTAACCTCAAGGCGGCAATCAATGTAAACATCAGCGGGGACATCATAAATTTTTTGTATGCCATGAACACCCTCAAGTGCTTTTTGCCAGTAACAGACATATTTCCCGCCTCCATGGCTAACTGGAACTCCACCTTTGACGTGCACGGGCTGGAGAACCAGCACTTGGTGCGGAGCGGGCGTCGAGACGTGTTCTGGACCACTAACTTTCCATCCGTAGTGTCAAGCAGTGAGGGGTACAACGTCTCCTGGTTTAAGGCGGCAACCGCCACCGTGTCTAAGATTCATGGCAGCAGCCTGACTAAGCAGGTTCAGCAAGAGGTCAGGCGCGTCATTGAGCACAGGAACGCCCGGCTAAACTATGCTAAGAATCAGCTGTTTGCCACACTTGAGCACAGGAACGGGGCTCAGGTGCAGGCCGCGCATAAGAGGTTTCTGGAGTGTCTCTATGAGTGTTGCTCATGGACTCGGACTAATACACACGCATTACTGGAGCTTGCTCAGTGTGGAGTGTTTGACTTCTCTAAGAGGATGATTGCTCACTCCAAAAGCAAGCACGAGTGCGCTCTTAGTGGCTATAAGGTGTGTAATTTGATCCCCAAGGTGATGATTAATCACAAAAAAACTCGCTTAGATGATTGTGGACGTAACGCAAACTTTATATCCTGCCTGCACCGAATTTCGCCTCACATGGCAAGTACTAAAGCCAAACTGTTCAGACACATCTGTAGGAGAGCCAGTCTGCGAAGCAACCACTTCCTGGGGCGCAGTAAATAACTGGGATGGAGCACGGAATTAAAATCAGCACTCCGGCTGCCAGGCTAGCAAACGGGGCGGTGCTTCTACCTTCTGACAAGTATGTGTTTCACCTCATACACTCCCGCACGCTGTGCATGGCCCTGTCCTACCCGGGCAGTGAGTTGCCTGCCCCGGTCCTCTTTAGCCGCTTCAGCAAGACCAACGATGGGGACTGTACCCTCCAATCTGACGCAGACGCCGCCTTGTCCCTGGTGAGAATCCTCATCTCTAACCACCCGTATGTGCTCAACAGCCGCCTGTCAGTAGGCTACCAGAGGCACGGAGGGACTGTTGTTCTGCACCGGAGGCCTCTGGTCATCACGGATGAGTTTGGAAGTAGCCCTGTAAAACTGTCGAGCAGTATAGTGGTGGGACCTGACCCGTTGTCTGCCAACGGCACAGCCCCGGCGACTGCGGAGCTGGCCGCGTGCGCCCTAGTGTGCGCCAGCAGCTTCAAATCTGTGTGGATTAATGAGTCGGCCAACACAGAAATTCACTATGACCCAGGGGATGCAATAGAAGTCCCCCTGACCCCAAATTTACCCTGTAAGTCCATCATAAAGAAAGACCGGTGCACACCAGCAAGCGAGGAGGCCGCAAGCCTCAACGCGAGGCTGTTTTTTGCGTGTAGTGCCGGCTACCCGCCCATAGGCCAGTGTCCAGCCAGATCTTTCACCACCCTGATGATCATGTGCAAGTCCCACAACAGCCTGAGGCCGGTGCCCGAATTCCACCTGAAGCCCCTCCAGTTGCTTCTGGTAAAACACACGCTCCTGGTTCGCATGGGGCTCGAAAACTGCATGCAGGACTTTATTCTCACTTTCCCCGACCTACCCACGGTGTCCGCAGAGCAGGTGGAGCACTTTGAAAAAATTGTCGCCGTTACCAAAGCCCGAGTGGAAGATATTATTTTTGCTCTGAACTCTGTGAGCGCCCACATTTTTGAGAGGCGCGTCAGGGTAGCCGCCGCACATCCAGTTTTAGACCGGGCCATGCGAAAGTACTTTTTGATGTTTCCCCCCGCAGACCTAGAGAACTCGGTCAATTTTGCCACAGATATTGTTAAGATCATTTGTAAGGGAGTGCCCTTCGAGCAGCTGGTTCGCTTCTTAAAGAGATACATCCCTATCCAAGAAATAACAGTGGACACCAATCACCTCAAAGTGTTTGCTTTATTGTCTATTTGAGAGATTCCTTTTTTGAGAGATTGTACATGACAATCTTATACACAATAAAACTACCCGCAATTGCCGCAACTGCAAAGAGTATGAAAATTATTGCATTCATTGCCCGGTTAGTGTATAAGCCTCTAATTTCAAGGAGTGTGCCATTATTCATCAGGAGTAAGTAGTGTGTGTGCATGTTGTCAAAGTCAAAGAAGAGGGAGTCGGGGGCGAAGACGTCCTGCTGGACTCTGTGGTTGGAGATGTATACCAGGGTCTGTAGCCCGTCATACTCGTCGTAGCTGACCACAGCGGAGTCACAGAGCTGGCATGTGAGCTTGGGGTAGCTCATGTTGTAGACGACCGGGATCTTGAGGGCCTCTCTGGAGACGTAGGCCTCATTGCAGTTTGAATTATTGACTACAGTGACCACCATTTTAGACTTTAGGAAAGTTTCAGAGACATCATATGTGACGCCCTTGGCAGCAGCACCCACGGCAATCACAAAGGTGGTGTCTACAAAGGGGACTATCATTTTTACCTTGGAGGCATCCGTGATGCAGGTCTTAATGGGCAGATACTGGATGGCCCAGTTGCTGGTGTCGCTCCTGAGCAGGGAGTACATGGCACTGACGCCGTTAGAGAGCTGGCTTTTGGTAAGGTTAACATCGTGACTTCCCTCGATGTTCAGCTTTTCTAGGGAGTAGTCAAAGCGCAGGCTCATGAAACATGGGCTAAAACTGTGATAGACATTGTGTGTGGATTCATGCCCCCAGAAATCAATACCCCAGGCCAGCTCGGCCGCACTGCACATAGAGGTGGTGTAGCAGTAGGTGAGGGAGGTGTACTTATCAGACATGGTGCTGTTCGTGGGCTTCCTGCCCCTCAGGGCGTTGTACACCATGAAAAGGGCCTTCCTGTCATCGTTCGTGAGGGTGAACCTCTCTACGTAGCGCGAGTAAATGTCCATGAGGATCAGGGAAATGCCGTGCATGCCCTTGTCCTGCAAATCAGACTTGCTATCCACGTAGTACAGGTTCTGTAGGAACCAGTCAGGGGTGACTTCCAGCCCCTGCTCGGGGTAAAAGGGGGTGGCAGCTAAGATGGCGGCAGAGAGCCTGTGCAGGCCATTGGTCACGAAGCCCCGGGTGTACTGGTCCACGTAGCACCTGTGGACCATATCGAGGCACACGTCTGTCTCGTAAAGCTTAGGTAAAATGCACTGGAGGGAGACGGGAAAGTCAGAGCGGTACCTCATCTCCATACCTATCTTATAGTACAATGAGAGCACAGCCAGGTACGTGGTCAGAAACTGGGAGTTGATGTGGATGTTCCGGCACCTGTCCTTCCTGGCCATATCTACCATGGAGGTTTGCAGCAAGACGGCCAGTTGGTCAGCCGTGTTCGTAGTAATCATGGTGAACACCTCACTCCAGTTCTTGGGAAACAGGTTCTGGGAGAAGTAGGCATAGTCTGTGTTGCTGGTCAGGAGCAGGAGCTCCTCGGCGTTGTTGTAAACCAGAGAGATCTCCCCACGGGACACACTCCCTCGCATAGAAGGCAGCTTTAGCCTATCCCCAAAAATAATGGTGGCGGAGTGCGTCACCACAGAGCTCACCTGATAGGCAACCACTAGAGATACGTAATTAATGGTCGCCACCCCGGCCAGCTGGTACCTGCCATTGTCCAGGGACAGTGAGGTGTAAATCATGTGCCGCCGAACGGGGTAGAAGGCCCCGTGCGTCTCGTGCGAGGGAGGGAAGACGTTGGAGATGTAGAAAAAGAGCTCTTGTCGCAGCTGGTTCTTGAAGATGCCCAGGTCCCCGTCATACCGGTCCCCCACAGTAGCCGTGGTGATACCTTTCCAAAAGTCCACCTGTCTGGTGGTATTATACGGCTGACACATGCCAATCTGGTGCCCATCCGGCACTTTGATGGACTTTCCTGGAAATTTGTAGATGTCCTTGTATGTCTCGTAAGTTGTCTTCAGGGGTTCCTCGGTCTTAGACCATTTCCACAGGTCCTGGATGATGGGTCTTCGGATAATTTTCTCAATGTCCTCCCATCTAAACTGGGCGCTGTAAAAGGTACCGTCGAGGGTGATTACGAGCGCCGAGGAAGGGGCGTAGTGTTCAGAAATAGTGGGGCGGCGTTGCCCGGTAGCGTTGTTCCACAGGGAGAGGATAGTGAAGAAGCAAAGCAGCAGCCCCCCGGGGGCTGGTGGGTTGTGGGAAATCCAGAGTAAGGGGGCATGGGGAACGGAGGGCATGGTGGCCTGACTTCGAAGGACTAGTCGATGGAGACAGAGCAGTTGTGGGCCTCATCCGACAGGGCCTTTATCGCTGCGAGGTTAAGCATTCTTGTTTTAATATCACTGTTTTTCATAACCTGCATGTAAATCTCGCTCCACGCCCCAGTCAGGTCGTCCTGAAAGGGGCTGAGGTCAATCACAAGGAACTGCAGCTTAATTAGCTGGTAACAAAAGTGCAGACACACCTGCAGGATGGTAGGATCGTAGGTGAATGGGCCTATGACATCACTCAGGGTGGTGAATAGACTGTTTCCCCAAATCTTCTGGGCAGTGTCCAGAGACACCTTCTTGGATATGGCACAGGCATTCTCCATAGTCATCTGCTGTAAGCACAACTTCATAGTCACCTCTACCGGGAAATACTGTAGAAACAGCCAGGCGCAATAGGCAGCGTGAAAAGAGCCCCGGATTTCCTTCAGGTAGGGGAGATTAATGTGCTGCTCGCAGGCGCGGCCCCGCTTCTGCAGCCTTATCATGTTCTCGTCAGTCGGGATGGAAATCAAAACAATAACCTCCCCGACATTGGCCTCGAACATGGCAAGCAGGTCAAGAAAATCACCGAAGGAGAGCATGCCGCGCCTCAGCCACACCAGGGGAAACACGACCAGGGCAGATAGGGGGTGCCTGTCGCACACAACCCATCTATCGAGGGGGGCTACGGCCCGTCTCCCCGCATCCTCCTGGACACAGTGCTTCACGTAGCAACACTGAGATTTCAGGGGGGTGGCAAACTTCAGCTGGCAGGCCACCAAGGCGGCGGAAGACGAGAGCTTGCCCGGCTTCCACTGCTTGTGGATCCTGACAATCTCCTCCAGCACATTCTGGTAGACCTGGGTCCAGTACTGCACGGGCTCGGGGATGGTCATCACCTCGTCGGGCGGGGAAGATCGCCTGATGTAGTTGAGGAGGGTAGTTTTCCCCACGGCCATACAGCCCTCCAAAAAGACGGTACACGCGCGCGTGTACGAGGGCTCACTCAGCAGGTCAATCATAGAAGTGTTTGGAGGAGGGGGCCTGCGCCTGGTCTTGGGCCTGGTCGCCTGGGCGCCATCCGATAGGGACAGTGCGTTCAGCAGACTGCTGCTGAGCTCCTTGATCCTGGCCGCCTTGGATGAAAGCTTCTCGCCCTGGGACCTCTTAGGTGTTTTTCCCGACGCCAGTTTGTTTCCCGTCACCCTACCGGATGTGTACATGTTGAGGGAGCTGCTCATGTTTGCGTAGGGGGGCTCCTCGTATAGGTCGGCCGACTGGCTGATTGGATTGGGGTGACCCTCGGGGAAGTGTAACACTGTGAAATCAGAGTGGCTGGAGGATAAACTACCTATACTATTAGAGTTGGCCTCACCCCCCTCGGCGCCCACGCTAACCAAGGGATTAGGAAGGTCAGATCCAGGGGACAAGACCCAAGAAGAAGTAGACAGGCTGGGCACATCCAGGGCAGGCACCAGCACCCTGGGAGCCCGGGAGCGCCGAGGATTGGGAGGATTGGGGGGTGGCACATAGGGCAGGTGAGCCGCCGGGGGAACTTCGTCCTCATCATCACTGGACTCGTTCTGGCCCTCGGCCGCCAACTTCCACAGGTCTATATCTTCATAGTCACTGTTGTCCTCCTCCCAAGATTTGGGCACGTCGTAGTCGCCGTACCGGGGTCGGGAGTACGGGTCGGGAGAGGGAGAGTTGGAGGCCATGTTTCAGAGTATATTGAGCCAGCGACCAATCTGCGCGCTCAGCAGTCTACCTGCAAAACGGAAAGTGGCGGGGTTAAATGCGCACCGCAAAGTGTACAAGCAGCTCATGCTGTACACTAGCTTCGGGAAAGTTAACAAGTTCCTGGGCTTGCAGCATATCTGCCCCAAAAAGGTCAAGTACAAGCTTTTCTTTGAGGTGAGCCTGGGACCCAGGATAGCGGATATAATTGTTCTGGCCAGTCAGGGGGAACAGCGCATGTGTTACATCATAGAGCTGAAAACCTGCCTAGGAGCCCATTTTGTACCCAACCCCATCAAGCTGGCGCAGCGCAGCCAGGGACTCTGCCAGCTCCACGACTCCACCAAGTACCTGTGCAACAATGCCCCACGTGGGGAAGAGCGCTGGGTAGTGCAGGCCCACTTGCTATTTAAGAGCCAAGTGTCACTTAAAACCTTGCACTCAGAGCACCCCACTTTTCCCTTCGCCCTCATTCAGTCCAAAGAAGAGGCCCTGAGTGCCTTCCTCAGGCTCAGGGAGGATGCTGAGTTTAAACAAGTGCTCAGACAGGGCTGTCCACCAGCAGAGGTGGCCAAAGGCATGCGTCTACTGGGCCCCAAGCCCCAGGAACGTGCTCGTTATAAACCCCCAAAGGTTCCACGAGCACAAGCGCAGCGCCTCGCTCTACCGAAAGCACGTGGTAGAAAACAAAATGCATCTCATAAAAAGGGAGCTGTTAAAAATGGAGCTTAACAACATAGTCCAGGCAAACACGGCTAACTCGGAGGCCATTGCAGAGTACCTAGACACGCTCGAGAACCTGACACACACCCTCACGGACGCGGCTGCCCGCTCGGCGGGGACAAGCAGGGATTTCCAAAAACAGGCCCTTCCACAGCAGGCACCCAGCCAGGACTCGCTGACCCCACCCGTCCCATCCCAGGCGCCCAAAGAAAGAACCACTACGGTGGTGATTGCCCCCGGGGATTCCGGGTTCACCTTTTCCACCAGCCTCCTCACTGAGTTCCTCTCGGGGCTATACGCCTCCTCGGCGGCATGGCTCCCGTCCTACGGACCCTGGTTCACGGCCATGACCGCAAACGCCATGCAGCGAAGGGTCTTTCCCAAAGAGCTCAAGGGGACCACAAACCTAAAAAACTCCACCTCACTCAAACTAATCAGCGAGGTGCTTCACACCATCACGTCCATCAATGTGGACTTCTACACGGATGTCAGGAACATGTCAGATTTCAGTGCGGCGCTGTGCATCCTAAATGCCTACTACTGCAAAACCCAGGGCTGCCCCCTGCCCGGCTCGCAAGCCGAGCTGCTGGATAACTTGGGCGGGAAGTTGGCCACCCTGGTCAACGACCTCAAGGGGCTGAGCTCAGACAACAGCACGCACTTCAACTTCACCTTCACCAGCGGGCCACAAAAGGCAGCCATGGCCCCCATCAACTCAGACAACAAGTACAACAGGGACTTCTTCACAAACCATAAAATCTTTCGCCTCCTGGTGGCCAAAGGGGTGGTGCTGCTGTCCGGCTTCTCTAACGTGCCTGGCTCGGAGGACGGGCCGGATTACATCTACGCCCTGACCTCGTCCATATTTAGTGATAACATCCCCCCCTTCGGGAGCTACCAACTGAACCTACGCGTGGGCATTAAGGGGGTAGAGTACCTGGTCTTAGTCTACCTCACCTTAGTAAACGCACAGCTCTCCAAACCGGACGGGAGGAGACTGCACCTCAAAGCGCTCCTGGGTGCCGCCTTCGAGCACAGCTCGAAGGTGCAGCTTTTCAAGCGAGACGAAGTGTTTACTTTTCTGATTAAGGAGTATGTCACACCCATCGTGATGTGTAATCCACACATTAGCACTTCCGAGCTCTTCCCGGGCATGGCTTTAGTCACTCTAGAAATAGGTAGTCAGTTAACTTTTGACCCGAACAAGCACTTTGTCAATTTAGCCGGAACCAAGTTCACCAAGGTCTTTAACGTGATTAATCAGAGGCTCTTGTTCAAAGATGCTAGGGAGCTGTTGCTGGCCAAATCTGAGCTCCGCGTGGCCCTCGAGGAGGGGCTGGCGGCCACCCTCAGCAGTATCTCCCCGGTGAACTCCATCGCCGACACCATCCGGAAAGAGTTCGGAGGGGGGGATGACTACGACAGGCTGTATTTCATGGTCCTCGGCTGCTTACCCGTCACTGTGGCTGTCGTGTAGCACTATGTTGTTGTTAAAAATAAATATATAGTCCAGCCAGGGGTGCCAAGCTTTTGCCTGGGGTTGGGGGTTACGTGGGCCAGAGAAGGCGACCACGTCCGCGTAGATGGTGTCCAGTATGCCCCTGTAGCCATTCAGGCTGCTCTCCTGAAATACCGAAAAGTCCACCCGCAGCGCCCCTGAGATGACTAGGTAGAGCAGGTATATCTTTAGCATGAAAGCACGGACCCAGGGCTCCACCTCAGAGCGCCCCCAGAACACGAGGCAGAAGGCGGCGACCTTGAGCAGGCAGCAGGGAAACACACTGCCCAGGTTAAAGAGGAAGTTGCCGTCCAGGAGGTTGTGTTCATAGATGCGTACGTGATGTGTCAGGCCCAGGGTGAGAAAAAAGTACCTAGCTAGGCCTCGCAGCAGGCTAGGGGTTCTGTTGAGGTGTAGCCAGAGCTGGCCACGGCCTGCTTCCGAGAGAAGCATGCGGTCGCTCACCCCCGTCGCTTTCAAGCCGTCAGACAGTATCTTCCAGTACTCCAGGGGCACCTTGCGCTCCAGGATCACGGTGTCAGTCACTCCACAGTTGGCAGTGGCCTCGCGTAACAGGAACGCGTTTAGGCCGAGCTCGTAAATCTTGGTGAGCACCAGGTGGCAATATCGCAGCTCCACGGGCGTTAGTGTATTTAAACTTTTGCCCTGCAAGAGCTTAAACAGAACAGTTCGGGCCCCTGGGCTGAAGCTAGGCGCGGCGCGGACATACCGGCCCAGGATGTCCGAGGAGGCCTCACTGCACGTGGCGGGGTTTGTAGACATCGCGGCCTGCCCCAAGTCTGATCCCGACCTGAAGCTAGACGCGCCGCAATGGCAAAAGCACCTGCCCCTGGACTCTGCTATCCCCTTGACGGTAGAGCACCTGCCGGGGGCGCAGGTCGGATGGGTGACGGGCTTGTTTCCTGTGGCTCAGGGGTTGTTTTGTACCGGGGTCATAAACTCCCCCGGATTCCTAGACCTCCTCGACTGCCTCTACTCAGAGTGCGTCGTGGCCCAGTGCCCCCCCAACGCAGACCTGCCGCGAAATCCACGGGCGGAGGTGATGCACTCCTGGCTGCCGGAGCTCTCGCTGTCCTCTGTGCACCCCACTCTCCTGGGCACTGACAAAGAGCCCCCTGAGGTTTTTCAGCACGTGTCCCTGTGCGCCCTAGGGAAAAGACGGGGGTCGGTGGCAGTGTACGGCAACAGCTTGCCCTGGGTGCTGTCTCGGTTTAAGTCCCTGAGCTCAGAGGACGCGGCACACGTAGAGACGGCGGGTAAGGTTGCTGTACCACCCACCCCGCTAGAGTTCAATGCCCCAATAGGCTCCCTATTTGCGAAGGCCATTGACGCCAGCTTCATTCGCGATCGGCTCACTACCCTACAGGCAGATAGGCACGCCGCGGGTGTTTCGGCAGCTACATATTTAAAGGCCAGCAAGGTGCCGTCCGCAATCAGTGATACCCTGTCGCCCACAAGCAACAGTGCAGAAACTGCTCCCGAGAAACAGCTTGAGGCAACCCTCCCCTCCACCTCCAGTTCCACCTCCACCTCCACCTCCACCTCCACCATGGTAGGTGCGGGCGCACCCACGCCAGCTCCCAGCGAGGACCTGATTCCCGTTCCTCGCTCGGCCTTTCTCAACATGCTAGAGTCCACCGTGGCTCGCATGCCCCAGTCGCCACCACAGGGCCCTCTGCCGCCCGCGCCGTTCCAACCCGGCATGCCATACTTCGCCTCATACAACATGGCCTGCCCCCCACCCGGGCTCATCAAACATCGAAAGAGCCACTTCCTTAGCCCCTACGAGCCAGAGCCCCACTACCCCTACCACGGCCTCTACTCCACCCCGTACCCCGATTGCGAGCTGCCTCGAGTACTGTGCCAAAGCCCGTGCTGTGCAAACAGATCAAAGAAGCGGGCAAGGGAAGAGTCGGACGGGGAGGCATCCATATTCCCGGGAGAGGAACCTGTGCTGTACAGAAAGGATTTCTCGCACCTCAGCAAAAGCCTGGCTGAGCTTCAGAGCGAGATTCGGGAACTGAAGCAGCTGCGCCAGGCACCGCCCCAGATGCCCCCGGCAGACCCCATGGTGCCCTATTACCACAGCTATCACCCCCAAATGGCCCCCCAGTATGCCATGTACCCGCCGCCTTCTCTGCCTTCGCGCCTTCCAGTAAAGGAACCGGTGGAAGAGGCCAAGCTTACCAGAGTAGAGCTAAGTTGCTCAAACGGGCAGGGGGAACTCAAGGCGAGTCCCAGTGCGGAAGCAGCTGACGAGTCAGTAGCCGGTGGGAAGGGCAGCATTATAAATGCTAGCTGTCAGCCCAACCCCACACCCCTGAAAACCAACACCCTCCAAAAACTCTTTTGTGAGGAATTGTTGACTAAGCAGTAGGTAGAGTTAGCCTGCCCGGATGAGGAATTGGCCCTGGATTTTAAGAAATAAAGTGGTGATTCTTGTGAAATGTTGATTACTTGTCTTTATTGTGTGTTTATAACAGCAACAGGAAACTGCTAATGGGAACAAGGCAGCTGGCTTAATTGTTCAGCCAAAGATGGCTTAACTCAGCTTAGGCAACCTGTGTCCGATAAAATTTATAGCCACCAGCAGCTGGGTGATTGTAGGTCATGACTCAGTTTGTTGAGTAGAGAGGGTACAGTTGCACTGCTTTATAGAAGTCGAGCACTTACGCTGATCCAAATTATTTGTTAAAGCTTTGGCTCAGCGTGACTGCTCTTCTGCTGTGTAAGCACACTCATCTGCATTGCGCTCAGGAACCTTGTGCTTTGAGTTAATGTTCATATCCCTGGGAGTTTTTGGTTGTGAACAAACCCCGGGGGTATGTGCAGGACTTAAGGGACAAACGGTCATCGCTCCAACAGGTAATGTATAAATCTTCCCCCTCCACACCTCTTACCAGCGGGGTGTGATATGACCTAAGGTCCCGAACTCCTTCGAGAATACTTGGCTTACTGGAAAGAAGGCGCATCATAGACACCACTTCATCAGGGTAGTGTGTCTATATGTGTTGCCTTATTACCAGAAGCATAAAAGCAGCATTTAGACCTGGTCATAAAGCCCCTGAGATGATTAGCCTTATAGTCAGCTTTTTTACTGTAGCCATGTGTAGCTAAGGCCCCCTCCCTTTTCCAGACACAGAAGACACAAACAAAGAACTTCAGATTTTAACACATCAGTTTATTAGGGCACACAAACTAGTGTGCAGGGTTTATGTACAGCAAGTTAGTGGAGGATACTGGGAGGAGAGGGGGAGAGGGCGCAAATGTAGACTTTGACCAAGAGAGAACTGGACGAGGCGGGGTGGGCGCAGAATACGGAAGTACAGATTGGTCGCCAACTGTATGCTATCACATGAGTTTCAAAAAGCGCTCCATTTCATTGGGGTAGAAGGCAGGATTGTCAGAATCAGCCACCTGGAAGAGAAGAAAACTAAAGGGTAGTTACTTCATAGGAGCATGGGAATAATGTTTACACAATCAGTGTTTTATTTACAGTAAACAGTGTTTGACGGGTGGCGTGTTGCAGTGGGATCACAACTTATGGGATTTACAGTGGGAAATGGCAAATGTGTGTTTACAGAGGGACTTTGCAAGGGCAAACTGAACAATACAGGCATTAGGCGCATGGGGGAAAGGGGTTTAGTACAAGAGGGTTACTGTATTCGGCCTAGTGTTTAGCAGTATGGGGTGTGGGGCTTTACACTATAGTTCACAGCTAGAAGGTATTACAATGGGGCACTATAGAAGCTCGGCGCAGCTAATGTTATAAGGTGGCAGTGCATTAGACAAACATTCAGCTCTTTTTTTAATTAGTTAGCACATAAAGAACGACAGAGGGTAACTCAGCAGGCTAGATTTAGAACAGCCCCCCCCAATTTTTTGTTAGGCACTGTTTTATAAGGCCTACTGGTTAAAAGGTAGCAAACACACATACCCTCCTTTAGCTTCACACTATTTTTTGACTTTTTAAAGTAGGAAGCTAATTCACACCATAACATCTTACCCAGGAGCTTAAAGCACACATCTTCAGCCACTTAAAAAAGTTAACAATGAGGCACAGACAACCCATTTTCCTAAGTCACGAGGTCAAAAGCTTGCAGCAAAGGAAAGGGTGAAGCAGACTGATCCCGCACACAAAAAGGGGCAGCGCTAGGGACAGATAGTATAAAGGCACAGGTAAAAAATCTAGAGCGGACGACCACATAAAACCAATAGTCTCCAGCTACCCTCAAATGCCCCCAACTCATGTAAGAAAAACAAACTCAACACAGCCACACAATAGAGCACAAAAAATGCCAGAAAATTAAGCAGCAATGGGTACAGGTAGCATAAGAGCACACAGGTTAATAAAAAGGTAAAATCAGATGACATCAATAAATCATAGTTTCATTTTCACCCCAAGTGAACTCAGTCCATGTAAGAAAAATCTGTAGCATAGAAACAGACTATAGCCAAAAGCAAGCCAGATAAGTTTCGTTTATCAGCTGTAGGAGGCGGGAACTTGAGACAAGTTAGCACGGTATTTCGAACCATCAACTCAGCACAGAGAGAATTAAAACTGTCAAATGAGGGTTGGCTCCCAACATTTGGGCTACCCACATCCTCTTCCCCCCCCCACTTCCTCCAATTTCATTCAACCACCTAACTGGACCAGACTAGATGTCATTAAAAAAATCTAGCAACCCCTCCTACTTCCTCTAATTCCATTCAGCTACTGTACGGAACTAAATTAGATTTCATGGAAAAAATGGTCATGATGATAAGATTGTCTTGTTTGATCATTAAGGCAGAATTTTAAAAAAAACACTATATGCATGAGAACTGTCACATAATGTAGTCAGTATGAGGAGTTATGTAAAAAGCTGATTTTTGAGAGCTGGATGATGTGTGCAGTGAAGCAGTAAGCATAGTTGGGCAGCTGCTTTTTTGTAGATTTTAGTAGCATTTAAAGCAGCAAGGTGGGTGGCCGGGCAGTAAGGGAGGTGGGTAGTGCGGCGAGAGGCAAAATTAAATGCAGATAAGCGTGGCTGTAGCAGGCGGGTCAGTTGCAGAAAGCGATATGGTTTGTGTGCCGCTTTGCCAGGGCTTGAGCGCAGACGCAGGCAGGTTGATGCCGAGCAGTAAAATGAGGTGAAAGGTAGGCAGGTGGCAACATGAATGTATCCCAGCATCCCAGTAACCCGTACGCCAAGCGTACCTGAAATCAGTGGTGGCTGTGGAGATCCATGCGGACGCAGCGATGCTGGTCTACATTTTGAGAGCGCAGCTGTAGTGGCACCAAGCGTGGCGCTTGTGCACTGAGCTGGGGCGGCAAGCTAGTTTATATAAGAAGCAAGAAGCCACGCCTTCATACAAAGGGCAGCATTTATGGCACACAGGTTTACTAAAAGGCAGAACATGACAAATTGGCAGGGAGGGTGCTTTGAGCAGGGTGGCATAAGTTATTGGACACAGGTGACTAAGCCTCAAAATGAAACTGGGGCTGGTAAGTCAGCTATAGGAAGAACTGCAATAGCAGACCTGACCTTCTATCCTGCATCAAAGAGGGAAAATAAGTGTCTACATATAGGTTAAACTAACACAGGCCACCTAGGCAGCTGGGTTGTTTATTATACAGCTTAGTTAAACTGTTACAGTTAAACTGAGCCACTTAGGCTACTATCTAACCTCCAGTTGTTAAATGAATAGCAGGTCAGGAATGTTATTCAGATTAGGAAGACCTGGACCACAATAGTATATAATAATATATAAGGAGGGTAGAAGGCGTGGCTTACAACTCTAGCTGCCATTGGCTGCAGTTTTCACGTGATCGTGTTAGTCCAATAGGGGGCTTGGGTTTTTTGATTTGACCAATGAGACCAGTGGGTGGATTCCAAACTGTTTTTGTGGCCATGGGATTGGGCAGAGAGAGAAAACTGGGGACCAATGGGAGGCCTGGGTTGATATGGGCGGCTGTCTGAGCCACTAGAAGACCGGACAACTTTGGCGTCATCCATTTAAATCCCCAACGTCATGCCTCGTCGGTGCTAGGTTTCGCGGGCTCAGTGCTTGTCAGCGGGGCCTGGGGGCAATGGGAAGTCAAAATTTGAGTAGTGGGTTGGGGAAAGGCTATGACTTATTAGCTCACCTGAGTTCTGAACAGACAAACAGATTACATTGAAAATGGGAGGACACTGTGGGGGTCTGCAGACCCCAATTAACTCACTTGTGCCCAGGAGAAAGCCATGAGTTATTATCTCATCTGGGTCTCGAAAAGCCAAACAGAATACAGGACTGTGGGGGAGAATAAATGGGTGGGGGGCACCAGAATTAAATTAAGTTACCCGTGCCTAAGAAAATGCCCCGAGCGATTAACTCATCCGAGTCCCGAGCGGCCAAACAGATTACCAGATTGGATGGGGAGAAATCAGGGTGGGGGCCCTTAGGACACAATGAACTCACAAGTGCTTGGGAGATGTCACAGAGGGGTCACTTATGCTTGCGTACGTAATGCGGCCTAGTTTGTAGAGGGGCTGTACTGTTACTGGAAATGAGAGATGGGAGGTTAGTAAGGTGGAGATGGGGGTTAGTGAGCTTAGCTGTTCTTAACTCGTACTCCAGTGAATACAGTCACAGACATAATTTCAGAGTGGGTGGGAAGTGAATTCCTAGGTGGTTGCTGGGGGATTGAATGAGGACCTAATGGGGGTAGGAGGGTCAACTCAATGTAAGGGCTTGAGGACCATGGTGAATGCGCCTGTTGTTCCACTTCTCGTGTTTGCTTGGGGAGGCTAAAGCCCAAACATGGGGTCCTGTGATGGGGGCAAGGTGGGAACGGTGTAGAGCTCTAAACCTCACTTCTCAACCCAATTACCGGAGGTCAGCATAGGTGGTCTGTCATAGGCCACTCTAGGTATGTAGAGGCAGCCCCAATCCTCTGCTAAGGGCCCTGTTTTATTGTGTACATGTTTGGTGATTAGGGTTTAAGGAAGCAGACTAACTTTGATTACTTTTGAGATTATTCATTCATGAGCTGTTCTGGGGTAATCTATCAGGCACCGGAAGGCAGCTTAGTCAGCTACCAAATTTAGTTATCCGGTCTTAACAAATCTGGCTGTGACTCCAAAGAATGAATCACGCAGTTTTTTTTCTTAGCCTACCCAATAACTTCATCTGAAAGGGATTTCGGGCTAACAAGGCTACTTGAGTGGCGCACGGGATTTGATAAAGCCTGCCTGCGGAGGCAGCAGACAGGTTCTATCAAAGTCCGGGCGCCACCTAAAGCTTCTCAAGAAAACTACATTCTCTAGCTGTTAAACTTAATGTACTGTGACTCCGGGATAAAAAAAAACTTTTTGGCAGCCGTTCAGTGAAAGCTGTGACATCCCGTGGTCTTCTAAAGATGCTCAGCTCTAAGAATTTCGAGGCCGCTAAACCACAGTTCACATTTTTTCAGTTCCTCATTTTTGCCTTCAAGACTTCTAGTAATATTAACTCGTTCAAGGCAGCACAAAATGAAAGGCAGGGGGGGCAATGGCCTTCACAAAGTGGTACTTTTGCCCGTTTGTTACTAAGTTTGGAGGGTAGAAGATACTTGCAGGGGTGGGACTGATAGTTATTTCATAGTGTAACAAAAGCTAGGTATTAGCTGTCAGGGAAACTTCTAAAAACACAGTGTTATATTCAACTGCCTTTTTGGTGAGTTGCCCTGTGAGCTAATATTTTCATTGCATCTGCATCTAATATCTCATCCCAAAGCGGCCTGCTCCTTACGGTTATGCGCATGAGCAGTTTAGGGGTGTCTCAAAAAATACATGTGTGATAGTAAGTGTATTTTTAGCGGAGACCTCTAGGTAGCTCTGCTGGCATGCACTAAAGTGATGTAGGAGCGCCCAGAATGCTGGACGGCCGCAGATTTTCGTCGCTTTTTCGTTTATAGACGGGTATGCTGCCGGCGTGTATGTAAGGAATCACAGTGCAGCTATCCGTCTATCAACGGAGGAGGGGAGAGCTTTTTGCATTAGACGTTTGGTTGTATTCACGTTTGAGGGCACGCATTAATATATAGTAATAATGTCATAAATTAATGCGCACTCCTCAAATGTGGTATACACAAGGCTTTTGCAGGTCCAAGAGAGACCATGAAGATGAAATGGCGGCTGATTTGTTCTGAAGCAACCCTGCGATTTATTGTATCAGACATCCTTAAATCGCCGGTGGCCTTCTAGACACGTCAGTTCTTAACTACAGCAGAACATGAATAAAATGAAAGCCCCTGCAACAGGCAGTGGGGGAGTGAGTGACAGTTCTGGTTAGAGTTACTAAGGATTCCCTGGTACCAATATAAGAAGTACCAGGTCAGTAGTAACTCTTACCTAGCATGCCACTACGTCTTCCAAGGGGCGCAGAGTGTATATCTGAAGCACGCAACCATCTGTAATGGTCTCCCAGTCTAACAGGAGTGACAGGTCCGTTTGAAGTTACAGCTGCACCTGGATACAAGCCTAAAAGTACAGGGTTGGCTGTAACTTGGGACGAGCTAGTCAATACGCCTGAAGAACGTGTAAGTGGGATAAAGTATGGGCTTCCAGGCGTAGGGCAGACACCTCCTGGAGCATGGGAGGCAGCATCGCAATAGGAGGCAATTGGGCCGATTCATTTTGGTTTGCATCTGCACCCAGTTGTGTTATAAATCAAATCGGGTGCAGTTCGCAACCCCTGATGAGTATGCTTACAATATGCAATCAAGGAGCGCTGTTGACGAAGCAACGGGTTATTCATATTATGTCAGAAGTGAAGCTGAGAGAGTAGTCAATAAGGTACCTCAACTGGACTTCTGATAATGTATGCGTATACCTTTGACTTCCTCGCTCATCAGCAGATGGAACTATAGTCAGTAGAAATGGCAGCAGCATCGGTGTTTCAATTCTAGGTCAAACACTGGTGTACTCGTGTTTGGGTCCAACATGAGACGCGGTCAGTAAAGGAATACCTCTTCTCTAGTGGGTCCCAAGTATGTGTATAGCCTCAAAAAGGAAAAGGTGACCTAGAGTGGTAATTTGGTATTGTTAATGAGAGATGGTTCCCAGAAGTGGGAAATATTGTGCGATAGGCCTTTCCCCCTAGCTCACGTACCGTTCTACTTGCATGTATAGCTAAGCACTGCCCTACGTGAAGAAACTTCAAAAACATGCCCATTTCCTGGCATTTCCAGGAGCCTGTTGTTCAATTTTATATAGTACAACAAATCCTAAAAATGCCGTATATTGGGTAATGTTGTTCCTCGATGAAAACCAGTTGCACTGTGGCGGATCAAGCGAGAGAAAGGAATTTTACATACTTGCTTAGTAGCAGTTATGCAGGTATCTGGTATTTGTGATTGACCAGTTGCCTCATAGCAGCTCTTATATGTGTATGAATTTTCAACTCCACCGTGGATGATTACTTGCTGGTTGGAAGTGAGAAACAAATGCCCTGGAACCCAAGAGGAAGGAACGCGGCTGAGGCATTTAGGACCGATACGCCAATTACTGCGTTGATTAAGTGCATAAACTGGTGGTAGGCGGTCTAAATGACTCGGCTAATAAACTGCTATTTATTTTATAATTTGGTGATAATGTGTGAAGCCCTCAGGAGGTTAACTGAGTATGATCGACAAGGATCCTTAAGTGACGAACGGGAATTAGGCTACGTTCGCACTAAAAGATCCTTAGTTGATTAATACTTTTTATCAGACTTGTTCTACTAATGTATCATTATTCTAGTAGGTCTCAAAGCAGAAGATGACATTTTTGGTGTTTTTTGCGATGACTGGACTAGGATGACTCTCTAATAGTTCTAGTAGTCCGTTAACGCAAAGTATACTGGAAATAGTTGACCTTCACGCATGTCAGCTAAAAGATAGCTTCATTGTTCAGATGCTCCTAGGTATGAGTATGAAAACACGATAAGCATAGCTGGGAGTGTCTAGATGGTGAACGCTTATTGGCATCTATCAAGCAAATGGCACTTGTTGTGAGAGAGTCTGCTAAAGCAAGTGCACTTATCTGTATCATAGGGGTTGTGTTGAAAGTTGAACCAACAAACCTATATGATGCAGTAAGTGCGTGCTTTTCAGCAGCATGTGAGTCTTGTTAATGTAATTACTTTTTAAATTTTGTACAGGTTTTGGATTATTGTATTGTAAGGCTGTCATATAACTGAATTGTTGTGAATGTAAATCACAAGACATTCCCATGTGTAAGCACCTTGGGTGATGTCTCTGTTTATAATCAAGTAACAAGACACCCCCAAAGGGCTCCAGATGGGTTTGATTACTCTTCAGTAGGACTCGGAAACTGTTTTTTCAACTAAAACATACTCATTTGCGAGCACTAGTGGTGGCCTTAGTTAAATATCTAAATCAATAAGGCCAACACTAGGTGCTGTTAATGTGTATTGATAAACAAAGTGAGGGGGAAACTCAATGCTCAATTTAAAGCTCCTAAGTGGGTGTTGCTGTATAGAAAGTCAATACACACTGAAAGAGCTAGACATTGGGTATTGAAATGTCTTGTGATGGAAACGAAGAACCACGGTGCGGCCTTCGATGAAAAATCATGCCTCTTTGCGGGTTCCTCGAGTGGATATTGTTGTCATTAAATGTAACAATACGGCTCAAGGAGCCAGTAAAGGCGTGTTGACAGATGCCATCAAGCTTCTCGTGTTAACAACGATGGGTTGTAGAAAGGGTATCCACTTCAAGGCTCCTGGGTGGCCATTGTTGTGCTAAAGTCAAACAATGCTGCTTTGGTGCCTCAAAATGGATACTACGGGCGGCGGTTCGAGTGAGGGGCATGTACCTGGAGGCCAAGCGAGCCAGAGAGCTGATTTACATGCTTCTAAAACGATTATTGTTGGGTACGAAGTAACAATATTCGTTTAGACGCAAGTAAATAAGTACTGCTGCCTCCCACTGGTGTCTTGCTTAAAAATAGAGGTAAGAGTCGGGCTAGATTGGAGTAAGGGCAGTCATGCGCTTCAATGCATTTAGAGGCGTACTCGTCAACGGACACCTTTATGTGCGTCTGTGAATATGACCATGACCCACATTTAAGGTGCTCGTGTCTGGGTATAGCCCGGTAGCACCAATACTGCCCACTGTTAGAAGACAGCGATGGAGAATGTGTAACCCTTGTATTTGATATTATCTACGGCGAAATGACCCCTGGATGTCTTGATAACGTCTTCTAGGTTGCATTTTGCTGTAGATAATGTCAGAAGATGTCTCTAGAGAGATTGAAGAGGCAACAGTATGTCGGCCTGGGTGATGAAAGACGAAATCTGTGTTATGGAAGAGATTGTTTTGACATAGTTTACTGTACATGTGCCCAAATGTGAATATACGAAACATCTTGGACGCATCTGTCAGTAGATAAAGTCAAAAATCAGCCACCGTAGCTGCTTTGGTTGAGCAGCCGATGACCATCCACCTGGACCTGCACGGCGCTGAAGAAGACCCGACATGGTTGAATTGGAAGAGACTGTTGACATATTTGATGACAGGGGGTGCTTAAAGTATAGTTCAAAATATTTGGGTGTCTCCTGTCATCTTATAGACTCAACAATATCTACACGAAACTGTATTTCAACAGAGACCGCCACACGTAAAGCTGATGTTGATTTAAATGTAATTTATTATGTATATTGTTTATTGTAAACAAAAGCACAGGGTAAATGGAAGGCAGCACACTTAACATTTCTTTTTTGCATTTGTTAAGCTGATCCTAGGCAGTTTAGCCGCATTAGCGCAAAACCCACCGGGGAGTTTAAGGCAGGTTGTCAGGCATCGCAGCTGACTCTGGGTGAGGACATTGGCGAGAAGCTGCTTCTCGGCAACAACAAAGATAGCATTGGCAAGATGGGTACCTTCGGTGAGCGTGCGGGTAAAGGCTGACTTGTTAAACACTGATATCTGAGCAGTGCAGGTAGGGGCCCACACGCTGGCCTCGGCCTCAAATTCAATATCGTCGCCCTCCAGACCCAGAAGCATAGCTGTGACGTTTAGACCTTTGGTTACATAGTACTTGTTACAATATTCAATGACAGTGCTGCACAAGCTGGGAATTATTATAGGGGGGCCCATATACACAATGGGGACGGATGCGGCGTTGGGGACCCAGGGGCTCTTCACAAATGGGCTATACTTAAAGGATATGACCGCACTCGAGGTCGGGGAAAGACACACGTCTACAATAGTACGCCTATCCAGAGAATAGTGGTAGTCCACGTGAACTTTTATATAATTACTGCCCATGCACACATCATTGACCTTACACACCTCGCCCTCCACGGTGCGCACGCGTACAAACTTAGAGTCCAGGTCTTTGGTCTTAAGTCCCAGGAGGAAGGGAAACTCCTCCTGCTCCCACGAGTACATCAGGCCTCGCATGCGTAGGACGGGTGTGGAGGTGTCCATCCGGGTGACCTCTTGGCAGCACGAGGAGCCCATGATACAGGGCTGCCTGTCAGGCCTGCAGCGCAGGTAGAGGTGGTCCAAGCACAGGGTAGTGATGGGCACGAGGTAGAAGATGAGCGAGTGTGCCGGGGCCATTTGATAAGCGGCATGTTGGAGCTTGATGCGGATCTGGGTGGCAGAGCTGTCTATGAAGGAGACGCGGGTGCTCAGCGGGTTGTCCTCGTCGCCAAAGAGCATATACCTTAGCCACTGGGTCTTGCAGTTCCACGCGCTGCTGTGAAAGCTGTAGTCGGGGATGGTGTTTTTCAAGATGACTGCCAGGGAGGGACACGTGGGCAGGTAGGCCTCGGAGCTGGTGACATTGATCTTGTGGCAGTTGGTAAATCTGATGTAGGTGTCGAAGATGCTGAAGGTCCAGTGGGGCAGCTGCTGGGTGGTGGTCCGGAAGCGGCGAAAGGAGCGCAGACCCCAGAACTGCTTGGGGGTAGTCTCAGGTTCCGTGGCCATCTCAGTTGCTCATCAGCTGCGGAGACCTCTCCTCAGTCTTGGGGCAGGTGTGGTGGGGCCAAGAGAAGATGTGCTGCCCCTCCACCTCACAGTTCTGCCACTGCAGCTTGCCGCTCTGGCTGGAGAAGCTCACGTTCCTCGAGCCTGAGGCGGCGCGCTGGCAGTATAGAAGCAGGCCGACGGCTACGGGCCGTTTGGGAGAGATGGTGATGCTCTTGTTGCTTATATTGTGTAGGGTGACGAGGCAGTTCCTGGATGGGCTCCATACGCCTGGATCAGCTACCAGAAAGCTGGCTTGGCCCAACCCACAGATGAAAATCTTTACGGGCACTGAAAGGGCGGTCGAAACTGCAAACGTGGTGTTAAGGTGTAGACGGGCCCAGTCATGAGGGCGGACTACCTCTTCCTCCTCTGGATACAAAGGAATGACCTGGCAGTCGCTGTTGACTTGTATCCAGTTGAGAAACTGCTTAAACAGGACCTTGGGCTCCTTAAATGGCATGATTTCCGCCTGGAACTTGACTCGCTGGGACACGGGGTCCTCTATGCCAGGCCTGAAGGACAGGCGGGTGCATCTGGGACCCACCATTCTGGCCTCCATGGCCTGGGGTAGGATCTCCTGCGAGGTCTCAGTACAGGTCGCACTCACTTTGGCGTACATGAGCATGCAGGGGAGGTGGTCGTCCTGGAAAAAGAGGTCGTAGGTCCCGTCGCGGCGGCCAATGGCCTCGCCGCTGAGCATCATATGGCCGGGCGCGCCGAGGTGGGCCACCGTGCCCTGGCTGACGTTGCTGTAGAGCCTCTGGCCGGCCATGGACTCCAGGGGCTCTGGGTTGTCCCACGCGATGTCACCAGGGCCCATGGGGCACACAAACAGTAGAGCTATCTGCAGGGAGCCGGGGGGCAGCGAGGAGGCATGGCTGCGCACGTACAGCGTCAACTCATAGTTTAGATCCAGCACGCACGTTGGCAGGACTGTGCATAGCTCGTTGCGCTCGTGCTGCACGAGCAGAGCGCATGATTTCTTGATATCTTCCAACGTAAACAAAGAACTGAGGAGACCAAAAGAGGCCAGGCTGTCTGCTATGAAGCTCACTGAGTATGGGATACATACCTGCGAGAGGTGCGTCGGGACGCTTATCGATTTTCTGTTGAGAAGGACAAACCGCCCATCGCAAATCTGAATAGTCCACATGTCCATGGGGGCCACGATGGTGGTCATGTTGAAGACTGGAGTAGCCGAGGTCCTTCTTGCTAGATGCGAAAGGCTTGATGGCTGTAGACAAATGGCTCACAGGAGTGGCACTTCTAAAGCTCAGTTTTTTCGTCTCGGCCGAGATGGATTGTTTGGTACTTACCAGCGCACCTTTTATGTGCTGGGATGTGTACATATATACAAACAAGATCACAATAACAGTCACTTGCATTGCATAGGGGTAAATAAAGGTTGAGGCAGTAGATGGGCAGAGCGAGAGGTTCTCATCAAAGGCCTGCTTAAGTAAGCCAAAGCAAACAAATACCCACACGGTAACATTAGCTGCAGTCACGGATAAAATGTTGATGATAGCAACATGCTTCTTCTTTAAACTTGTCCCCAATATTTTGTGCACAGTAAGTCCAGTTAACACCAGAGCGACTACTGTGCACAGGAGGCAAAAGGCAGTCTTGTAATACAACTGCACTTTAAAGGCAGACAGGGTGGCGGCCGGCCTGCATTTAAAACTCTCAGTTCCATTGAACTGCAGTGCGTCCGGGCTGCCCATGGATATTCCGTCCAGGCAGGCGACGAGCACAGCAATCAGGAAAACCAGGCACACGCACAAGAGTACATGATTTCGATTCATACCAGAGCGTGTAACCCACTGTAGCTTTATGTACCGGTCCAGCATAATACCCAACATGATGAGGGATAGAAATATCAAACAAAAGGAACCGAGGCAGTTGATTAGCAGGCATTTGTATCCAGACTCCACTGCATCCTGCAACAGTTTTGAGCATAGCCACACTAAAAATCCCACAATATAAAAAGACAACCACAGGTAGATGTGGGGAGTAAACTTTAATTTACAAGCAAAAAGGTATAGAAACAATAATGATACAGCCACCCATAAAAAGCTAAAAGTCTTCCCCAAGTATAGTAAATTAGGATCATAGAGTACCGTGCAGTTTTCCACCAGGGTGCTGTTGGCGTCCATGATGAGGATTCAACGTGGAGTGCACTTTAAGCTAGGATCACCACTGGAAGCTTTTAGTAAAGCATAGCTTAATGAGGTGCTTAGAGATCAGCCTTGGATTTATTTAAAAGGGACCATTTCTAGCCTTTTTTTTCTTCAGAACAGGCCGCTTCTAAACTGGGGACGGGAGGAAACCACAAACCGCGGGGGTAGGTTCTGAAACTTGCTTGCGGTCAAAAGCCTAGGCTTCCGGGGCACCCTACCCTAAAAGTTGACATTTAGAAGCTGCACTTGGCACCCCACTAAGGCTTCCTGACAAAGTTATACAGCACCCCCACAGTGGCGCTGGTGTCATTTTTAAACAAACACTGTAGTATGTTAGCAACTCCACGAATCACTTTATCGAAGTACCAGTCCGAGGCCACAGGTAGCTTGTTTTGCTCAGCATAGTTGGGGTCCTCTGCCATGTCTGAGACCAGGCTTCCAGAGGCCTCGACGAAAACGTAGGAAATTCTGTCATGGACCTGGGGGAGCTCCTCGTTCCGCTCAGCCAGCTTTTTGTACACTGCCAGGTGGGGCAGGTTGCTGGTTTTGTACTCAGAGAAGGGCTTGCTGAATTCAGTGGAGTAGGTCAGGCGGGCGAGCGGCACCCTGTTGTTCTTCAGATCAGAGTAGGACTGATTCAAAATGTCTATGACGGCCAAGAAGCCGATGGGCAGTCCGTGCTTGTAACAGGAGGCGACGGGTTGCTGGGACAGGGTCTGGGCAGCGGCCTTAACGTTGCTGTCGCGGAGGATGAGCTCCAGTACGGACCTGGTGACATCCTGCACATACGTGCAGGCCGTCTTTCTCACCAGGTCAACCCCCTTCATGAGGATCTTGTTGTTGGACAGGATGCCCACGTACCTCTTTTTTGTGAGTAACAGCAGACACTGAAACACCTTTTCTGACTCCAGTTTAATAGGGGCCGAGAATAGGAGGCTGCTGGTGTGGGAGGCCAACCTGTCACTGAACTCTAGAACTGTGTCCATGTCAAAACCCTCGCAGTTGATGAATAGAGAGTCAGTGTCCCCATACACCACTGTGAATCTTGGGGTCGGGTGCTGCGCGTGAATTTTTAGAGTCTGGGTTGGACATATCTGCTGTAGGCTCTGGACGTCCAGATTTTCCACAAACTGTTTTGTCTTCTCCAACATGGTTCGGCCCTGGAGAGTCACGGTCTCGGCTATCATGAGGCAGGGCAGCATGCCGGAGGCTACTCCAGTAAACCCATACACCGAGTTGCACGTGACCTTGATAGCCAGCTGCTGCTTGTCCAGAATGGCCCTGAGTTTTTCATCCTGACACTGCTCCAGCTCCTTCCTGATGGCCTTCCTCTTGGCCAGCCAGGTTTTCAGCAGGCTGGCCAACAGGGACTCGGACTTGTGCTTTTTCACAAAGTGCACGGGCCCGCTGCTGATGAAAAAGGTCTCGTAGTCATTCGGGGTCAGGTCAGGGAAGTTGGACAGGTTTTCGTGGGGTATAATGGTGGAGTAGCATAGGTTGTGGGCCTGGATAATGCTCGGGTACAGGCTAGCGAAGTCCACCACCAGGACGGGGGTGTTGTAGAAGCCGGAGATGGGGTTAATCACAGTGGCGCCCTGGTAGCCGGATGTGGCGCCCGCAGTAGGCATGGGAAGTATGTATCCTTGTTCCTGAGCAGCTGCCAGGAGGCAAGCAAACACCCTAATCTGCTGCCCGTCAGTAATGACTCGTCTGGGGGGGATGTTGGCAATTTTAGCAATTTCCGTGATTTCAATGTGAGTCATAAAGTGCTGCAGGAGGTTCAGGACCAGGACAGCATCCTGTACGCAGTACAGGCCCAGTTTGGCCCGGTCGTGGCTGGAGCCCCTGAATAGGATGGGAATGTCTTTGTAAGTGACGTCTGTCTTGGCCTCGCCCATGCATTCCTTGGCCACTGTGTTCAGTTTATAGTTAGAGAGGCTTAGCTTTTCCCGGCAGATGTGATACATGTCAATGACTACCACCCCGGATAGCTTGACCTTAGAATGCGCCCGCATAAAGTTTCCCTCCTGGGGCTTGTACACGTAAAAAAGAGAGTTGGTCTTTGTCTTGCTATACTCCTCGGGTTTGAGGTTGTACACGTGACGGGCCCTATCCAGCACGTAGGGGAAGTCAAAATTGCAGATATTGTAGCCCGTGATTATCTCCACGCCGTAGTCCCTGATCAGGGTGAAAAAGGCATACAGCAGGTCCATCTCAGAGGGAAACTCGTACACGTCTATACCGTCCAGGGGGGCGCAGGTGCCCACGCAAAGCAGAATAAGTTTAGGCCCGCTCTCGCAGCCCACGGTCCAGATAGCGCAGGATATCTGGATGATGATGTCCTCGTCCCTATCGGCCGTGGGGAAGCCGCACTCGCCCAGGCACTCTATATCAAAGGATAGGATGTTGTAGTGGGGCCAGTCCAGGCGGTGAGGGTCGAAGCGCACATCACCCACGGCACAGTCGTACTCCAGTTGCGTGTGGGAGTCGCGGTGGTCACTCGCTCGGGCAGAAAAGTTGCTGCACGTGTACCAGCCGAAGGTAGAAAACTGGTTATCGATGATGAACCGGGTGGAGGCATCCACGTTGGCCTCAAACACCTGGTAGCCCATGTTGCTGAGCCCGTTGGCCAGATTTCGCATGGCCGGGGAGGACCACAGGGTGATTTGGCGGACCTCGCTGCTCGAGGTGCTGTAGCCATTGAGGAACTTCTTGTGGACGGTGGCTATGTGAACCCCAGCAGACCGGTGGCCAGACTCCTGCAGCACATGCTGGACGTCACGCTGCAGGTTGGCGTAGGAATCGTGGTGGACGTAAAAGTACACTCGCTGGCCAAACACGTTTACGCAGACGCTGCGGCCGTCTTCCGTACGGCCAAACAGCTTGAGCACGATGCCAGAGGGGACAATGTCAGCTTGTAGATGCAGGGGGATGCTGTCGCACTTGTCTGAGGAGTACGTGGCCTCCACTATATCATAGACGTGAAACGTCAGGTCCTCGCCGTCTGGGCCCCTCAATTTGACATCATTTACCCATAGGCTGGGCTTGTTGCCGGGCAGGATGGGTACCTCACGGCCTCCCAAAAAGGCAGTGGGGGGGATGCTAGTCTTAATAGAAAAGACACCGTGCTTGTCAGGCTCGTCCGGCTTCAGGCATTTAGGGACCAGGCGGTGGTAGGAAGGGGGCACCTGGAGTGTGGTGCCGTGGCAGGGCTGCTTGAAGCCTCTCAGGTAGGGGTTCCAGAAGGACAGCATAGTGAGGCAGTGGCAGAGTCTGCTCACCGGTTGGAGGCAGGGGGTATAAAAACCAGGCGAGGGAAGCCAACTTTAACAAGAAACAGCCTTTATTTTCAAAAAGCTCACAATGCAAACACTTATGAGTAACACATTTGTACAACAGGGGCAACTTAGTGTTATCAGATTCAAAGGATGTGGCTAGGAGTGGCCAGTTAAAGGGCAGCAGCACTTTCTGTGGAGTCAGATCTCTTAAGTGGCTGATAACCCGCTCTCCTTCGGAGCACATTCTTGGCCTTGTTCAGCCAGTTTGCCTTGTTAGCAGAACCACCACTTTCGGGGCCCTCCTTTTTGTCAGGCTTGTCCTGCTTAGTCTGGTGATAGTCATGCATGGCCAGCATGATCCTATCCAGTTCGTGCTTACTGATGGGCTCGACGTTCATCTCTTGCCGCTGTTTGGTGATTTGTTGGATATCGGGATATATCATCTGCACCGGGTTTGCAGCAAAGCTGGCGGCTCTCCTCCGCAGGAGGATGACGGCTATCACGACAGCAGCCAGCAGACCAAATATAAGCATTCCACCAAAGGGGTTTTTAATAAAGTTAATGAGGCCTGTGACTATGGAACTGAATAGGGTGGCTAGGCTGCTCACCGCATTCACCACAGTCTTACCCACCACCCCCAGATCATCCATCAGGGTCCCAAAGGCATCCACAAACTGGTTTCTGTTGGTGGCGATGTCAGACAGGTCCCTCCTCAGGCCGGTCACCCGCTGCGTGTAGTAGTTGTACTCCCTGAACATGGTCTCGATGTCAAAAACCGTGCTCATGCGCTTCTCCTCCCTGGAGTACAGCTCTATGACCTGAAAGTCAATGTTCTCCACCAGGGTCAGGTTCAGCACGATAAAGGTGTCTAGGGTAGCGACAGCGCTCACGGGTATAGTCTTTACGTGCCTGTAGTTTTTGTAAAAGTACATGTTGTTACCCCCCTGGAAATAATGCTCGGTGTTCTCGTGGCACACCTCCAGGGCGGTTGTGGTGAGCAGGATTTCATTGTTCACCCCCAACTGGCCCTTGTACAGGTGGCTGTCATTGATAAACTTGAAGGTGACGGGAGGCCTAGAGTAGCACTCGTGTGCGTGGTCTCTCCCGGGGACGCGCATGTTCCTGTGCAGGGACACGCTCTGCTGGTCCACCACCACGCAGTGCGAGACGGAGATCACGTCTCCGATTCGCTTGGCAGAGACCGGCCGCCCGTAGATAGAGCTCATCACGCTGGTAGGGTTGATCTTACTCAGCTCGTTCCACATGAGGGAGGCCCTGTGCTGCTCCCGACACCAGGCCCGGGACAGCTCCTCAAGCACAGTATTGATTTGGCTGCGCAGCATGTCGTAGGCAAACTGGATCTGGGTCAGGAGGAGCGCAGACTCAGCCGTGTAAACATCATCATCTATGAGGATGCTGCTGACAGCTCGGCGCTGCCGGCGGCTCCTGGCCGGCTTGGTCACGTTGTGTTTGGAGGCCACGGCCTCCAGCAAGTCCTGGGCGTTCAGTAGCTTCTGTTGGACCAGGGGCTGCCACACCAGCAGCAGCCCCCCGTTAGTTAGATAGTACTGGCGGCTGCCGTTCGTCACGTGGGTCCCATTCACCTTCTCCAACCTGCTGGTCATCTCGCTTTCTATCAGGCTATTCAGGCATGTGTGGGTTTTGGTGACATCCTGAGCTTCTGTGTTGGGGGTGAAGAAGGACGCGGTGATATCATTGGCCACAAAATGGTAGCTGTTCTCATGCTCAGTTTTGATTGCATTGTGGAAGCTCTTCCAGTGGGCCCATCTGCAATAGGATATGTTTTTCAGCTGCTGGGCCCACGACAGGGTGTAATCCTCCTTGTCAATGAAGATTCTGGTGTGGGGCTGAGGCCTGCTGCCTCGGTCCTTGTAGTCCACCAGGGTGTAGTCTCGGAGCACAGACACGGTTCTCAGGGGCTCCTTGTTAGGCTCCGTCTCGTTCGCACCGCCCGACCAGAAGGGCGACATCTCGATGGTGTCACCGACGTTGGTAACAAAATAGCGGAAGGGGGGCACTGAGCGGGCCTCGGTGTCAGTAACTTCACAGTTTACTGTTGTCCTCCTGCGGTAGCCTCCCAGGAGCCACCCGGGTTCTGCGTGGATCTCGGGCTGGCTGTTGTAGCGGCGCACGCTGTTGCTCAACCCGTCCATGGGCTGCAAATCCACGGTCAGGTTGTAGCCGTCGTTGTCTGTGTAGGCCAGGAGGTTTCCCCCGACGGTCAAAGACAGGCTGTTGTAGCACTGGTAGATGGTGTCCATCCGCCGGGCCTCGTAGTGGGGCACCGACTTTGAAAACTCATGCTGGTTGGTGATAGCATCAGAATAGATACCATTGTAGACCGTAGAGGTGGTCACGATTTTCCGGTACTTTCTCACCTTAAACACATAGGGCACTATATTTTCCTTAAAGATCAACAAAATCCCCTCGTTGTGCTCCTTGTCCTTAGTGTTGGGGCAGGAGTGTGTTGTCTGGAAGCGGAAGATGTCTCCGATGTTGGAGGCGCTGCATACTCTGAAGGGGAAGGCAGAGGGGTCCATGGGGCCCCGGTTTATAGACCCTTCCTCCTCATTGAGGCCGCTGCCCAGCTGCTGTTTCAAAACATCAGGGGAGACGGTGTGACCAGGGACAATAACGTCATCCTCGGTGGTGGGGGGTGTGGGAGTCTGTCCCAGGCAGGCAGCGAGGCATAAGAGGGCCGTGAGCGCAGCAGAGCTCAGGGTGCTAGCGGGGCTCGCCATTATCCTCCAACTGCATGTGCGTGTAAAGTAGAGCGTACAAGTCTTTAAATATCCACTTTTTATTGCTATGAACTAGGACAAGTGGGGCTGAGCTCTCATACGTTAGATAAAGGCCCTCATTTAACCTGCTCATATTAGCTGGCACCTGGGTGCGGTCAGTTTTATAGATGCGTAATTTCTTTTCCCAGGTTATGTTGTACAGGGCTACTGATAAAACAAGCTCTCTGACATACTTCCAGCACTCGTACTGAATGCTGTTCAGGTCTGTCTCATAGATGGTGTAGAATTCATTAAAGTTAGAGCAGATCCAGTCCCTCGGCTCCATGGAGGCCTTGATCATGTCATTCAGAAGCATTTTCTGATGGGGCATAAAGTTGGCGGCGTCCAGACAGTAGGCCAGCTGCACGTTCTGGGGGACGGGAAAGAGGCCCCTGTGGGAGGTCAGGGGGCCGTTGATGAGGGAAAAAAACTGCAAGCGCAGGGTGCTCAGGTGCTCGCGGCTCAGGTTAGTGGCAAACAGGCTGTTCTTGACAAATTTGGAATTCTCAAATTGCTCCGCGGATCGGTTTACGGAAGGGGGGAGCTCGGCGGAGGCCACCCACCTCTGTCTAAACAGAAAATGATTGAGTAGGGAGGCGTAGTGTTTGTACAGGGCCGAGCCCCATATTTTCAGGGAGAGTTGGGAGTTGAGCACTTCCTCGTGTAGGTGCAGGCATTCCTGTAACCTCTTAAAGCCCTCTTTGGACAGTTTGTTCAGGTAGGCGTCCTTCCTGACCGCGGCTTCCTGCAAAACCTGGTTTTTGGACGCATCAAACTTGCTACAGGCCTGGAGAGCAGAGGTCTCCGGCTTGTCCTGGGGGCTGGGGGCGGCTGCGCCCCCGTACAGGATGCAGCTCAGGCGGTTAAAGAGCTCATTCTGCTTCTTAGTGAGACTGGCCAGCTTTGACTGCTTCATGAAGGTATTGGAGCAGTCCTTCTTGAGGGCCCCGATGGTGTCATCGGTAGAACTGAAGACCCCGGCGCAAAAGAGGATCTCGATGTGACTGGGGCGGTACAGGTCAAAATAATGAGTCAGGGCCCGGTTCTGGGAACAGAAAGCTCGGTACTTGTGTAGGTCAGTTTCCCTCTGCAAGATCTTGCTCAACTCGGAGCATTTCACGTCAGCCTCGCCCGGCTGCTGCTGGCTGGCATTCCAGTAAATCAGGTTGGACAGCTCTAGGATCTGTTTGGAGGTGCTGTTGAAGATGGTGTGGTCTTTTAGGTAGGCCAGGGACTCCTGCAGGAGCGCACCTTGCTCCGAGTGACTGGCCTCGGATGTGGTCGAGGCGAAGTCGATTGAGGCACCCAGGTGCCTCAGCTCGCTCTCAAACAGCCCCTGGATGGGTTCGGGGGGTACCTGCTGCACCAGGTGGTAGCAGTGGTGGTTCACCATCATCTCCTTCACTGTTTCCCCCCGGTTAGGAAGAACGGAGGTCTCGGTCAGACACTCCAGGCAGGGAGAGGACACTATATAGAGGTTGGTCGGGGGGATGGGGGAGATGCCTCTCAGGTGCTGCACAAACTCCAGGATGCCCTCCATGGCCTGCAGGGCGTCCGAGGCGGACAGGCAGTAAAACACGCAGTTCAGCCTACTGAGAAACTGCTCCACGTCATTCAGCAGGGTCAGGTTAATGTCTACGCTGCACTTATTGTAAAAATTCACAGCTATCCGCTTGTGAAGGTTACAGAGCCTCACGGTGGAGTGCAGTTTGCTAAAGTAAGATGAGGGGTCCAGGAGTGCCTGGTAGATGTACAGCAGCCGCGCGCGCAGGTTGATGAGGAGGTGGGAGAGCTCGAGCGAGAGGGCGCAGGCCTCCTGGCGATTCTGCTCCAAAAGAGGACTCAGGACAATGTCACATATTCTATGCACTTTATTGCAAGTATCAGCTATATTGCCCACATGCAGACTGGAGGGGTCACAGTACTCCAGGAGGCTAACATCTAAACAGAGCCCATAAATCTGGGAATACAAGGCAGCCATATACTGACTCATTTTATACAGAGTTACAGGTTTTTACATAGACTCGGGCCCCCGCTCGTGCGTGTGTGGGGAGGCGACAGAATCAGTCACAAGTCCAGGTCATCAAAGATGTTGGCCAATTTGCGCTTCTTGCTAGCCGGGGCCTTGGAGGACTGGGGGTGGTCCACGGTGGTGAGGCTGACCTGCTCGTCCTCGAAGGCGACAAACTCGATGGCCTCCTCGGCGCAACCCTGGGCCTCCAGCACGCCGGCGGCCCACTCCTCGGTCCACGGGCCGGCGGCGTCGCGCAGACAGTCTAGTTTTTCCTGGATGTTTTCTGAAAACATGCCATAAGACCCCAGGTAGAACTGAATGTCATCTAGCGTGAGGTCGGCGCACCCGGCACCTATGTTCTTCACCAGCTCGCACACCACTTTGTTAAATACTTTCTCGTCCTGCTGATCCTCCAGGATGCTCTGGATGGACCGCTTGATGGTCTCGATCTCAAAGGCAGTGCCCTGGTGTATGTAGCTGGGTTTGAGCAGGGTGCCGACGATGGGGGTCATGAAGAGGTACTTTTTGCGCATGTAGGAGTTCTGCTGTTTCTTAGCGAACAGGGAGTCCCCCAGGAGGTTTTTGTCCACGCCCCTGCCCATGAAATAGCCCAGGTTGGCGGACTGGAAGAGCTGGGCATTCCCAGCGATGCCAGTGTACTTGTTTACGACCAGGGGCAGGGTGACGATGGGTCTGGAGCGGGCCAGGTTGGAGGCGGCCTCGCGGAGGGAGGAGTTGATGGTCAGGGCCTTCAGGGTCTGCACTTGTTCCATGTAGTCCTCCACCGAGCTCACTCGACTAGTTCCCAGAACATGGGGGTATTCCAGGGCGCACGTCTCCTGCACTTTTGGAAAGATGGGGTGGATGGTGACGGCGTAGAACTGGGTCTGGCCACACGCACGCAGGATGGCGTTGTTCAGCCGCTGCTTGGCGTAGCTGAGGTAGCTGTCGGGCACGATGTCCAGCAGGTTGATGTCCTCGAACTGCCGGCTGTTGGTGTTGATGTAGCTGAAGAACTTGTTCAAGGCCTCGGCAGAGACGCCGGGCACGCAGGGGATCTGCTTCTTCTTGCAGAAGTTGCTCCACAGGTAGAGGCAGGATATCTTGAGGTTGGGAAACAGGTGGCGGTGAAAGGAGTTCAGGAACTTGACGTAGGGCCCGGCAAGAATGTAGTTCTCCTTGCGGTTGGCCGTTTTCAGAAAGGCGCTCTGGTAGTGCTCGCTCATGTTAGCCCCGGAGAAAAGGATCCTGTTCTTGACCTTTATGTTCTTGAGGGCCAGCACCTGGGCCTTGGCCAGGCGCACCTGCGCCTTCACGGGGGAGAAGATGTTGTTGGCCGCGGCGTCTATGTCAAAGAAGTCGGAAAACTGCTCAGCGTGGACCACCTTCATTTCCGTGCCCGTGATTACCCCCTTGTCCATGAAGAAGGACTTGAAGTTGGTCCACAGGGTCTGGTAGTGGATTTTCAGCCACTCGCTGGGCTTGCACCCGTGGGAGGGGTTTTCGGCCTCGTAGACGATGCAGCTGGGCAGGGCGATGTCCTGGACGATGGTCAGCAGGCTGCGGTAGTACAGCTGAAGCAGGAGGCTGCAGGGGGTCTGCCAGTATACGTTGCAGTTGTACTGCAATACATGGGTGACGCCCTTGATGGACTCCCTGAAGTTGACGTTGTTCTTGAGCATGGTGTTGATGAACTTGGAGGCCTCCGTGTCCACTATGGCGTCTATGTCCGAGAAGGTGCGGACAAACTTCTCCATATTCATAGCACCGCCGCCCAGGGCTCCGTCCTCCAAACCCGGGGTGTCCACGAGGCCGGCCGCCTCCAGCTTCTCGGAGAGCGTCTGGTTGAGCTGCCAGTAGGTGTACTTGGGGGTCTCCTCACCCTGGCCCTGTTCCTCATCTTTGTCTCTGAAGGAAGCGAAGGTTCCCAGAAAGTCCAGCTCGTTGAACACGTTGGTGACCCCCGTGACCACATACGGGTCGCGCCTGGACCCCGGCAGCACGGGCGGGAACCTGTCTTTGAGCCTGTAAAACAGGGTGTTGATGCACACGCACGGACAGGCCCCGTCGCACAGGTGGCAGACGGAGGAGTTGGCCGCCGAGCCCACATACTCTGTGATGCTATAGGCGGTGTTGGCGGCGCTCCTCTGGTGCTGGCAGAACTGCAGATAGTAGCACATTCGGGCGAGCAGGTTGGGGGAAAAGGAGGCGGCGTAGGCCAGGTGATGGAGGGTGAACGAGTTACCGTCCAGGCTGGAGGCGGGGATGCCAGTAAAGGCGGGCGACCCGTCCTCGAACAGCATCTCTTCAGACAGGTTCACAAGCCCGTGTTGCATGTAGTAGCTGTTGTACACATTGGGCTCCACCTTGGAGTTGGCGAGGGGGGCCTGCCGCGCCACCCGGTTCACGTATAGGATAGAGTTTGTGGAGAAGAGTTGGGCGTGGACGTGGATGGCCTGTAGAGCGTTCCACCTGGACAGGGCAGCCAGGCGGTCCTCGCTGGTCTCGCAGGAGCTGAAAATGTCCCAGGATAGGTAGTCTTGGATCTTGCACATCTCCTGGGGGGCCTCAAAAAAGCTCATGCCGTAGCTCACCCCCAGCTCGGTGGCCACGGCATCGATGACCATGAGGGACGTGTCCTGGGCATTGGCGGTACTGGCAGGGTACTCCTTCAGATGGACGAGTTTGGCCGTCTTGTACTTGTCCTGGACAAACTGCCCCTGGATGGCATTGACCAGGCCGGCCACGTTGTGCACCCGCAGGGTCTGGGCCAGCCCGGTGTACAGGCTGTAGTAGAGGTATTCGCTTACGGCTGGCAGGTAGAGCTTCGGGATGTTGGCCTTCTTGGCAAACAGGTCCTCGTCATAGAGGGGCACGCGGAACACCTCGGTCTTGTTGATGGTGACAGAGTGGGTCTGGGATTTGAGGTAGATCAGCTTGCCTGTGTGCAGGCGCTCCTTGAAGCCCTCCGTGACCACCACGGCCATGACCACGTCCTGTTCTTTCAGGACGGGGGGGCAGAGGTCGGCCGGGCTAGAGGCCTGGCCACTCTCGGGGGTGAAGGGCAGATAGCCGAACATGTCCCGCGCCTCCGCGCACACGGTGGCCAGGTTGGGCCCGGAGAAGATGGGAGGAAACTTGTCAGCATTGTGAAAAATGATGGCCCGGTTATGGTACGAGGTCAGCTTGACTGAGATGGTGGTCATGTCAAGCTTCTTGTGAACCGCCTTGACATTGGGCACAAAGGCCTCCTCCACAGTGACCCCGTGTAGCAGGGGAAGGGAAAAGGCCGACGAGCCATCGCATCGGTCCCCCAGCAGGCTAATTTCTTGGAAATTGAAGTGACCGGCTGGGTAGATGTAAATAAAGCCACAGGGCCCAATGGGGGCCTTGGACCCGATATTATCCTCAATGGCATGGGCGAGCTGGTGCTTGAAAGCCATAGCTCAGGGGGGAAAGCTTGCAGTCTGCGTGCCTGCTGAAAGCCAAATGCTTAGAGACAGTGAGTGTCTTTATATAGTGCCCTCTACTGATGGTCCCAGAACAAACAGAGGCTCACACATAGTCACATTAAAAGCAGCACTTTATTGTGACACATTTCCACAAGCAAACAACCAGCGGGCAGTTACTGCACACCACTGCTTGGGGTAAGCTTTTCTAACAGCAGCAGATAAGCCACCTACTTCAACCAGCCAGGCTAACTGATGTCTCAGATAAAACCTGGCAAGTAGGTGACTAAGCACTTCTATGTTCACATTACAATTATCCATTAGGTAGCATAAGTACAGACAGGTATAGGCCAGGGTGGTACAGAGTTTTTTCACAGAACTGTGCCCGTCTCGGTAAAACTCTTCAATAATTTCCATCAGGGACGTGGCCCGCTCCCCATCGTCCCTCGTGTGAGGCAGTCCCAGGGTGCAGGACACAAAGGTGACAAAGTTCCTCCGAATGCTCTTCCTCACCACGTCGACCAGCACGGTTTCTGTCCTGGTCAGCGCCACGGGGTCGTGAGGGCTCAGCACACAGATGATGATGTTGCGGAGTGTGCGGGAGAGGCCGCTCAGCTCCTTGTACAGGGGTCGAATCTGGGAGAGACTGGGAAGCGCCGGAGGATCCAGGGCCTGCTGCATCACCTCCGAGGCGTAGCGTGGGGCCCTTGTGGTGACAGAACCATACTTTACTTGTCCGGTGGCTTTGATGGCCGCATACTGTGTGGTAGACATTGCTGAGGCACCCCGAGGGCACAGGCCAAATTTAATAGTCCATACAAAGTAACGCCTAGGGGTTCGGCTGCAGGTCCTCACGGACGATGAACTGTGGCACGGCTGCAGGGACGGCTCCGCGGACCTCCTCGTTGGGAAACTGGAGTCCGTGCGTGGACCGGTTGAAAGTTAACCGGAGGTTGACGTTTCGCATGCGCTGATAATGGTACTGAAACTTGGTCCACTGGTAGAGCCTGTAGAACATCAGTTTCCAGGGGGAGACGGCTATTTCAAGGCCATTGGAGCCCTTGGTATGCTGCCACTGCCAGGCGTGGTAGGCCAAGCAGGGATCAAATAGCAGGGCCAAGTGCCGGCCGTCCTCAGAGCAGATGCCAGCGTAGGGGTGCTCGGATTCCGTAGGGTTGAGCGGGTACTTGGTCGCCGGCCCGGAATGCACCTGCTGATTGTGGAAGTATGCGGCTACGAGCTGCTTGTTGACAAGGTTTCCAAAAAAGGACTTGTTGTGGTGGCTGAAGCCCAGGTGAGTCCCCTGAGTCCAGCAGGGGATGACGCAGCCTCGGAGGTCGCGTAAGGCCAGGGCCTTCGTGTCCTCGGGAATCTTAAAGTTCAGCCATCGGCTCTCATACCTCCTGCTGACATTGGGTAGCAGGAAAGGAGCTTGATTTGTGCTGGGGTCAAAACCTATTGCCTTGGTAGCTAACAGGATTCTGCAAGCTAGCTGTCCAATTGCTAAAGAAAAACTGGTTTTTCTGGAGAGCATTTGGCGAAGGTTTTTGTATACATGTCTGTTAGCCACTAACCACTGCTTAACAGCACTGTCTCCCACATCAGAGTCAATGTGGCTGGAGCCATAGAGTATGACCCCGATTCTGAAATCATCAACTGCGGGGTAGGCGGGGAAAGCATTGGAGTGGTATTTGTTGTCTGATGCCACCAACACCTCCGGGAGAAACCCGCTGTTGGTCAGGGCGGCCAGGAGGGCGTCGGGACTCCCGCAGCCGGGTAAGAGCAGGACTAGGACGTTGGAGCGCTTCAGGGGCAGACTGCGGATGCAGTAGGGGTCCACGGTCAGGCGCAGCTCATAGTTGCCGTAGGAATCCTCCATGAGCTCCTCCTCGCCTTCGTTCCTGTAGAGGAGGCCAATGTTGCGAGAGAACAGGCTCCAGTGGTGCCTCAGCTTTGGGACAGATGTCCTCATCAGCTCTTGGTCGTTTTGAAAAACAATAAAGTCACTGCCTGCCACCACTGTGCCAATGGGCCGGCACCAGATGTTCTGGTCGTGGGCCCTGGTCAGTATGTCAGCCACGTTGGCCGCGTCCACCTCTATGGCGAAGCCGGGTGTTTCAGAGAAGCAAAAGTCAGCTGGATCCTCAAACTCTGGGATGAGAAAGGTTGCTCCCAGGCCGCTCGCAATCATCATTTCACACACCGTGACTATCAGCCCCCCGTCGCTGACATCATGGCCCGAGAGCACCAAGTTTTCCTCCTTCAAGGAGAGCATAAACATGAGGAGATTTTTTACAGCCTCGGGTGCTGGATCTATGATGTGGTCACTACCCTGGCCAGTTATCTTACAGAAGATGCTCCCAGAAAGAAAGTTTTGGTTCAGCAAGGTCAAGTGCAGGATGGTGGACCCCACCTTCTGAAAGTAAGGTTTTGTGGATCTATAGGGCACTACACACGGCGTGTTGGCCGTGGCCACTATGGCACGGAGCAGGTTTCCGTTCCGCTCGGCAGAGTTAAAGTGAAAGTCTACTTCCAGAACCGCACAGAATCGCCTGACCTTAGCCATAATATGATTTATTTCTGTTCTAAACCTGTAGCCTTGAGGGATGCCCACTGTCAAGCCAACTGTTGTATCATTAAAGTTACTTATGGGCCCGAGAACTAAGTTTGTCAGGCTCTCGGTAATGGCCAGCAGAGCACCCAGGGGGGGATTGGCCTGGGTAAAACAGGTCTTTTCTCCCAGCCCGACACAGGTCCCGTGCCTTGGGGTTTCCCGCATAATGTGGTAGTCGGAGGAAGTATTGTGGGTCAGGCCTAGGTTGCTGGCGGCCATGTGATCGGTCAGCTGGGACCCCGGTAGGGAGTACTGGTCTTCGATGACAGGTACGCTCGTGCGCCAGTCGGCAGACCAGAATTTATCGGGCGGGCTCAGCAGCTCATCGCCTGTCATGCTTTCCACTAAGTTGTGGATGGTGACACTGTAGTCGGATAGGGGCAGGTCGAAGGGCCCCACTCCGGGCTGTTGGGCGACGCGCCCGTTCCCACAGCGATCCATATGATGAACGATGTAGGCCTTACTGCCCACGGTCGGGTGCCGTAGCACCTGTAGCAGTAGGTCCTCGGTCATTGGGGCCTCCAGGGGAGGCCATGGGATGGCCTGGGGGTCGGAAGCCGGGGGTGTGTCTTCAGTGCCCATGGAAAGCTGCTTAGGACAGTGGCGCTTGAATGGAATGGACACTAGCTCCCCATACTTGTTATGGGCCTGCACCACTATATCCGAGGTGTTCTGTGTTAGCTGGCCCACAAAGTGCACTGGGCAGCCCCAGGCCAGCAGCATGCGGGTGATACGCCGGAACATGACCTCATCGGCATTCGTAGAGACTACGATAAAGGCTGAGGCCGTTGTCACTTTTAGCCAAGAGGTCTTGATGATTTCGGAGTTGTACTCTCGGTTCTTATAGCTCCATTTCTTCAGCAGGCGCTGGGTGTTAGCGGGCAGGCCTCGCGCTGACATAACGAGGCCTAGCTCTCCGCACGCGTTTGACAGTTTGAACAGGGTGAGCTTTTCGTAGTCGCTCCAGTGGTCCGAGACGTAGATCACATACTCGCTCTCTCTCGTCGAGAAAAGTTGGGCCAGGGCCCTCTGGAGAATCTGGGCGTGTCTGCCGCTTTCGGAGTACATGGTACTGCCCGTTTGATCCAGGCGGCCTTTGTTGTGGGACGGGTGACCCACCTGGAAAACCATCAGTTCCCTCCGGTTAGCGTGAGCATCGTCCAAGTCTGTTTTGGTGGGCTTATGCAGACGGTAGGGCAGTTCACCGGTCACGGCAAGGCAGCCCGTGAAGGCCATCGGGCGCACGCCTTTCAGTGTGGGGCTGCTGGTGACGAAGCCCTGTACTACTGGAAGGGCGGCATGGTTCAAGGATCTACAGTAGGCCTCAACTGAGCCCGCATACTTCATGAGAGCAAAGGAGTCCTCGAGCGAGACCTCACTCCCCTCCCAGCCGGAGAGGGGTTCGTTTATCAGTCCCAGGAAGGATGCATGGGGCTGGCAAACGAAGGATGTGAGGCAGGCCTTTTGCAGACAACCCAGGGCTCCCAGGCGGTTATTGAGCGTGGTGGTGATGTAGGACAGGCCGCTGATGTGTTTAAAGGGATGGATTTCATCACTGACGTTCTCAAGGCCGGGAAATCTCAGAATTATAGACCAGACATCTATGTAGCGCAGGATCTGGGGCAGCGGTATGAGGTTTATATCCGTTAACCGCATTCCCGGTCGAACGTAACTGCTACCGATGTCCCTGAGCTGTAGTTCATCGCTACCGACCATGAAGTGATGCACTTCGTCTCGAGAAAGGCCCGACACGTAGCCTCTCGTGTACAGGGAAAGGCTGGCATCAAAGTCACCCACTTGGATAGGATAGTGCATGGTGAACTCCTGGCAGAGGATTGAGGTGAGCAGGCCATAGTGTTCAGAGTCCAGGTTGGAGGAGCCAGGCCCGCTGAAAAAGAGAATCCGGCACTGCTGGATGCGCTCTATATCGAAAATCAATTCGGTGGGATGCCTAGACTCCAGGAGAGCCGTCAGGTCCTCAGATTGGGTGGTGGGAAAGCCGTTGAGATCGGGCCCGTATATGAAAGTGAACTCGCCCTTCAGGCCCTGAGGTGAAATTTGGAGAAATTGTTGCCCATCGAAGGTCACCAGGGCTAGCTGTATAGATTTCAGGGTCTCAATTTTAGCCTGGTGGTGCCGCAGGGGCTTCGGGGAAGCAAACACGGAAACTGCATACACCTGCTTGGCCTGGACAACGAGGCCTTCTAGGCCCGGTAAGTTTTTCAGGGCCGCCGCGGCCACGCTTTCCAGCGGCGTCAGGCCGGCTGTGTAGCCTAGCAATAGAAGCTCCCTGGTAATCATGGTGCTGAGTGTGGAAGCTCAGGGAGAACACACCAGGCTTAAATAAACCACATATTTTAAAAAAACTAACATGTATCAGGCACACATGACTGTCAAACACTTGCTACATGGGCAAAATGTAGCCACTTATTGCAAGGAAGTACTTGCTTCGGCAATTCTGGGGAAGAGAAATGAGCACACAATAAAAGGACACCACTGTTTTTGAATGAATAGGGCTTTATTTGGGGTGGGGTAGTTAGGAAAATTTAGGGTCACAGCTCAGGTGAGTCGGTGGCACCAGGTGGGGACTGTTGAGGGGGGTGGGACAAAGCAGGGGCATCAGATGTCTCTTCGTACAATAAGTACTCATCGGGGTCATAGTCGGGGTCCGGTAGGGAGTCCTCATAGGCGTCTGTGAGGTACGTGGACCAGTCAAAGTTGGGGTCGTCGCCGGAGCCGCTTTCTCCATCTCCGTCTATCTCCCCCACTATAATTTTCAGCACCCTGGTGAGAACCTCTATGTAGCGACGCAGGGCCTCCTCGCGGCGCTTCACGGGGTCCTCGGTCGTGGTGCTGGCAGTGGCATCGGGGGTTTGGTTGAGAAAGTCTCCAGGTTCCATAGGGGTCTCGGTGAACAGCAGAGGACTATCTGTACCTTCTTCTCCGGAGTAATTCAGATCAGAGCTGTCTACCGCGGCCAGAGGAAAAGCCCGGGAGGCATGGAGAACAGACAGAGCTATACATAGCGTGTAGAGCTTGTCCATATTGGCAATGGCAACAAGCTCGGGTACCCAGTGGCAGTTGAAGCTGGGGTAGTCGATCTCTATTTATATACAAAATTCATTCTTTTATAATGGCTGTCAGATACAAATATTCCACTGGGAGGCCAGTTTGGGAAAATTGTAAGGTACACTTTTATTGATTGTTAAGCACAACATATAGGAACAGACAAGGGGCTAATAAAGTTAACTTCAGGGCCTAAGTTGATACATGTTGGAGTTACTTGGCAACAGTTCAGGCAAGGGCAGTGTTTTGGAGAGCGGAGTGGGTGCTGCTGTTCAGGTGGGTCATGGTTTAGCTGGGTTTCAAAACAGAGGAAACAGGAAGCAGCATCTGCTGTCACTTAAGCACTACACTTTTGACCACAGGGAGTTAACAGAGCTGTTGAAGAAGGAGGAAACTTCTCACTGGTCACTGCAAGTTCAATGCATATACACTTTTGAAAATAGTTGTAGCCAGTAAATCAGAGTACACCCCCCCCCGTTTAGGGTTGCAGGCCGCAGATAGGGTCCCATAGGGTTTAAAGTGTGCCTGAGGCAGACATATGTTGAAAAGGGGACTATCCTCATAGCCTGGAAAATGGAGGGATGGTCTGGAGCCCACGTGACTGTACAAGAGAGCGGTGAGTTTGTGGATGTGGGAATATTCTAGTTTCAAGGGATGAGTAGGGGGAGAGATGCCGAGTTAGTAAAAGCAGGAAAGTAGGGTAGCCGCACATCACTCTAGGGGCACCTCGCTTATTTCCCACTTGGAGTTCACGTAGAGTTTCTGTGCTTGGATGTCCAGCAGCATGCCTTGGATGGCTGCAGCGCGCAGGAAAGGTTGAATTTCCAGGGTCACTGAGGTGGAGTTGGTAAACACGGAGATTTTGTGAATCTTGCCTTCAGGAGTACTTAGATACAACAACTTGCCTATGTCACTGCCAGTTTCTGATAGACTCTGCACACGCAGCTTCTCATACTGTTGTTCAGACTCAAGCAGGGGAGTCTGGGATGGATTAGAAGGTTTCACGGGAGCGCTCACCTCGGGATACCTATCGGCCACTTGAAAGGTTGAAGTGGGAACGCGCTTGCCAGTGGGCATGCACACTCCTGGGCGAGGGTTCGGTAGAGGCCCGTAGTATTTTTTGAGTTTGGAGGTGCGAAACACCTTAGCAATGTCCTGAAGGGAGTATGCACAAATGGCAGAAAAATTCCATGGGTTCAAAAATAGGCCATACACTACAGGTTGGGCCTGCTGGTTGTTATGTTCAACCGAGAAGAAAACGTCCTGTAGTTTAGGGTACACTTTCCCAAGTTTCAAGTCGCCGCACAGCAGAGTTGCTTTGAGGAATGTGGTCCATTTATAGGCCGAAAGGGAACTTTCCCCCCCTTCATCATTCCTACAGACTTGGGCGACGCGGGCTACAGTTGGGTAGGTTTGGGTGTTACTGGACACGGCATTCTCCTGGAAAAAGGTGTATATTTTGTCATCGTAGGATGGCTGCGTGAAGTAGACTTTATCCCCCAGGAAAACTGGGTCCAGCATGGCCGTATCACTTGTGTAGAGCTCCTCCTCCCCCTTGATGCGGCGGAATTTGCGGCTCTTCTTGCTGAGTGGGGGATATGTGTTGATTGTGGAGTATACTTCAGCCTCATCAAACAGCACCAGGTCCCCATCGGTTGGAGTAAAGGGAGCATAGCCCCGCCCAGAGCCCATAAAGCTGGCAGAATCATTAGACACCAGCCAACAGCCAGGTTGTCCTGAGTTGGTTCCACAGACCAGCCGATTGTTGGGCTGTTGATGTATGAGTGTGATAAAGTTTTCACCTTTTGGCGCTGGCATATGGGGCACCTGCCTGCTCATAATCTGTATTTCTTGTCGGGTCCCATTTGGTTGTGTTGAAAAGTCAAAAACATACACTTTGTCCTTAGCGCCCACCCACACCACAGGCTCGTGAGGTGGTTTAAAAAGGACAGTGTGTGGCTCCTCCTCAGTGAAATTGATTCGGAGCCCCCGCTCAACGGTTGGGTGGGGTGGTTGAACACAGGACTCAATGGGTATCAAAAAATTATACAAAATGCAGCCCTGGAGTATGGCTCTAAAAAAAGTCATGACTGAAGAATAAGTAATGGGGCAGGCGGGACACTGCGCTAAACTTACAGGAGAGCTACGGAGCGTCCGCACCAAGCTCCGGAGCACGACCAAAAGAAGCTCCTTAGGGGCGGCTCAGGCAATATATCAACTATAGTAGGTCAAACATGTACATTTTAAACATATAATTTTTGCGATCATTAGGTTTTTTCGAGGGATACATTACAGTCATGAGTAGGGAGTTTGAAGCAACATATGACAGCAGAGGTTGGGGGAAAGATAAACCACACAGGCCTCATTGTATTCAGTCAGCTTTATTTGCTACGCAATAAGAAATAATCGGGTGGGCTGCTGGGCTCATTTCTACTTGACCCCAAAGTAGCTTTCCATGTAGTTGATGAAAATGTCAAATTCAGCCACCGCTTTAATGATGCCGTACTGGCCAAGCTGTAAATAAAACATTCACAGGTGAGCATATGCTAGCAGATCAAACCTAAGGGCCCAGATCCTCATAGTCCAAAGCTCACCTTCGACACCTCCTCCTTGATTTTCTGGGCACCCAAACTCTTGTGCTTGCAGGGGAAGAGGGCAGTCTAAACACAAAAGTCAGTTAGTGAGTTGAGAACACAGTGTCCCTTTCAATAGTCTAGGCCCCGGCGGTATAATGGTGGAGGCAGAACTTACACATTCCTGCAGCTGGGATATCAGAGTGTGCAAAGTCTCCCCCAACTGCATCACCGAGTTCTTGTGTTTTGGGTGGTGAATTTCAGCTTGGGGCATAACTTCCTCCAGATAAAACTGAATCATCTCTGACAGGGCATCACATCCTATCGGACTCTAAATGGGAGAGAAAACTATAGCTAAAAAAACCCAGCAGGGTCAACCCAAGAAGGCCTAGAAAGGGGGGCTGTCACTTACTTGCAGGTCCTCTAGTAGCTGTCCGGACAGTAGCAGATTGTTTAGGGGATCTTTACCTTGCTGAGAGAAATAAAAGATTGATGAGCACTAAAGCCTAATACTGGGAAGACATTAGCAGAAGGGGATAAGTAAGCATACTCACAAAGTAAGGTTTGATGTCCTGAAAAATGCTTCGCATGCTGTAAAGCAGGTTAGGGATCACCGTATCCTGAAGCAACAGCTTACAGTTACCTCGTAGGGGGAGGACCCGCTCCTCGGAAAGTGGCAAAGTGAAGTATAGGATCCATATAGAAAAGATCCAAACTGGTAGTTGGTGGGCCAATGCCATGGCACCGACTGTCCAATGGAGGATGTGCTGCTAGGTCCCACAAAGCTACTTTAATACAACAACTAAAAACTCTGAATTTCAGCTTAGTCAAGATGCAGTGTTATCAGCTAAATATAGTCTGGGAAAGGGATTTTTCCTCGGAGGCTCAAAACAATATAAGTTTCAAATTACTCACAGATACTTCCTCAAAGGAGATTAAGGAACAGCCTCCCACACTTCAAAATAGAAGCCTATTTAATACCCATTACGGGAAAGATTATTTAGGCTTTTCCCCAAGAAATCTGATAGCCATGTAAGTCTTATATTAATGGGAGAAGTTTATTTCAAAAAACCCCTCCACTAGACAACACCCTACATTTCAAAATAGTGGTTTCCAGGATAGAGGCTCACCAGATGACACATAAGGGGAACTACTGATGTATTCCACACTCCACCCAGGATTAGTATGGGGCTGTGAAATCAATATCAGAAAGTGCTTTGTCTAGGCCCAGAGGGTGTAGGCCTGAGCCCTAAGCTCTAAAGCTGAAGAACAGGTCTAGGACGGGTGTTATTTGAGGTATGGTGCTGCCTAATCCTCCGCCCGCATAATCCTGTTTGTGGTGGCATAAGCAAGATATGTCACAGTATAAATAGAGCACCACCTAGTTCCCAGAAGGAGAGAAAGAGCTACCAGTGCACTCACAGCAGGCATGTAATAGACACGCTGGCTATCAGTTGACAAAAATTTAATTGCCATATAAAGGGGAGACAAAGGATCCGAAAATGTCCGATAATAAAAAGCCTGAAAAGAAAACATATCCAAGAATGTGTGATCTCACCGAAGAACAGCGAGAGCGGCGCAGGAGCACAAATAGAAGAGCATCACGTAACTTCAAGAAGAGGTTACAGGAGCACGAGCAGCAGCAAGAACGAGTAAGTATATGTAATAAGACCTGTACGTCCCCGATCGAATAGCATGAGGCAATTCACCAAGGTTTGACTTTATTTTCACTATTCCCCCTTCCAGGAGCTGCGGGATCTAATATACACAAATATGTGCTTGCGGGGGGAGATTGAAAAGAAAAAAGAAGAGATTAGGCGCCTCCAGTACTGGTTGAGCACTCACAACTGCCTCAAACTGGAAGGGGCAACTCCCAGCAATTCTAGTAGTGGCGGTCATGGGGGAGAAGTTACAAATGATTTTTACAACTCAGAACAGCACTTATGGTCCCCACAGGTAGGTGGGAGTGGATGTTATTTTGATCCACCCGCTGGCAGTACATGGCAGATGGAGGATAGGGGAGAGGGAACTGCCAGCTCTAGTTCACCATTCACAGGAGAAGGCAGTGAACAGGTTTTGGAAGAGCTATTCCCAGAAACCTGGCTGAGTGTAGACATTTCATTTGATACGGAGTTGAATATGTTACACAGCTTGTAGTAATAGGGTGGGAAGGCCCGGGCTGAGGGTGGGGGAGATGTGAGTTAAACCCATTCAAACAGAGAACACTACAAAACCATGAAACTGTTGCTGGAAATCCAGGCCACCTGGGTGGGGGTTAAGTTTAACACTAAGGGAGGAAAAAGGCAGTGTGTACCAGAAACTGTGTCTATCATATGTAGTGTGATTTTTTGGGGGCCAGCTTGGCTCCTCCCACTCAAAATTAGTATAAAAGAGAGCATAGCATTAGGAAATGTAGAGCTTTTTCAGCCCCCTCAAAAACTGCAGAGATGAGGTTGCTACTTTTTATCCTGGGGATCCTATGCCTGCTCCTGTGCCTACTACACACTTCCATGGGCTCTATCCTAAGCCAATCCGTTGCATGTCAAAACCTCGGAGGGGATCCAGATAGGGACCCAAACTGGACCCAAGTTTGCTACAGCCCACACTGGGATGCTGAACACCATTAGGTGAGTGAACTTAATACATATCATCAGTGTTGAAGGGGATGCCTAATATTGCAGAAGAAAAAGCTTGAGATTTGTGTAATAATTTCAGTCTTTTATTTTTTCAGGTGGCATACACTTTCCATTTTATGCAGCAGTCCAAGCTCCGAGTGGTAAGTAACTCAATCCTGCAGCACCATCGTGTGGCGACACGAAGCCACAGCATCGATCTTGAACAAGGCCCCAGTCTCAAACTTATTTTTTTTTCCACCCCTACAGGTGTCCTTTGAGGAAACCAGGAAAAAAAGCTGACAAATCACACCCATAAGAAGTGAGAGCTGCTTTATTCTTTTAAACACTACATGCCTTTTACCTTCATAATGTGTAATAAAACTAAGTGAAATATAACCAAATCATGGAGCAAAGTGTTTTATTTAAATTATGCGCAGTTGCAACATTACTGAAAGTGTCTGTGCTGAGGAACTTTTCTACCTGTTCGGGAGGCGAAGAGAAAACTGGCTATTGTGTGTATGCTTGTTTAGGCCCCATGAAGTTTAAACTGATTCATGAGGATGCACAGGCAAGAACACAAAGGCCACAGCGGCGATGATGGATTCTCCCAACGGGTCCTCCCTCAGGGCAGCAGTGCTTTATTCAGTCCCAAGGACTCCATGGCTATAAGTATGGTGTATGAAAATCTAAAAGTAATAGAAAAATTAGGCAATAGAGATAAAAAAAACAGTAAATGAGCTAATAAAGAAGACCAGAAAGTTTCACTGCAAGTCAAGGCTTGATAAGTAGCACTGAGGTTTAACACGCTCTGAAGTGCTACTATGAAGCCTTTATGCTTTATGTTTATATTCTGCCAAACCAACAAAACCACAGGATCCTAGAGGCCCCAGTAGTTAGTCAGGTGGGTAACATGTTCATACAAGTTGCAAAAGGGTACATCTTTCTAATAATGTTAACAATGTTACATTTGTGGGTTGATGTGGGTAGGCTTGGTAAGCACTTGGGGAAAGAATTGGGAAACCTAACCTCAATATTTGATTGATTGAATATTGAGGTTAACTCACACACACAGATTTATCAAGATGGCTTGAGAATGCAGTTTTGCCCTACTGTGAGAAGCCTGCTCGGTGGGATCAGGGAAGCTGCATGCCTGGAGGAGTTAGTAAATGTGTGTTTGCGGGGAAGGCCGCGTGTTTTGTGTTTTACTTCTAATCATGCGGATTCCCAGCACATGTGCATTTGCTGTTATCGTCTGGCAAGGAAAGAAATGAAGTCTGGAATACAAGTCTTGTGGTGGGATCTGTTTACAGAATCTGAAATTGAGGTCATATTTTTCATGTAGTAAAGTAATAAATGCTTTGAAATACAAATGCTTGTTGTTTGTTCATTTTTGGGAAAAAGAAATTACCTGGTTGCGGGATATCATCTCTGGAAGGCCTGCAGCCGCCATTTTATACAGTTGGTCCCGGGATCTCGGGACCCAGCGCCATTTTACGCGGCCAGTCCCGACATCTCGGGACTTGCCGCCATTTCCCGCGGAGAAGTCCCGAGATGTCGGGACTGGCCGCCATTTTGCGGGGCCGGTCCCGACATCTTGGGACTGGCCGCCATTTTGCGGGGCTGGTCCCGACATCTTGGGACTGGCCGCCATTTTGCGGGGCTGGTCCCGACATCTCGGGACTGGCCGCCATTTCCCTGCA